AGCCACAGAAGCGCTTGGCGGAGCCGATAGTAACAAAGATTCTATATATTTAACAAAAATAATGAAACATATAGTAAGAGAAGTTCACGTCAAACCATAAGTGGTACAATATTTCATTTATAGGTTCTCCACAAATGAAGTTTACCGTAAGAGTGTTATGTTTCTTTAAGTTCTTTGATAATATATATTGTTGTTTTTTTTCTCGGGAAAAGTAGAAACGAATTTTCAAAAATGGACATTTTTAAGAATGTCCAAAAGTGAGATTTCAGAAATAGTTTTTTCAGAAGAAAATGAGTTTTTTCTTATGCAGTAAAATGGTTTAAATGTATTATTGTAGTAAAATATTTATTTGCATAATATTATTTATTGTTTTCATATTTTGGGGTTTTTTTGTCAGTATAATTTAGGGAAAATGACTGACACAATTACTGACAAAAAACCCCCAAAAATTCCAGTTCATTTTTTTTGCAATTTTTGCAACTTTAAATGCAGCAATAAAAAGGATTTTGTACGCCATACAATGACTGCAAAACATAAAAAATTTTCAAATACTGACAAAAAAAACCCCACTGGTTCATCACACTATTGTATATGTGGAAAAACATATAAACATCGTCAAAGTTTGCACAATCATCAGAAAAAATGTTCCTTTGTAAATGAACAAGACATAAAACAAGAACACGTTACAGAAGAAACCATAATAGTTCAGACAGTTCAAACAAATAATTTAATAGCACAGGATAGTATTGTAAATAATTTGTTAAAACAAAATGAACAGCTACATAAACTCATTATCAATCGAGATGACGAGCATAAGAAAGAGCGAGAAGAACATAAGAAAGAGCGAGAAGAACATAAGAAAGAAATAGAAAAGTTATCTGAACAGATTTCAAAAATATCAACAGTTACAAACAACAAGACGACAAATAACAATAACAAGTTCAATTTAAATTTCTTTTTGAATACTCAATGTAAGGATGCTATGTCAATACAATCTTTTATGGAGAACCTTAAATTAGGTTGTAAGGAACTGGAACATATGGGTGATGTTGGGTACTTGAATGGTATGATAGACATTTTCAATAACACTATAGGAAACATGGACGTTTATAAAAGACCCTTACATTGTACGGATCTAAAACGTGAGGTTCTCTACTTTAAACAGGGAAATGATTGGGAAAAGGACAGTGAAGATAAAAAGCACTTGAAAAAGCTAATAAAAAATGTCGAATCAAAGAATTATGAGAATTTACAAGAGTGGCAAAAGGACCATCCAGGTTCTATACAATGTGATTCTAGGGACAGCGAACATTATATGAAAATAGCCACAGAAGCCCTTGGCGGAGCCGATAGCAACAAAGATTCTATATATTTAACAAAAATAATGAAACATATAGTAAAGGACGTCCACGTCAAACCACAATAGATGCGACATTTCATTTATATGTCCTCTATAAATGAAGTTTACCATAAGAGTGTTATGTTTCTTTAAGTTCTTTGATAATATATATTGTTGTTTTTTTCTCGGAAAAAGTAGAAACGAATTTTCAAAAATGGACATTTTTAAGAATGTCCAAAAGTGAGATTTCAGAAATAGTTTTTTCAGAAGAAAATCATTTTTTTCCTTATGTAGTGATATGCAGTAACACGAAAAATGGAAAACCCAATTGGGTAGCATAATAAATTTTCAAATATATGAATTGGGAATTATTTATGCGATTTTTTCTTTGTATAATATACAAAGAAATGACAATAAAAAATCGTAATCAAAAATCCCAAGAATATTTTTGTGAAATATGTGATTACAAATGCTATCATAACAATGATTTTAATAAACATTTAATGACACTGAAACATAAAAATAAAGAAAATACAACAATAAAATCGTCTTCAAAATCCCAAGAATATTTTTGTGAACTTTGTAATTATAGATGCAGCAATAGATATGATTATAATAAGCACATAATGACACTGAAACATAAAAATAAAGGAAAATCGCAAATAAAAATCCCAAAAGAATATACGTGTGAATGCGGGAAAAAATATAAACACGCAGCTTCGCTGCATAATCATAAGCGTAAATGTAACTCAAACAGTTCATCACATAGTTGTATGTGTGGAAAAGTATATATGCATCTCAAAAGCTTAAATTACCATAAAAAAAAATGTAATATTATACATAATGAAAGTGGAAACAATAATCAACAACATAATATAAATGATTTGTTGAAACAAATCGATATAATACGGGAGCTCATAATCGAACATAAAAAAAAACTCGAATAACAACAACGACAACATAAAGAAGATGTTAAGAAGTTGTCATCACAAATTTCTAATATTTTTACACCCTTGAAGATTTAAAACGACGTGTTTCAATATATTTAACAAAAATAATGAAACATATAGTAAAGGATGTCCACGTGAAACCATAAGTGGTACAATATTTCATTTATAGGTTCTCCACAAATGAAGTTTATTGGAAATCATAAAAATGCCAAAAATCCATAAAGAAATTGATTTAAATATATGTTTTGATATATATTTAATAATACAAGTATGTCAGAAGAAACAAAAACGATGAATAAATTGCACATTGGACACAATATTGAGGTGTTAAAAACGATTGAATCTAATAGTGTGGATGTGGCGATTACTTCTCCGCCGTATGATGATTTGAGAAAATACAAAGGAAATTATAAATTGGATTTAACGGAGTTAGGAAAAGAAATTCACAGAGTGTTAAAAGACGGAGGAATTTACGCAATGATAATTCAAGACCAAACAAAGGATTTCGGAAAATCGTTATCATCGTTTAGGACGGCAATAGACCACTGTGACATTATCGGATTCAAATTATTTGAAACGTGCATATATAAGAAACAAGGGAGTGAAGGTGCGTGGTGGAATAAACGATTTCGGGTAGACCACGAATATATTCACATATTTCTGAAAGGAAAACGACCGCAATATTTCAATAAAGAATCAATAAAAATTCCATCAAAGCATGGAGGAAAAACAATGACGGGTTGTGCAACAAGAAAAACGGACGGAACAACACTAAAAAGCAAATCAGTAACAATAAATAAACTAAAATGTCCAGGAACAATATGGGATTATGCAAATGGAGGGGATAAAAACAAATTAAAACGAAAGCATCCGGCGGTGTTTCCAGATAAAATCCCGAATGATTTGATAAACGTATTTTGTCCGGAAAATGGATTGGTGTTGGACCCAATGTGTGGTTCGGGCTCAACAATCGTGCAAGCAGTAAAAAACAATAGGAATTTCATAGGAATCGATATAGAAAAGGAATACATAGACATAGTAAAGGAGCGATTAAACGTAGAATGCGAATATGATTACGAAGCAAAATAAAAATTGAATAAACCTATATATTTTTATAATAATATAAAGTATAATATGGAGTCCAGACAATTAGTAGAAGAAAACAAAGAATTGCTATCATTGATTGGAGAAAAGATAGATGCGGAATCTTTTAATAAATTATTGAAAGATTTGAAAGAATCCGTGATTTTAAATAAAGAAGACAAGTCATTTGGTGGAGGGATTTATCATTATGGAAAACCACCGGGGTTGCATGAGTGTAGTAAATGTCGCAATAGTTTCGATGCAAGTCATTTTACTTACTATAACAAAAGAGTGGATAAAAACAATTATTTAATGAGGAGTAATGCATTGTGTACGGTATGTTCAATCGAGATGAATTCAGAAAGGAAATCGACATTAACAAAAGCGAAAAAAAACAATGAAATCGGAAAGAAACCGGAACCTGGTGCAAAGTGTCCAGGTTGTGATAGAAATTGGGGAACAGAAGAGCAGCCAAGAAATTGGCATCGGGACCACGACGCAATAAAAAACGTATTTAGGGGGTGGTTATGTGGAGATTGCAATATGGCGAAGCATGACCACAGACACAATATAAGTTAATCATATGAATAAAATTATTTTTTCATTTTCAACAAACATTTGCCACCGAAGATGCTTTCGATGGGTTCTTTTTCATCCTTATTATCAGGATTATGAACGATTTTCCATTTAGTAGTTGTCATATTTTCGTAAACATCACTGTTGGAGCTACAAATGAAATATTTATTTTTTTTGTAGTAGCGTCTTCGCTGTGTCCATTGATTGACAAAATTAGAATGGGCGTCGACAATATCGATAACAATGGGATTATTGTGTTTGACGCGCAAAATACGTCCAATGGATTGTGTAATGTCTGTTTTAGGGGTGACCATAACCAATGTGGAAAGTGTTTTAATATCCAATGCCTCAGCAGCCATAGCATAAGTTGCAATAACAATTTGTTTGGTTTCGCTAATTTGGAGGTCTTTTTGTTTCATTCCCCCAATATAATAACCGCAAGTGGCAAATGCTTTGTGATTAATGGCTTCAAAAAGATATTTAAGTAGATTTTTGTTGTGACCCAAAATCATAATTTGTTTTTGTGGATTTTCAATAATAAGGTCATTTAAAACGCGTACAATAAAGTCGCTGCGGGGTCCAAATGCGCATAATTTAGAGATCATAGTGCTAAATTTAGGGTGTCCTTTATAATCGAGTTCGACTTCATTAAATTCTTCGTCATAGGATTTGTAATGGATTGCGCGGACACATACTTGGTCATCGTCGCGGCGTTCTTCATTATAGATGCGTGGTCCAATAAACATATATAAGACGTGTGTAAGTCGGTCTTTGCGTTCGACGGTGGCGGAAATGCCCAACATATTTTTGGTGACGGTTTTGAAGAGTGCTTTTGAAAATTGTTCGCTACCAATACGATGAACTTCGTCAATAACGGTTAATCCAAAGCTGTCAAACGCATTGGGTTCGAAATTTCTCGAATAAAGGGATTGGAGCATACCAATGACGATGTCTTTGCCTTCAATGTCAAATGTGGGGCCTTGAATTTTGCCGATTTTAGCACCGGGTAAGAATTGTTCAATGCGTTCGATCCATTGATTCATTAGAAATTCTTTGTGTACAATGACGAGGGTTTTGCTTTTAAGTAAACTGATGATTTTCAATGCCATAACGGTTTTCCCTTTACCACATGGTACTTCTAAAATGCCGCCATTACCATCAGGTGTGTTGCAATGATTCATATAGACGTCAACGATTTCTGTTTGGTAATCGCGGAGTTCGTTGGGGAAATCGATGTCAATGGATTCAAAATTATTTAGTTGACTTTTAGCGGGGGTTCCAAATTCGCGTATGCCATAAAATCGCGGTAAATATAGTTTTTTGTCGCTTTCGCGATAGCAAGGGAAGGATTGATTTTGTGCACCGCCACCCATGCTAGCAACAACGAATGGTTTAACATTTAAATCGTCTTGTATTTTTCTAATTTGTTGAGATGATAATAGAGATTTTTTGACGACATATCCCTTTTTACCAATATATGAGTTTTCACTGATGGACATATTGTATAAACACTATTTAGGATATATAATAATTCAATTTTATACGTTGCATTAAAATAATTTACTAATATATAATAGAATGTTGTCATTTACTCCTATTGAAATTACATTACTTGTCATTTTTATATTTTATTTAACACTCAACATAGAAACGCCATTAGTAATTGCCGAGGTGATCGAATCCCCATTTGGATTATTAGCATTGTTATTACTGCTTTTGTTTTTGTTTTTCTATGGTAACCCGATAATTGCAGTACTTTTCGTATTTGTTGCGTATGAATTATTAAAGCGCAGTTCGTTTACAACTGGTCGTTCGGCGCTTGCTGAGCATACACCAACACAATTAAAGAAAGACATACAAATGGAGATGATGAATCCCAAGAAGGAGGCGACATTGGAAGAAGAATTGGTAAATAAAATGGCCCCAGTAGGAAAAGGTGAATTGCCTCAATTAATCGACACTAATTTCAAGCCATTGGCTGCTAAGATGGATGGTGCATCCAAAATATAATTGTAAATATTTATAGATTAAATTATAAATATTTTATGCGATGCCCGCGTGTTTTAATAATGAATAAGACCCACCAATAAGAGACCATAATAAAAATCCGAAGTATATACCAACTCCACTCTTGTCAGCGTCATTTTTAGCATTTTTGTAAAGGTATAATGGATTTTCACCAGCTCCAGCTAAGGTTTCAAATTGTGAAAAAGTGTAAAGAAAAACAAATATACAAAGTGCAATTATAGCGGCAGGAGAAGTGTCAATAGCATCCATAAACATAGTAGTTAATGTATCACGGTAAATAGAAGCGGCTTGACTGAAGTATGTGCCTAATCCAACGGCAGAATCAAAAACAGTGCTGTGTGTTTCATTTGATCTAAAATCGAACATTTCATATGCTTGTTTAGTTCCGTTTTTGTCAGAAGTTTGAACTGTTCTATAATCTTTATTCTGAAATTGTATATAAATACTAAAAATAGATAGAGCTACAAACATAACAATGTATAATGCTGTACTTGTCATAACAGGGTCATTTAATGATGTGCCAATAGTAAACAATGGCATAAATAATCCAACTATACCCAACATTCCCAAATAAACTAATGCACTATTGGTTGTAATTTCAGATTCAAATGTTTTTTTTATGTTTTCTTCTCCTTGTGGAAATTCTTTATCCTGATCATTAACATTTATAGCATTAATAATACTATCAACTTTCTTTTGAAATCCGAATGATTTGAATCCAATAGGAACAATAATATATGAAATACCCAAAAGCGCAAAAAAGATCATAGATTGAATGACCATTTCTTGGAAAGACAATCGACTTGCATTAGCAGTATATTCACTATTAATAGGAACATTATAAGTTGCAATGGTTTCTTTGCTTTCTCCTGTGGGTTTACAATCAATGTAAATATTCTCGGGACTGATTTTTTTCACCGAACCGGCAGGAATAACAGAATAAGCATAATCGATTTGATTGGAACTAGGAGTAATGGGCGTAAATGTAGTAGGAGTATTAATTGATGCTTGTGGATTAAGATAGAATTGTACGGGTTTAGCCATGACTAAAATAGTTAAATTATCTCCAGATTGTCCGAAGGTAGTGTCGTCTCCTGATACAAGTGTTTTTTTGTAGTATATAACTTTGGATTCATTCATAATCGTATTGATTTCGCGCTTATTTGTATTGGTAGAAGTAGTAATATCTTGATATAAATCGTGAATTACATTTCTGAGCGCTGGGGTGTCATCGCCAACATCATCAAGAGGAATACACACTGCCAATTTTTTGCTTGAATTAACAATACTCTTATGAACAATAATCATTTCGTAAGGTCTACCATCATAGTCAGCATTACTAATTTGGTGAAGTCGGTCAGTAAAAATAACTTTCTCTGCAATCCAGTCAATATTATCAAAAACAAGATTAGGATTTACTCCGGGTTTTAAACCAATAGATTGTGTATTACTATCGGCACTAGCGGTAGGCATATCATAATAATCATATGCAATAAATTCTTCTCCTTCTCCTAATAATTGATTATCTAAATTAAACTTATTACTCATTATTATTTAATATATAATAATAAGTTATTTTTTTTGCTTATATTACGGGAATATATTGAAATTCATTGTTTTCATATTTCGTAACTTTGAAGGTACTATCATATCCTTCGACGTAAACTTGTTCGCCGTTCATAATATCATCGCATCCGTATTCACTGGTGCAGCTTTTACCCTTGACGCTAACGGGTAAACGAGTATTAACGGAGCCACTATTAGAAATCGTATAATAATTCCATTTATCGCGGCCGGTCATAGTGCGGCGTCCCATAAGAGGGAGTATAAGATTTTCGGGGCTGCCATTTTTGGTTAAAATGCCCATTTGAGTGTAATCCTGGCCTGTTGAACGGGTTTTAATATTAATGGGAATGCCTCCACGAACGTCACCACCCGCAGGAGGGAAATATTGATTATCTCTTAATGGTGGTCGATGAGGATTATTAAAAATGTTGGGATTTTCGACGTGTTGAGAACCGGACATCACTAAATCTTGCTTAGGGATTTTATTGATGATTTTGATTTCTTTATTTTGAACTTGATAAAAAACGAGAATAGCAATTAAAATAGTAACCATTAATACAAAAAGGGTCATATTTTCAATGCAAAACACTCCAGGAGCACATTTTTTTGCCATATTTATATATAAATGTGTATATTTTAATTCTATGTTGGTATATGACGCGCATTTACTTGAATGTCTAAAACATTTTACCGATCATTTCGAAAGCGGTTTTGAATTCTTTGCCGCCCTTTAAAAAGAGGTCAATACCGGGTTTTGCTTGTTTGGGGAATTTACGACCAAGTGTTTTAAATGAAAAGCCAAACTGGCGAACAACGGAGTTTAATTTGAGACGTTTGCAGTTATAGCAGCGATTTCTAACCCAATCAGGAAAATGGATAATATGGAAACCCGCATTATGGTAAACGATACCATTTAACTTCTCTAAACCGACCCAAACTTGTCTTTCTATTTCATAGCCGTAAAACCCAATAAGTTCCAAAAAGAGAAAAATAGCACTAGGAATTAAATAGATAAGTTTACCCATAAGGTCCAAGAAAAACCAGAAAATACAATCAAAGCCATTCATAATCATTTTAGTAAAGCACATTACATTGGTAACTACCCATTCTGCACAATAAACGATGAAAATTAAGAATTGATAAACACCAAAAGCTAATGGTTGAAAACCCATTGCAAAAGACAGAATCAACCCAGTAACCATAAAGACAATACCCAATGCTAAACTTTTTAAAAATTTGATAATATTAAAGAGTCCCAAAAACATATCGGGAATCTTAGTAACGGCTTTGACAATATTTTTAATAATACCAACAAAGGGTTCTTTTCGTGGTCGTTCTTTTATTTTTAAAGTATACAGAGTTTCATTTGTATAATATTTGATATTATCTCTTACTGGAATGTTTGCATAATTTTCAAGTACATATGTAGTAATAAAAAAACAAATAGATATAAAAAAGATTATTTGTATAGTATGCATTATATACTATACAATTATAAATTACGCGTATTTATTTTTTAAATTTTCTCCTAATTTTGCGTAATCGGAATATTTTTCAACAAAAGATTCGGTTTGAGTAATAAGGGGTTGTAAATCTTTCAAGCTGTTGACAATTTTGTCCGCAGTACCGGACATTTTGCTGAAATCTTCGTTGACTTTTTCGCGATTGGTGATTAACTCCTTCAATTTTTCGCGGTCGGCTTTTTCTTCAATACCATCTAATAATTCTTCTTCATCATCTTTTTCTTCGGCATCTTCCTTGGGTTCCTTGGTTTTCTTGGCATTTTTTTTATCGGCACCTTCTTCATCTTTGTTTTCAAGACCTTCGCTAATTTTTGTTCCGAAGCGAATAAGATGACTACCAACAAGGGCAATACTTAAAACAACGATCATATTTCTACTAAACATTGATGTAACAAAACCGACAACTAAAAAGATAAATACTGCGGTGAAATTGGATGTTTGCATGGAATAAAATAAATCAACAACTGCAACAAATAGTAAAAAATATAATACTAAGCGATTTTGCAAAAGTGGATTTAAATTTAAGTTGAAACGACGTAGACTCTTTAAACTGGCCATTATATATAATTAAAATATTTTAATCTTCAAGGGTCTCTAGTTATAGTTCACTAGTAGAATCATATTCTAAATTATAACTGGGAGGAATGACTTCTGCATCGTATATATCGAGAACTTCTTTCACTACTTCTTCACGCTGTATATCAGAGGTTTCAAATTCAATACTAGTAATACTACTAGAGCGTTTACCTTTGAATTTATTTAAAAAGTCATCTAAACCGTTTGCTTGGTGACCATTATCAAACTGTTCTAAATCTCCTGTTAAAATAATGCGACTATTTTCACCAATGCGAGTCAATAACATTTTCATTTGATTAACAGTTGAATTTTGCATTTCATCAGCAATAATCCAGCAATTTTTGAATGTTCTGCCGCGCATATGTCCAAGAGGACTAATTTCTATTTCTTTTTCTTCAATAAGAGCTGAAATTTCTTTTGTGGACATAAAATTATGCAAAATATCATATATAGGTCTAACCCATGGAGCCATTTTTTCTTCAATAGTGCCGGGCAAATAGCCGAGGTCTTCGTCGACGGAGACAGAAGGTCGTGTAAATATGAGTTTTTCACATCCTCCCTTCAAGAACTGTTTTACACCTTGTTCAGTAGCAAACATTGTTTTACCCGTACCGGCGGGTCCAGTGACAACCACAATTTTTTTCTCTTTGTTTTTCAATATATTTAAATATTTTTTTTGACTCTCATTTTTGGGTTTGGAGAACATCGTTTCAAATTGCTCTTTTTCGTTACTAGATAGGTGCTCATAATTGGAATAATCGGGTTGGGTGTCGTTATAAGTTGTATCAGTATCATTATAAAATTCGCATAATTCATCGGCATACTGCTTACGAGCTTTGCGAGATTTTCGGGGAACTTCACCCTTTGCACCACCTTTACCCAACTTTTCAAGATTTTTCGTCTTCATACATTTATTGGGTATTTTTTTAGATGCTAAAATATTTGAATCAATAAATGTTATAATTGTTGAATTCTAATATGGTGTAAGTTACGACTACAATATATGCAGTGGTTATGAAAAATATAATAAAGTTCTAGAAAATTGATTGAACCTATCATTATATATTATTACATAAATGACAACAACAATGACAACAGCAACTCGGTGTTTGTACTGCAATGCGTCTGATAAGACACACAAACAGAAAGATTGTAAGAAATACAATGAAGCGTCGAAGATAGTGAATAGTTTAATGTTCTATACGAAGGTAGAGCCAGAATGGAAACAGATGTCTCGAATCATCAAACTTGCCCTAGCAGAAAAATTACATATTGATGTAGGAAATATCCATAAGCCAGTGTTTTATGAACGTGTCCACAAGCATTGGTTGAAATATAGCGTAATACACGCAAAAACAGAGGAAGAGACATTTGATTGTGCAATATGTTACGAGACATATTCGTTAAGTAAAGACAAAACCACCACATTGAATTGTGGACACCGTTTTTGTAGTAATTGCATATTTAAGCACTTGTGTCATAACAGTGGATGTCCGATGTGTCGTCAAAATGCGTTCGCAAGTGCGGCGGTCGCAGAAGCAGAACCAACAACAAGTAGTAGTAGTAGTAGTAGTAGTAGTAGCTCAGATTTACTAGTAGACGAAAAAGTAGAAAGAATTAGACAAAAACGGCGTTTACAGCGGGCACTGCGTAGAACGAGACAAAAAAAATAATATATATAAAAGAATATAAAAATTGATTCATATATAATAGTGTAGGAGGTACATACAAACATAGAGCACGGATTCCCGAGCGGTCAAAGGGGACAGACTTAAGATCTGTTGCGTTAGCTTCGTGGGTTCGAATCCCACTTCGTGCATCAACGGGAATGGAAAGTCGCCCGGGAAAAGACCTCCTCCTCCTAGTAATTGGGGTGAGATAATTACAAGAACATACGCAGTTCGCAAGTGGTTGCATTATTAAATATGACACTTTCATAGTCACATATGATTAAATACGCATTGTTAAATGTAGAAAGGGGCGCCTTTCATTAGCACGATTTCCCGAGCGGTCAAAGGGGACAGACTTAAGATCTGTTGCGTTAGCTTCGTGGGTTCGAATCCCACATCGTGCACCAAAGCTTCCTTAGCTCAGTTGGTTAGAGCGTTGTTCTTATACAGCAGAAATAAATGTTCTATTTAGCAAAGCAAAGGTCGAGGGTTCAACCCCCTCAGGAAGCACTTATGGGACATAATATAGTTCGCCTCCTCGCGGTGTGTCCTGGATATAAAAAACAAAATGAACTATTCCCTTTTAGCACAGCAAGATGCTAATTGTCGTCGGTTAAAAAATTATTATTATTGTATGTATTTAGTGTAGTGTCCCGTGTTATTACCTCAATGGGTTATTAACTGAACAACGAAATATTATTTAAATCACTGGTATTGTACATTCCCAAGAGAGTGATTGAAATATTATTTTAGGGGCTTCATTGTCCTCGTTGTTTGTATAGTTATAGAGGTCCCTGAACATTACAGGGTGAGAGAAATGTGTGCTTCTACTTGGCACAAATTATGTAAAGTAGTATTGCTGGTTATTCTGTTAAGGTAAAGCAGATTATACAGGAGTATAGCGGGTGTATTTATTATGCCATTTCATATGACGGAGTTATTTGAATCTTTATTATTTACTGATCACATTGATAATGAGGAAAACGATTTCGAAACAGTGAATCGCTAAGCTATTGTCTAGTGTTGGGTCTTCTACACTGGGTGATTAAATTTTAATTAATGAGTTGTTGTCGTTTGATATTTTGATTAATTGAAAACACTTCAACACGGGCTTCGGAGGGAAGTTTGGAAAAAGAAGATAAAGGGGACGCCCTTTTTTTTATTTTCATAAATATTAGATGTTTATGAAAATACTTTGGCTATGTAAAAATTGAACGATTTTCGAAGACAATAAAAATATAATTACATTTTACATAACATTATGAGAAATTACCTTTCTGAATTGTTTACACGTCTATATTATTCGTGTGGAAAACAAAATCCTCAAAAATATCATCATAAATTGGAAAAGGGTAGATATTTTCAGATTGATTTTCATGGTTCATTGAAATACATCGGAGATTATGTGAGTAGTGAAGTAACAAATACTGGTGCGGGTAATGCATATGACGGATATGACTATTATGTATCACATCGATTTATTCGCGAGAACAAAACGACGTGTGTCATCCACACAGATAGTGATAATATCTATATTCCTGTAATTCGATGTTTCTGGAGCTAAAATGACAATTATACGAGGTTTTTAATATACCGGGCAGCATAAAACGAAACAACAACAGCAACGCCACCAATAAGTAGCGATTCTAACCCCTGCTGTAATTGTCCCCTGCTGTATCCAAGTAAAAACAGAGCCATAGCCAATATAACAACCGCAAGTTCAAACGAATGGTCAACACCAAATACAAATGGCATTAATGGCAGCGAACCAATGGCAATGAAGGAAGCAAATGTAGAAAGACCCACATAAAATGGGTGTTTTTTGTCTATTCTCATTTTTTCTGCTAAATAACTAGAAATACCCATACTAAAACCGTCGGCCAATAGAGAAGCGAAACCAAGAATCAATATAATATCGTATGTGAAACCAGCGCCTAATGAACCGGCAATAATGGCAAATGTGGTAATTAATCCATCTACTCCCCCATAAACAATTTCCGAACTATATTTATCAAAAAACATATTTTTATTTTATTATATATTTAATCGAGATTTTGCCAAAATAATAAATAATAATGTTTATTGAATGTTGTATCGTAAATTTGCCAGTCAATGCGAAATATATTTAAGTTTGAATATAAAAAGCATAATATTTTAATAAAAAACATAAAATGTTAGTATTATAATATACCAGTTTAGGAAGATGGCCGAAAGTACAACCAACTCTGAATTTCTTCTCACACCAAGTGATAGTCGCTACGTAATGTTTCCAATTGTGGATAATGACATATGGAAAATGTACAAAAAATCGGTTGACAGTTTCTGGGTTCCACAAGAATGTGACCTATCAAAGGATTTGACGGACTGGGAAAAATTAAACAAAGATGAAAAACATTTTATAAGTATGGTTCTTGCATTTTTTGCGGCATCTGATGGAATTGTATTGGAGAATTTGGCTGTACGTTTTATGAGTGATGTGCAATTATCAGAAGCACGTGCATTCTATGGATTTCAAATAGCCATGGAAAACATTCATAGTGAAATGTACAGTTTATTGATTGATACATACATTAAAGACGGAGTCCAGCGCGACAAATTATTCAATGCGTTAGAGAATTTTCCCTGCATACAAGGAAAGGCCAATTGGGCATTAAAATGGATAAATGATAATCGCAGCTCATTTGCATCGCGTCTAGTTGCATTTGCTGTTGTCGAGGGTATATTTTTCTCGTCTAGTTTTGCATCCATTTATTGGATTAAAAAACGCGGATTAATGCCTGGACTTACGTTCTCCAATGAACTTATTAGTCGTGACGAAGCGCTTCATACGGAATTTGCTGTTTTATTGTATAGTAAATTACAAAAGAAATTATCTAAAAAACGTATTCACGAAATAATCAGCGAAGCGGTGGAAATTGAAAAGGAATTTATAACTGAAGCGATTCCTTGTAGAATGATTGGTATGAATTCCAAATTGATGAAACAATACATTGAGTTTGTGGCTGACCGTTTATGTTTACAGTTGGGTTATGACAAAATCTACAACTCAACCAATCCTTTTGATTTTATGGAGTTGATTAGTGTGGAGACGAAAGTTAACTTTTTCGAGCGCACAAATGCTGAATATTCATTAGCAAACAAAACAGTTGATAAAAATTGTTTTGATTTTTCATCTGATTTTTAGACATTTTCATCATCTAAATAATGATTTGGTTTTGTGTATATAATGTGATATAAGTCCCAAATAAATAATATGATTGCAAAGAAAATAATAAACCAGTCATTGTAAAATAGACCTTTAAATAGCAAAACAGGAGCAATTATAAAAACCGCTAATATTCGGCCGGGTTGATCATTACAAAAATTAAAGTCCATTTTATATATTAAAAATTGATTAAAAAGTTATATTAATATTTAATTAAAGTATTAAAGTAAATATTAATGGATATGTCAATAAGTGACCACAAATTCGCAAATGTTGCTTCTCAGGAGGCACATAAATCGACAATGTCATCTCATCACGGATGCGTAGCAGTAAGAGGAGGAAAAATAATTGCACGTGGTCACAATAATTATAGAACATATAGTAATGATGGTATGATAAAGGGATGTTCGTGCCACGCCGAAATAGACGTATTGCGCAAATGTATGAAAATGGGAATACTCAATAAAATAAATCTGTATATAGTGCGAATATCATCAGTTAATACATTTTCAGACAGTACTCCGTGTACAGAATGTTATAATACGATGAAAAATATGTTTAATATAAAATATATCATATATTCTACAAATAAAGGAATTATAAAAAAGAATTTCAAAGATTTTGTTGCCGTTCATGTTACAAGTGGAAAGAAAGCAATCGATGGCAAGCGAGTAAAGGTTTTGTGACCTTTTCATTTATTTCCACATCATCATTTTATACGTTATTGTTATTTTTTTTGTACGTATCTAATGTCCGAGCACTTGCGTCAGTAGCTTCAATGAAACGAGGCATCCAATAGTGGTTTATTAGGGAACCGCAATCCGGAAGGTGTGTATTAAACAAATGCACATAATACTGTTTTTCTTTTGTGTCTGGATTATGATATTCTTGTAATGGATTTTGTTGCACATAATCAAACTTCTTCACTTCCGGTGATGATTGTATTATTTCAAACAATGAACGATTCTGTTTTGATACACCGTCACTAAATGCTTCTTTCGATCTAAACAAAATCTCGTTTGGTAACAATTGTGAACCATAATGCTGTTCTGAAAATGCATTGCGAAGTAAATATTTTTCCATATGTTTACCGTTATTATGATTGCGAATGTTTATAGGTATACTCATATAAAATTGTACCCAGGAACGGTCCAAAAATGGTGTGCGTGGCTCTAATCCGTGCGAAGATATGCATTTATCCGAACGTAAAACATCAAACATATGAATTTCTTTCAATAAACGCACACATTCATTATCATATTCAATATCATCGGGAGCGTGAAACATATATAAATATCCACCACACAATTCGTCAGCACCGTCGCCATTTAAAATGACCTTTGCCTCACTGTTTAATCTGATATATTTTCCCAATAAATAGTTACCAATGCTGGCGCGTATTGTGGTTGTATCATAACTTTCAACCGTTTTGATTACATTTGGGATTTCATTCACAAAATCACTCTCGCTAATTTTAATTTCAGTATGTTTTGTGTGTAAAAAATCCGCCACTATTTTTGCGTAATGTAGGTCTTGTGAACCCGTAATACCAATAGAATATGTTTCGGGCGGGGGTTTATTGTGTTGTTTGTTGTATTCACACACTAGAGAACAAATCAAACTGCTGTCTAATCCACCCGAAAGCAAACAAGCCACAGGACGTTCTGTGTTACTGCAACGTTTATATACCGCATTTTTCAAATAAAAAATGATGTTTTGATAAATCATTTTTTCTGTGTAATGATTTACGTTGCATAATGATGAAAAATTAAAGTTAAAATAACGTTTTTGACTTTTAAATACCCAACGTCTTAATATTTTTGATGAATATATAAATGTTTGATATGTACCCGGTTCAAAATGCCGCAGGAAATATTTATTTTGTTCGTTTTTATCATTGTTTGATTTTTTAAATTCTATCAAACTCTTTGCATCCGATGCAAAACCATATAATGATTTACCATTGTATTCTTTATATAATTTATATAAAGGACGTACACCTAGTGGGTCACGCGCAACATGTATAATGGGTTTCTCACTATGTACATTTAGATCAACCAAAATAAATGCAAATACACCGTCCAACATTCGCAATGTTTGCTCAATACCATAATGAATATACAAATGTAAAATAACTTCGCAATCTGAGTTTGTGGTGGGCGTAATACCCATTTTTTCGTACAATTCTTTGTAATTATAGATTTCACCGTTGCATATCAAATAGTAATCATTATTTAATATAATCGGTTGATTTGAAATATCGTCACATCCATTTATAGCAAGGCGATGAAATCCCAAAATAAAATCATAGATTTCTTTTTGTAAACTAGAAAATTCAGGACCACGTTTGCGCCCTTTATTAAATTGTTTTAATATAAAATCACTCGGAAAATAATCATCATTGTTAAGTAGTGAGAATATTCCGCACATTAATATATTACGTATTTTCAATTTTATATTATTTTAAAAATATCATTATATGTATATAATGTTTACATCTTACACAAAGAATAATAAAATAACAGATGACCGTAAATTAAAAAATCTTTCACTTTTAGATTTAACAAAAATTGCCACTCCGGAAAATCCTCTTGGTTCTTATGTAAATATGGGAGAACCCAATTTTGAAATGCTAATACAAAAGGACATTGAAAATCTGGAAAATATGGCATTTTATGCAACGGAAAAACCTAAAAATAATGAAAACGAAGAAGACGCGCAAGAAGTTGCTCTAGAAACAAAAGAAGAAAATGTATTAAAACAGTATTTGGCTGACCATACAAGTGGACAAATATATTTAGGTGCTTTAAGTGTCGTTGGCTTATATGTTGTTTTCAAAATGATGAAACTCGGCAAATAAATAAATAATTATGTATACTATTTATTTATTGTAATTTAAAACGTTTGTATAATTCCAATGCCACTAAACCACCTAAAACTTGGCTCAATGCATAAGGGATAATTTCAGAAACAGGTAATTTATCGATGGAGCCCATTACAATTGAAATGGCTGGATTAATATGTCCACCCGAAATTTTCTGTGTTAATAACAACACCAACGCTAATGTTCCACCAATGGCCAATGGATTGCCTGTGGCCAATACAATATAAACAAAGATGGCACTACCTATAAATTCAGCTAAATACTCGTACATTATATAATAAAGTCATATATTTTTACGGTAATCCATAAATACGCCCCTTTGAACCACTTTGTTTTGGAGGTACCATATAACCACCCGCACGTACACGTGTAAGTGCCTGTTTTGTGTCATTGATATTTTTAGTGGAAATCAAAGACATCGGTTCACCTGTCGCATTTACTACTGATTTACCGAGTGCTTGATATTTTCGGCGCTCAGTAATAGAAGAAGCATCACGACTACCGAAGTGTTTTTTTGACGCAATAGGTACATTATTATTACTATGTACGGCATTTGTATACAACATTTTTCCTCGAGAAAACGATGAAGTGCCGTCACTAACACCAGCTTTCATTGGACTACCGTTTTTGGCAGTCGTAATTGCATTATTTAATCCATTTTGTTTAGGCAACATAATTTAATATATAAAACCGATATATTAAATTAATTTTTATAATCATTATAATTCTTCATTGTCGCACTTTGACGCTTATAACGAGCGTAATCATTGCCTGAAGAGGTCTCGTGGTTTCCTAAATTTAACACTTTTCTATAGGGAGTATTTTGTGTATGAGTACTGGCTGGTGTCCAAACCATACGCAATGCTCTGCGTGAATTAACTTCTTCTGATGTTTTAGTTGAATTTATTGTTGGGCGTGGTGCAATACCACTAAATGACGCTTTATGATTTCCTGACATTTTATATAATAAATATATATAATTATATGAGCAAAGATAGTTTTATAGAAAATTTAGAAAATCTAATATTAGAACAACAGGATATTCAATATAAAGCAAAATGTATCCAAAAAAAGCAAAATTTCACAAAAATGGAAAAACAATATAAATTTGATAATGAAGCTTTTGATGGTTCTCAACTTCTAAATGTTCAACCTTTTAGTTCTCCAAAAGGTGAAGCTCTTATAAATAAAATCAAAATGTTGGATGATGCCGATATGAAAAAACACGGAAAACTATTTAAACACTTTATTTTCAGTCACGTTAAATCAAGCGCACACGGGGCTAAAATGCTTGCTTCTCTTATGACCGCAAATGGTTATAATTGTGGGTTTTCATCTTCTAAAATGTCTGTCAAAAATAAAAAAGGCGAAGATATAGTTAAATATGGACCTCTTGTATTTAAAAATGCGTCTACATTAGAGCAAACAAAAGGCGGAAACTTTTATTTATTATGTTCCACGACTGTTTATGACCAAAAAATAAGTGTAAGTGCGCGAAAAAATATGTTGGCGCGTTTTAATGACCGTGATAACAATGTGCAAGGTTCTCAAATACGTTTTATGATAATGGATAGTGGTTTCAAAGAAGGTATTGATTTATTTGATGTAAAATATGTTCATATTTTCGAGCCGTCTACTTTTTATAGTGAACAAAAGCAGATTATTGGTCGTGCCACACGTACCTGTGGTCAAAAAGGATTGGAGTTTCATCCAATAAATGGTTGGCCCCTGGATGTGTTTATATATGATTTGGAAATACCCGAGCAATTACAAGGTTATTTTAAAGGTCACACAAATATGTCTTCTCTTATTTTGGATTCAATGAATCTGAATTACAAATTAAACACATTTCAAGAAGAATTAGAAACCATTTGCATTGATTCTGCGGTTGACAAGGAGTTAAATCGCAATATTCACGATTTTTCAATAATGAAAGGTGGGTCAAAGCATCAGGCATTTCAAACATCAATAATGAAAAAATACGGACATTTTACTTGGGACCCAGTAAAAATGGAGAACCACTGCGAAAATATGCCAGACAATAAATATATAGATTTAAATCCAACCCAAAAATTCATTAAATCGTATTTTACACCATATAGTGAACAAAAAGGTTTGATTTTGCACCACAGTGTTGGAACAGGTAAAACGTGTACCGCTATTGCTGCGGCATCATCCAGTTTTGAAATGGAAAACTACACCATTTTATGGGTGACACGCACCACATTGAAAAATGATATGTGGAAAAATGTATTTGATAAATCGTGTCACGCCCCAATTATGGAGATGTTACAAAAAGACGATTTTGTTATGCCAGCAGAAGAGAAGAAAAGAATGAAATTGCTTTCAAAGTCGTGGAAAATTAAACCCATGTCGTATAAACAATTCAGTAATTTATTGTTGGAGAAAAATGCGTTTTACACGTCCCTTGTAAACATCAATGGTAAAACGGACCCTCTTCGTAAAACATTGCTCATTATAGACGAAGCACATAAATTATTTGGCGGTAGTGATTTATCCACATTGGAAAAACCCGACACAAGTATATTACATAAGAAAATAATGCATTCATATAGTGTTTCGGGAACAGATAGTGTGAAATTATTAATGATGAGTGCTACACCGATTGTGGAGAACCCATTGGAAATGATAGAATTGGTGAATTTATGTAAATTACCGAGTCAACAATTACCGATTGTATATCCAAAATTCGAACCGCTCTTTTTAAATACAAATGGTAATTTTACAACACAAGGTAAGCAAAAGTTCATTCATCATATAACAGGGCATATTAGTTATTTAAATCGAGAAAAAGATGCGCGACAGTTTGCGCAACCAAAAGTAAAAGTGAATTACGTACCTTTGGTGAAAAATATGGAAAAAATCAAACAATTTGATAAGATTTTTAATCGCGACGATATTTTGGAAAGTATTGCAAATATAGAGCAAGAAATACAAAACGAGAATTCGAAGTTTACAGATGAATTAATGGAAGCGAATAAACATATGTTTTCTCATTTACACGATAAATGCACGGATTTGGATAGTAAACAGTTAAAGAAACAATGTAAGGGAATCGTAAAGCGAAATATTAAATCCTTGTTGAGTGAAATAAAAAGAAAACAAAATGAAATTAAGAAAAACATCGAGAACTTAAAAGACAAAATTAAATTCTCCAAAGAAATGAAAAAAGATATATTTTTACAAATAAAAACAAACCTAGAATTTGATGAAGATGAATTTATATTGTTTAAAAATAGTCCGTATTATAGTATACGTCAAAAATGTGGAAAAAAAGGGAAAATTATGTCTGATTTAAAGGAACAATTGAAATCCCACCCCAAAATTATTGAATACGAACGTCGTATTAATAAATATAATATGAATATTGAAGATTTACGTGTGCGTTTGGAATATAAAATAATTGCTCATAAAGAGAACGTGAAGAAAATAAAGAATATGTTAAAAGAAGATTTCAATGATTTGGAGAAAAATGTTCTCAAAACAAATATTAAACAGCAGCAACAACTGAATAAAAATCTAATCAAAATTAACAAAAAGGATACTCGAAAAGAAGTAAAACATTTACTCGAAAAGCGACGAAAAACATTAAAGAAGATAAAAATGTTTACTGCTGATAAAAAGCGTTATTTTAAACATAAATTAAAACAACAAAACACAAAGAAGGCGGAATTATTGAATAAAGAACGTCAATTGCGCAAAACATTGCGTAAACAAGGAGCATATCAAGATGAATTTTCGAATGAATTTATACGGACTCTTTTAGAAAAATATGAAAGGGGAATCGATCGTGAATTGCGTACATTAGGTTAAATCGTCGAAATAATATATTTTTATTATCCATATGGAAGACAATATGGATAATTTGACATTACAGTATTTGTTAAACAATAAAAGTTATCAAAAAATAATGAGTCAAAAAGAAGACACAGTATATAACAAACAAACAAAAATGAAAGAAAATGAATCGAAAATAATAACCATTGTTGAAAACATCATAAATAATGATGCAGAAGAATGTAGTAATGAAATGATAGACACATTTAATGTATTTGTAAAATCTATTTACAAACATTGGGAAATGTTAGAAATACAAGAAAAAAACGACTTTAATAAACTGGAAGAAGAGCGTAATGAAAATCCATATAATCAGGATGATGAGGTGGATACTATATTTGAAAATATGCAGGAATCTTTATGGGGAAGTGAAAAAGTCACAAAAATCACTTAATATTCTTGATTTTATCTAAACCACAGGGGCCACAATGATCAACATTACTATAATCTGCTTTAATATTTGTTTTTTGGTCATAATGATTTCCCCATCGACCTAATTGTACTTTTTTATTATTATCAAATAATACAAAATTATACGGGAAAAATGAAGATGTTGATATTTTTATTTTTGTCATTACTTGACTATACTTGGGTAAGATTTGATTAATTCTATGTAGCATTATATACTATTATATATAATTATTTCTATATATTTACAAATAAATATTTTCCCATTATAATATAAGTATTATGGGAAAAACATTTAAATTTAAATCGTGTAATCCAGCAGTAAGGGGTAAAACAGTAAAAAATAAAAGTTGTATGACCCCTGAAGTTGTAGAAGAAATAAAGAATAAGTTTAACAAACATAATCCTGAAAATAAAATACAAGCGTCAAAACCGACAGAAGTATGGGGAGAGTTGAAAAATAAATTTAATAGATGCAAAAGTGAGTTGTGTTGGTTAAATAGTATTAAAGACCCGGTTATGAAAGCGAAAATAAAACGCAAGTTATTCCCACCTGACCGCCCAAATGAATGGAAAGATGACCCAAATACATGGCTATCGAATGAGGACATATTAAACGTTTTAAATCAATATGAAGATGCATACAAATGTTTCAAATTTATCGGACCTACACCCATTGATTATGATTATAAAGAATCATCGATTTTAGGTAATGAAAAATGCGTTACAGAGGAATTGTGTAAATTTATTTTAGATGAAATGATAACGAAAAAATATTCTAAAATTGGTATAATATTTAATTTAGATAAACATAGTGGTCCAGGAACACATTGGGTCTCATTATTTGTAAACGTAAAAGAAAAATTCATATTTTATTTTGACAGTAATGGTGTACCTCCAAATAGACAAATAGTAAAAATGATCAATAAAATAAAGGATGATGGTAAATCATTAAAAAAACCAATCATTTTCCAAACAATTATTAATAAATTTCAACATCAACAATCAGATACTGAATGCGGAATGTATAGTTTGTATTTTATAATCACCTTACTTACTGAAAAAATCAATAATAAAAAAGTGAATGTTGGAAAAATAAAGCACCATTTTTTGAAAAAACGCGTGGAAGATGAATTAGTATTTAAATTGCGATACAAATATTTTATTTAAAATGTCATTATATATTAAATATATAATGAAAACATTTAAAGGAGGAGCGTCCGTTGAAGAACATTTGAAATATTTTATATTTTTATTACTCCATTTAGATAATAATAATTATGATCAAATAGTAAATATAGAAGCTGATGAAAATAATACCCTAACCCTAACTCCCGGTAGACCTAAAAAAAAAATACTAGAAATCGTGCATGATGAAGAAGAATATACTAAGTTCGCCAACAGATTGAAAGGTAACCAAGGCAATAAAAATAGAACTTTCGAAGTTTTAATTCGTGACCAATTAATAGAATTAATAAATAACAGAAAAATCAATTTGAATAATCATTATTTTTCAGATAAAGACGAAATCGAAAAATTATTAGACGACACCATTAGTATTTCAACACAAATAAAAGAGAACGAACCTGCTCGTGATGTGGTATCCAAGATAAATTTTTCTCTACCTATTAAAAAAACCACGACATTAACTATTAATCAAATTAAAAGTGGTAACAGTAATTCAAAAATAATACACAAATTAGGGGTTACATTAGAAAATTTGTTATATTTAAAAACAGTTTTAAGTGAGCAATATGAAAAATTTGGTAGAACTGTTTATAATTTTTATGATGCAAATAGCAGTTATTTTAATAGCATTGAAGAAATATTAAAAACATTATATAATACAGAAAATATTACAGAATTTGAAAAAAAAAACATACAAGATAATGAACACGCTACATCTACTGTTAATGGTGACAACCTTAATAAATTATTTGCATTGCTACCACCACCACCACCACCACAACCACCACAACCACCACAACCACCAACAGCAGAAGAGGAAATTATACAAGGAAAGGCATCAATCGCCCCACAAGAACAAGTAAAATTACAACTTGAAAGAGAAGAACAAGAACGTGAAAGGGAAGAAAAAGAAAGTGAAAAAAAGGAAGCACTTGAAAATGGAATAGCATTAAAAGGGTATACTATTCCTTCGAGTAAAGGAAACGGATATGCAGCAAATTCAAAAGGTAATTTCTTGTGGAACACTGCATTTATAAGTAATCGTAATTTACCATATAATACGGTAGACACTGTAGATGTTTATTTATATAATTTATTCAAACAAATAAGCGATGAGACGACTGGACATATGAAAAAACAATCAAATCAAGCGGAAAAGAGTATTGATAATATAGGAAGTGTTTTTGAATTTAAAACAGAAGACCCAAAAAAACCTAGAAAAGAGGGAGGAAAAAAGACAAAAGGAAAAAAAAGATATAAAAACAAAACGCGTCGTAAGTATAAAAAATAAATGTCATTGTTTACATCTGTTGATAATCAACAAATGTTATGGAATTTAATAAATAAAAACAAAAAATTCGCAACATGCTTTAATAACCAAGAAGAAATGCAAAACTGGTTTCGAAATATTATAGAAATTTTTCACATAAATAATCGAGAACCATTTAATATGATTCAGTTAAAACAAATGAATACAACGGTAATACAATATATGATACAAAGTATAAAAAACATTCATTATTCAGAAGTATTGGAAAATGAGAAAACTGTCCCGGTCTATGAAACGGAATCACAAGACACTGCTACGCAAAATACTGGACCACAAGAAACGGAAAACACTACGTTAAATACTTATGAAGAACGTCAAAAGGAGTACTATTCATTACTGGAACCACAGCAACCCAAGAACATCGATTTTACTGAAAAAAAGGAAAATAGTGTTACAATGGACGATTTCAATGCACGCCAAACACAATACGAAAGTAATATTGGCGTTACAAATCCATTAATAGAAGAAAATAAGCTAATGAAACAAACCATAGAGAAGATGCAAAATCAGATAGCAGAAATGCAAAAAAATATTCAAGACATGAAGAGCGAATTTATCAAAAACATTGCAAATGAAGTGTTAGAAAATACAATAGAAAAAATATAATTTTTTTACGCGTCTATTAATATATTTGTATACATATATTAATAAAAAATAAATGTTTTGGGATAAAATTTTATTTGATTTTATAAAACAAAATTATGTTTCATTTATTTGTTATTTGTCAATTTTATTATTTATGTATCCAATGGAAGATTTAATAATACCAAATTTATTTGGTAAATTATATGATACAATTAAAGACAAATCTACTTACGGTAATCCATATAATATTATTGATAATATAAAAAAATTAAACACGCCGGGTATTATGATATCTATAGTTGGTGTTTATATTATTGTTTTACTAGGTGACCATTTTAAAAATGTATTAGAATCCGTTTTAAGTCCGGGATATTTAAAATATTTAAGGACTTTGATATTTGAAGGAACTGTCAATAAGAATCAAGAAGAATATAAGGATGTCAAAATGGGAGAATATATGTCAAAAGTGCTGGAACTGACGCGAAGTTTACGCGATGTTTTTCAATACTGTATTGGGCAGTTTTTTCCATACATATCGAGTTCAATTGTTATTATTTTATATTTGAGTTATAATGTTCCGGAATTGTCCATTACATTAATAATGTCTACTTTGATAATAGTACTCGGTTCGATATACTCAAGCGAACATATAATGGAACTAACACGAAAACGCGAGAAGTTCTTCACCGAAGAGTTGTCTGAAAGTATTCAGGATAAAATGCATAATATGATGAATATTGTCACAAACAATGAAGGTTCAAATGTAATACAGAATAATGACGATTTAGAAAAGAAAAATGCAGAAATGATGAAAAATATAATAACCAGTGAATCGACGTGTTCGTCTATTATACACGCATTTACAATATTAACATATGCTTTTTGTTTGTTTATTTTATACAATATGTTGCTTACAAATCGCATCAATGTAAGCAATATGATAACATATATGTTGACACTTGGTAAATTTATGACTTCGATGCATAATTTAAATTGGGGTATAATATTCATGTTGAGTTATCGCATTGGTATTTTGACCAGTCATCGTGAATATTTGGAGGAAATATTCAAATATACTGACCTTAAAAAAAACCAAGTAAAATTCAAAGACAATAGTATTGTTATTAAGAATTTAAAATACAAATACGACGAATCACAGGATAATTATATTTTCGATAATTTAAACATTAAAATCAATCATAATGAGAAAGTCGGGGTTGTAGGACGCGCGGGTTCAGGAAAAACAACATTGATGCGCATATTGGTTGGGTTACATAAACCAAATAGTGGTTCGGTTATTGTAGGTTCTCACGATATTAGTAATATAAGTAAAAAGGATTTGCGCGATCAAGTGAATTATGTCAATCAACGTACTGCAATGTTTAACGGTGATGTTGTATTTAATATGAAATACGCAAACAATAAATCAGAAAATGAAATTACGGCTTTACTTGAAAAATACAAATTAACAAGTGTATTTTCAAAATTAGAAAAAGGAATACATAATGATGTGGGTGTCAATGGTGGACAATTGTCGGGTGGAATGCAAAAAGTAACCATGCTTGTCCGAGGTATTTGTCGCACTGGAAATATTGTTATATTTGATGAACCTTTGGCTAGTTTAGATGAACATACTGGAGAAAAGGTAATGAATATGATATTAACGGAATGCAAAAATAAAACCTTAATTATTATTACTCACGATAAGAAAATATTGCCATATATGGACCGTGTAATAAATATAAACGAACATCAAAAATAGATTTAAAAAATAATTCATTATTATAATTATATGAATTATTTAAACAATTGTTTATTTATAAATTTGGAAAAGCGAAAGGACCGTCTTGAACACGTTACAACCCAATTAGAAAAAATGAATATAAATGGAGAACGATTTAATGCAGTAGAAACGAAAGACGGCGCAATTGGATGCACGATGAGCCATATAAAATGTTTGGAATTGGCAAAAGAGCGGGATTATGATCACGTTTTCATATGCGAAGACGACATTACCTTTTTAAATCCGGATTTATTGAAAACGAATTTACAGCGATTTATAGATGCAAATATTAATTGGGATGTAATTATTATAGGAGGTAATAATTGTCCACCTTACCAACCCATCGAAGATTATGCGATTAAAATTGGCAATTGTCAAACCACCACCGGCTACATTGTAAATAAACATTATTTGGACACACTTATTACAAATTTTCGCGAAAGTGCTTCCAATTTAATAAAGGACCCCCAAAATAAAAGGATGTTTGCATTGGATATATATTGGAAACGTCTTCAACAGATTGGTAATTGGTTTATGATAGTACCTATCACTGTAATACAAGTTGAAAGTTATAGTGATATCGAAAATCGGGTCACCGATTATAAGGGGTTAATGTTAGATTTGGAGAAAAAATGGATTTTGCAAAGACAATATATGAGACATTTTTAGAATGTTTTTGTAAAACATGTTATACAAATAATATGTGTAATTACTATAATGGAACCTGCTATCATAATAACTATTATTGCATTTGCGCTGTTTTCAATAATGATTGCAGTTTCTGCTTGTTATGATAGGTTATAGTTTATCAAAATAATTTACAATCCATAATATTCTTCAATGCCATCATATATTTTACAATATATCTCATATATCCAAGTAGGTATATAATTTAAAATATATGGTTTTGAATTCTCTTCGGTATTTTGAACTTCGTTGATTTTATCATAATCTTCTTGAAATGGGTCTTCATTGTTTTTGTTCATAACATCATAAACATTGTTTATTTGGACATTTACATCATTATAAATTCCATATACATATGGTATTTCTGATTCTTCTGAAATACTTTCTATTTCGTTTATTTTTTCTGTATCATCGTCCATATACAACATTATATACATATACACATAATGTTCCATTTATATTCTCATTTTATGTATTAGTGACAACAACAAAAACAATAATAACTGTTATTAGCAATGTAAAAATACAATAAATATATTTTTCACATTTTTCACATTTTTCCCTATTTGTATCTATTTCATAAATATCGATTTTTTCATCTTCATTTTCGTCATCACTATATAATAATGCCTGTGCAAGAAAATTAGGATTTTGTTGCATATAATATATATATCACGCAAATTGTATCTATATTATTTTAGGTATTCGTAACTACAAATAAAACAACGATAACTGTAATTAGCAATAAAAAAATACAATAAATATGATTTTCGTATTTTATACAATAATGGCTCTTTGTATCTATTTCATTTTCGTCATCACTATCTAATAATGCGTGTGAAAGAAAATTAGGATTTACTTGTTGCATATCTTATATAATTATCACACATAATATTATTACAACACAGCATATTACAATGGCACCACCCATTATATGTAAAAAGTTGGCTCTCTTTTTTGAAGCAATATATGATTCTTCGTGGTTACTGTCACTTAAATCAAATGATGTTAGTCGCACTGTATTCATACTAGTTATAGTACTCCGTGATTCAAACATTAGAGATATATTATAGTAATAATATATTTACTATAATAATCAATTATTTATTCGTAACAAAATCATCAGAAAGATTTATCAAATCTTTCAATTCTTTTTCTGTAATATGTTTTTGGAACGTCAATATGTAACATACGTCAAATATATACGACTCTTCACCACCTCCTTCTATATCTAAATCTAATATATATTTGACACAAAACTCGGGTGTAAGCGTTTGTGTTGCTAAAAGTATTTTTTCATCAAGATGATTTACATTGTTTTCCAGAATATCAATTGAATATTTATTTCGATTGGTCAACAAGTCAGTATTGGTAACTTTCATTTTTTCATCTTTATTCATTACGATAATATAATAAAAATATTTAAGTTCTTTGATAATATACATTGTTGTTTTTTCTCGGGAAAAGTAGAAACGAATTTTCAAAAATGGACATTTTTAAGAATGTCCAAAAGTGAGATTTCAGAAATAGTTTTTTCAGAGGAAAATGAGTTTTTTCCTTATGCAGTGTTGTGGTTTAGTTATCGTTTTGTATTGAACTGTTTGTTTGCATATTATTTATTTGTTATGATTCAGTCGGCATTTTTTTTGTCAATAGTATTTAGGAATATGTTGACAAAAAAAATGCCAAAAAATGCCAACGTTTTTTATTGTGAAACCTGTAACTTTAAATGCAGCAAGCAGAGTAATTTTGATAAACATAATTCAACTGCAAAACATAGATTGTTGACATCTGTTGACAGAAATGTCAAGAAATCAGTATTTGCTTGTAAATGCGGTAAAGAATATAAATCCAGGCAAGGATTGCAACAACATAAAAAAAAATGTAACATTATACATAATGAAAGTACAAATAATAATCAGCAACATCATAACAGATTGAACGATTTGATGAAACAAAACGAGATATTACAGGAATTCATAATCGAACATAAGAAAGAGCGAGAAGAACATAAGAAAGAGCGAGAAGAACATAAGAAAGAAATTGAAAAGTTATCCGAACAAATCTCAAAAATATCAAGAGTTACAAACAACAAGACGACAAATAACAACAATAAGTTCAATTTAAATTTCTTTTTGAATACTCAATGTAAGGATGCAATGTCTATTCAATCCTTTATGGAGAACCTTAAATTAGGTTGTAAGGAATTAGAACATATGGGTGATGTTGGGTATTTAAATGGAATGATTGATATTTTCAATAACACTATTGGAAATATGGACGTTTATAAAAGGCCCTTGCATTGTACGGATCTGAAACGTGAGGTTCTCTACTTTAAACAAGGTAATGATTGGGAACGTGACAGTGAAGATAAACAGCACTTGAAAAAGCTCATAAAAAATGTCGAATCAAAGAATTATGATAATTTACAAGAGTGGCAAAAGGATCATCCGGGTTCTCTACAATGTGATTCTAGGGACAGTGAACATTATATGAAAATAGCCACAGAAGCCCTTGGCGGAGCCGATTCCAACAAAGATTCTATATATTTAACGAAAATAATGAAACATATAGTAAGAGAAGTTCACGTGAAACCCTAAGTGGTACAACATTTCATTTATCAGTTCTCTATAAATGAAGTTTACCGTAAGAGTGCTACGTTTCTTTAAGTTCTTTGATAATATATATTGTTGTCAACTTCTCGGGAAAAGTAGAAACGAATTTTCAAAAATGGACATTTTTAAGAATGTCCAAAAGTGAGATTTCAGAAATACTTTTTTCAGAAGAAATTCGTTTTTTTTCTTATGCAGTGATATGCAGTAAAAAGAAAAGTGAAAACCACAATGGGATAGCATAATATTTTTTCAAACAAGTTAATTTGGTATTATTTAGGGGATTTTCTCACCGTATAATATACGGTAAATGACGATATTAAAATCCCAAAAAAACTACCAAGAATATTTTTGCGAAAGCTGTGATTATAAATGCTATCATAGCAATAATTTTAATAAACATTTAATGACACTGAAACATAAAAATAACGAAAATACAACAATAAAATCCACCAAAAAATACCCAGATTTTTTTTGTGAACTTTGTGATTATAAATGCAGTAATAAAAAAGATTATAATAAGCATCTAATGACACTGAAACATCAAAATAAAGAAAAAATCCCAATAAAAATACCAACAGAATATACCTGTGAATGTGGTAAAAGTTATAAACATATAGGTTCACTTTATAATCATAAGCGTAAATGTAATCATACTAGTAAAGAGAATGAAATTATATGCAGTGATAATAATATAAATTTACTAATGAATGAATTACAAAGACGAGACGAAGAACATAAGAAACAACTCGAAGAACAAAAAAGACGAGATGAACAACAAAAAAGACGAGATGAAGAACATAAGAAACAACTCGAAGAACAACAAAGACAACATAAAGAAGAGATTAAGAAGTTGTCATCACAGATTTCTAATATTTCCACAGTTACAAACAACAAGACGACAAATAATAATAACAAATTCAATTTAAATTTCTTTCTTAACACTCAATGTAAGGATGCAATGTCTATTCAATCCTTTATGGAGAACCTTCAATTGGGTTGTAAGGAATTGGAACATATGGGTGATGTTGGGTATTTAAATGGAATGATTGACATTTTCAATAACACTATAGGAAACATGGACGTTTATAAAAGACCCTTACATTGTACGGATCTGAAACGTGAGGTTCTCTACTTTAAACAAGGAAATGATTGGGAAAAGGACAGTGAAGATAAAAAGCACTTGAAAAAGCTAATAAAAAACGTCGAATCAAAGAATTATGACAATTTACAAGAGTGGCAAAAGGACCATCCAGGTTCTCTACAATGTGATTCTAGGGACAGTGAACATTATATGAAAATAGCGACAGAAGCCCTTGGCGGAGCCGATTCCAACAAAGATTCTATATATTTAACGAAAATAATGAAACATATAGTAAAGGACGTCCACGTCAAACCCTAAGTGGAGCAATAACTTACGCGCGTAAAATATCCTGGTCTAATTCAGGTATAGTATTTTCGTCGTAGCGAGTAAAACAATTCACTTGCGTAACAGTAATGAACTTAATATTTTTCGGATTAATATCCTTTGAATAATTGCGAACGCGCAATGAATATGACATATGAACGCGGTAATTATTTATTTTACAAATGATAATATTCAAAAACAAACCACTATAACCAGTAATATAATATCCAATTTCTATTGTATTATTATTAGAAATAAGAGTATCCATAACTTGTAATAAACGAAATTTAATATCCAAATATTGATGTTTCTTTTCACTTCGCGTGACGTGTAAACATCGTGTAGCCAATGCGTCTAATTCAGAATCTGTAAATGGAATACTATAATTGTCTTTTTTGAAATGAATATATTTTAATAAATAATGACATATACAATCGGATAAACGGCGTATAGGCGAGGTAAAGTGACAATATTCAGTCATACCAACCAAATCGTGTGATTCTACATTAGACATATAATCCGCGCGAATACCATTTGTAATAATCTCCTGTAACAATTCATCCCCGGTTATACCATTATACAGTGTTTGTAACCATGTACTTGCATTACAAGTCCTGAATATTCCCATATTTAAATTTATTTTCAAATATTCTCCAACGAAAGCGTTAGCAAAAATCGCAAATTCGGCAATCATTTGTTTCATCATCCGTTCTCCAAATGTATCTTCGTATAAATGAGCGCCACTTGCATCGTATATAGGGTATGCAGTGGATACTTCGTTTAATTTAATACCTTTAGTGTTTAATGAACGTCGTTGTTTACACGATTCACTTATTTTCAGTCCAATATTAAATGCCTGAATTTCATCACAAAGTATAGATGCTTGTTTATACGTATACGCATTATCTTTTTTTACAAAGACATTTGTAAATAATATTTTAATTTTATTGACGGGTTCGAATGATGTTTTGTCAACTTCAGTTAATATTGTAATAGCTTTTTTAATATTGCCATGGTGGTCGCCTTGTAAACTTGACAGGGCCAATACTTTATTTGGCATCATATGAATGGGTTTCCGATTTGATGGATATTTTGTAGTTGTTCTATTTACGATGTCATCCCATAATGTCGAATTTAACTCTATATATTCGGTCGGGTCGGCAATATGTATAGCAAAATATAATTTATCATCTTCGGTGTAAATAGAAAAAGCATCGTCAGCATCATTGCAACCATCTGGATCAATACTGTATGTATCATAACCGGTCATATCGACACGGTGTTCTTCATCAATAGAATATTGATGTTTATTGTAAATATTGTTTGTTAAAATTTCATCGTGGGTAAAATCGCGTTTAATACCATATTTTGGTTCAACGATTTCAGTATATTTTTCATCAAACATTATACAGTTTCGAAAGATTTAAAATGGGTGTGATAAATCGCACAATGTTATTATTTTTTTATGTGTAAAAACAAAGAACCCATAACGTCTTTATTTTTCTTAGCATATTCCATTGATTGTAGATTACTCTTGTGTTGTTTAGTCATCATTTGTTGTTTGTGATCTTCAAAATTACGATTTAAATGATGTAAAGATTGTGTTTCGGTCATGGGTGCAACATTTTGACTATTGCGATGACGATTATATTGTTCAATCGAAGCAAATGTTTGCATTTGTCCGTAATCACTTTCACAAACGTCCATTATAGTTTGGTCTTTGTGTACTTTTCGTAAGTCATCAAATTTCAATCGGTCAAAAATATTGCTTCCACAATATTGTGTGTCATCATCATCATCATACAAATTAGTTCCCATAGTATGTGTTAAATCTTGCACATCTTTTCGCACAATCATTTCTTGGTTATTTTGTTTCATTTGTCTAAACATTTGGCCCATATTGGAAGCATTTACATTTTGCTGTGATTCAAATAGTGTAGATTCATCTTTGAACCAGTTATTTTTTTCTGTATCTGGTTTGTGTATCATGTGCTGTTCAAATAACTTATTGAATTCACGTTGGAACTTGTCTGGATTAGTTTTTTTAATTTCGGCTTTAATTTGGTCATTTTCATCTGAACTATTAAAAGGTGAATATGGTTTATCTTCAACAGTTTGGTTTTGTTTATTTTGTTCATTGTAAAAATTAAAAACAATATCAAAAGCTTTTTTATAAAAGAGAAAGTATTCTTTTGGAAGCTTAGATTTGTCGGGATGTGTCATGAGTGTTTTCTTTTTTGCATATTTTATTTGTTCACTGGAAATTTCATAATTGTCTATGTTAAATAATTCGAGAAGTTCTTTTAATGAATATAAGGATACATCTAAATTATGTGTTTTACTCATTTTTATACAATAATTAGAATTTTTAATTATAATACGAACAAATATAAACAATTTGTATTTATATTTGTATAGGATGATTGAATCGATTGAAAACAAAAATGCTTTAATACAATTGTTAAACGACAATAATGGTATTATTGTATTGAAGTTTGGTGCTGAATGGTGTGGTCCGTGTAAGCAAATCGAACCATTAATAAATGAATGGTTTGAAAAAATGCCTGAAACGGTGCAAACAGGTGTAATAGACGTAGATGATAATTTTGAATTGTATGCATTTTTGAAACAAAAGAAAATGATACAAGGTATTCCGGCAATATTCCGATATGATGCCGAAAATAAAAATTATATACCAGATGATATGGTAACTGGAACGAATAAAACGCAAATTGATGATTTTTTCACATCAATAGTAAAAGATTCTTAATTTACTTTTTGGATTTGTGTGATTTCTTAGATTTTTTGTAATCTTTTTTCATTTTTTTGGTTTTATTTTTACCCCCTTTGATTTTTTTGCCTTTTGTGGGTTTCTTTGATTTTTTTGTTTTACCCCCTGTTTTCGCATCATCTTTTTCTTTCTTTTCATCGGGTTGTTCACCGGTAACGGTTGCAAATGCTTGTTGTATCATTGAAGGTTTTTCTTCACCTTCTTTTACGTTTTCTTCTTTTTTACTTTCGGGTGCTCCTGTAATGGAAGAAAAGATGGATTCACCTGTGCTTTCTTCGGAATCTTCGGGTTCAGGTTCAGGTTCAGGTTCGGGTTCGGGTTCTTCATCCTGTGTTTCTTCAGTATTTTGGTCTGTTTCATCAGAACCATCACTTTTATCCATCATAGTAACGTATGCTAACATCATAGCACTAACGCCAATTAAACCATATGCAGTCCAGGGTATACTATCTTCAATTGCACTTGGCATATTATAATATATAATTATATATTATAATTATAAAAATTTGTTTGTGTATAAGCTAAATAATTTGCGCTTGTGTGATCATTGACGGCTATTTTTTTCAAGGGTGTAAATCTAAATCCCAGTCATCAAACAACCCCCCAGCGTGTAAATTTACAATGGGTGTATAATGAAAATCGTCGTAATATTTGTCAATAAGAATCATTTTGCATAGGGTAGGTGTGTTAGGATTTTCCAATGTTTTTAAAATATTTATTTTATGTATATTTGTTTTATACAAATACAAATTGTCGTGATTCAAATCCGTAATATTTGAATATCGGTGGTGAATACCAGTGTGTGTAATATCATTGGAGTTTTTACTTATTTTCAATATATTTTGCATGCAAAATAATTTTGTTAAAATGATCATTAATGTATTTACAGCGAAAATGTTATATAGGTTTATAATATATATAAAAGTATATGAATAAAAATGATTTGAAAAAAAAATATATGCAGAAATTTTCGCCAAAAAACAACTCAAAAGTAGCAATAGCGAGTGATGAAATAATAATGGATGATTGTAGTGATGATGAATATGATGAAATAGATATGTTAGAAAATTACAAATATTTATTTCAAGATGTCTTACAAAAGGACATAGCAGTATATTTACAATCTAGAAAAATAGAAACATATAAAATAAATATAATTGGTTTTAGGATTAATGATGAATTAAAACTCCCTTTTCTAGAATTTTTATTTTTAGAAAATAGCACTTTTGAATTGCCAAATTTTGAAATATCTCAAACAGATTTAATGATAAAGCAAAGTGAGAAAGCGGTGGAAGACAAATTTGTTGATAGGTGTTATAGTGAATTAAATAAACAATATAATCACGAGTTTGAATCACTGAAGTATATTGGTTTTAAAAATGTAAACGGTATATTTTATGCATTTGTATATTTAGATGAAGCCCCAAGTGGTGGTAAATATATGTTATATGATGAGATATGCTATACAAATACAATAAATAATAAAGATATAACACAATACGAAATATTCAAATTCAATAATATAAATCAGTTATTGGATAAAAATGGAAGTTTATATGATGTACCTATGATAGGATATATGTGTAAATACAATGATAAAAACAAATTAATAAATATAGAAACGAGTGACGACGATTTTGAAGACAGCATAGACAACGAAGAATTTGGAACATATTATATATTTTCGGAGTCACCATTGGCGGAAGGAAATTACAAGCGTTATGCGATATTTATGAGCAATATATTGTTTTATTTCAAAGAAAATCCGGAATTACAGCGTGGAGGAAAAAATGAAAAAACATCACAATATGAACAATATAATTCAATTTATTATTATACAAATAATGAAGTATATTACTATGTAAAAGCATTGGAACAGTTTGTCGAAATATAAAATATTCTTAATGAAATAATATTTTATACATTATTGGGCCCATTGTTTTCATATTGACGTAGAAAGGTATCTAAGCTATCAGAATTAATGATTTCCTCCATATAGGTATTGACATATGTTTGAATTTCTTCACCAATGGGTTTTCTGCCATATAAATTGGTGAATGATTTCACATATTCCGTAAGTTTTTCTTCTTCAACTTTGTATTTCTTTGCCGCCATTGTAACGGAGTTTCTGAAATTAGCTCGTGCGTGTTGTTTTTTCATATCGGTTTCAATGATACTATGTTCTTTTTCTTTGAGTGCCCGTTCTTTCTGGTCAAGTAATATAGATTGATTATGGATATAATGTTCGCGTGCATTATCACCGATAGTGCTGGGTGGGTGACTAGTAAGTTCCAAATCTTTATACCAGTGATGACGTGCTTCATTAGCACTAACAATAATATTACAAATATCTGGTTTTTTCAGGTTTTCATATCGTTTTCGCATAGGCGTCCCTTCTTTGCCTTTAAATGTAGCAATAAATTCATTGATAATTTTTTGGTCAATGGGAGGACTAGTTTCCATTAAACGGTCGAATTCTTGTCTAGTGTGTTTTAAAAAGCTGGTAGCGTCGGAACGTTCAATGGGTGCTTTTGATAATTCAATGCGAATATTACGAGCATATTTATCCCATGCAATAGACATTGCACGATGAGCTTCATTAAGTTCTGAAATCTTCAAATATTGTTGGATGGTAGTTAAAATACCAATAAAAATATTGAGAGAACCGATAGCCACAGGAGCAAGTGGTTTATATTCGTCGGGTAAACTCGTTTGCGCAAAAGACGCGGTACCACTAATAGTGGAAAGTACAATGGCAGGGATGGTAAACCAAGCATTAGCACTGGCATAACGTACGTGAGAGCGTGAATGTAGCCATTTATAACATTGAGCCGCATCACACCACTCAACTAAAATCATTTCATTTTCGGGAGACCATTCGATTTTAATTAATGGTTCGGTGGGAACAGCGGAACCCGCATCGTCGTCTTTTAAAGTATTTGATAATTGTTTTGGTGCTTCAGTTTGTTCTTCGTCTAATGGCGGTTCTTCTTCTAATGACATATATATACTTTATTACAAATTATTTTCTATATTTTTACAGATTGGAATACTAAAACTGATTATTATTACTTGTGTCATCTTGTATAAGAGGTTCGGGCGCAACAACGGCAGATTTATTAAACTGATCAATCTTTTCTGCAACGGGAGATGAATGTGAACGAATAGGAATATCAACAATATCCAATGATTTTACGGAAGCGGTTTTTAATGATTGCTCGCTATTTACACTAACATTATCATCTAATGGGTCAAATATATTACCAATACTATTTGGTATATTATTATGTTCGTGATCGCCACTAGATAGGACCGCCCAATCGGTATTTGCAAGGATTTCACTATTGTTTCCAATGGAGTCGTCATCGTCATTTATAGTTTGATTAACACTAATATCATCGATGGAAAAGCTCTCATTTGTTCTAATATTATCATCGACTTCTTGATAAAAACTTTTAAATTTCATATACATACGTTTTAAGTGGCGTCGTTGAGAAATATGGAAAAAGGCAATATAATTCATATAGAGTGAAATTTGTTCATTTAGAATTCTGTTTTCGTAATTCAATGTATTTATAAAATTAGAAATGGAGAACCCAATATTATGTTCGTGATTGTAATTTTCGATGGAATTGTGACGATTGCTAAATTGTTGAAATAAAATGCGAATGACATTTAAAATATCATTATGAATATCTTTAATATCATTAATTTGATATTCTAAGAACGGTTCTAAATCTTTGTAGGGTGTATATTCACGGTGTTCGAAACTATCTATTTCGATTGTTTTATTTTTTGCACTGTCCATAATAATCATAAATAACTTGTAATAATCACAATACATACGATTATTAATGAATTTTAACCCTTTTTCTAAATTATCATATTCCAATTGGAATGATTTGTATTGGAAATAGAAAGAATCCAGACAAAATAAAAATACTTTCTTTCTATTGTCTTTAATAAGATCCATATATGCAGTTTTTAAACGATTAAGTTTAACTTGTGCGGTTTTTTGTATACTTTCAGTTTCCTTTATAATACGTAAGATGCAATTAAAACTGGTGACTAATTTCTCAATTTGAAAAGCTTGAGTATTTGTATTATCCATATAATTAATGATTATATATAAATTTAATTATTTGCGTATTTATAATATGAAAAAATTATATATATTAATCTATAATGGATTCAGAGGACTCAAACATTCAAGTATGTACTGTTATTTGTGATATGATTCATGATTTACAAACAACTTTTCCAGAATTCAAGACGGATTTGGAAAATATCAAAAATACAATGGATGATGTTGCCGGTAAGAAGGCAATCATTGAATATTGTTTAAAAGTATATCCCCAACGTTTTTTTGATATTTTGTATAAAAATGATGAAATGTTTTCGGATAAAGAAATAAATACGGAATTTTTGCCAAACATTGATTTTGCTCATTTGTTTAATGCAAAGGATGTTTCCGAGAACACACAGAAAGCCATATGGAAATATTTACAAATAATATTGTTTTCAATTGTGGGTTCATTGAAGGACAAAGATGATTTTGGAGACGCAGCATCATTATTTTCAGGAATACAGGAGGACGATTTACAAGATAAAATGAAGGAGGTATTTGAAAATATGGAGGGTTTTTTTACAAATTTGAATGAAGATGACACTCAAGGTGAAGATGGAGAAAATACGGGTGAAACCAAGGGAGAATCAAGTGGAGAAACAAATGAGATGCCACAAATGCCAAATTTGGATGGAGTTCGTGATCATTTGCAAAATTTGTTCAATGGAAAAATAGGGAGTTTAGCCAAAGAAATGGCGGAAGAAATTTCGGGCGATTTCCAAAATATGTTTGGTTCAGAAGAGAATTTTGCGAATGTACGTTCAACAAAGGATATATTTGCCAAATTAGTTCGCAACCCAAATAAGATTAAGGATATAATTAAGAAGGTGACGACAAAATTGGAAGAAAAGATGAAGAGTGGAAATGTATCGAAGCAGGAATTGATGAAGGAGGCGAGTGAAATTATGAAAAAGATGAAAGAAATGGGAAATGGAGGTGAGTTTGAGGAGATGATGAAAAATATGGCCAAAACAATGGGAGGAAAAGGTGCGCGTTTTAATAAAGGTGCATTTGAACAAATGGCGAGACAAGGTCAACAGCGTGAGAGAATGCAAAAGAAATTAGAGGAACGTCGCAAGGCAAAGATCATTGAAGAAAATAATAAAACTATATTTAAGATAGACGGAGAAACGCAAGCAAAGTCGTCATTATCTAATGAAGATATGGATCAGATGCAAGCCGAAATGGATTTGGAAAACAAAACACAGCAACAAAATAGTTCAAATAAAAAGAAGGGAAAAAAGAAGAAGGGTAAAGGGAAAAAATAAAGGGTTAATATATAATGGGAGTTTTGAAATATATAAATTTAAAGGTATTTATTTTGAGTTTTATTTTTGGATTATTTGCGATGGAAATAGTGATGCCTGAAAGACAAACGGTTTTTGTTTACCCTACGCCAGAAAATGTCAATGATTTACAATATAAAGATAAGGTGGGAAATTGTTTCGTACCTATGCAGGAAGAATCGGATTGTGTAGGAAAATATGAAGAAATACCAATGCAAAAGTAGTAAATATAAATATATATTATTTATATATATATGAATTTTAAAAGATTATTACATACAGATTTAGGTCAAATATTTGTTTCATTATTTTTAGGCATTGGTACGGCAACTTTATTTAGAAAAGTGTGTAATGACAAGGATTGTTTAGATTTTAAAGGACCGGTATTGCAAGATTTTAAGGATAAAAAATATAAATTTAATGGAAAATGTTATAAATATTCAACCACGTCTATATCTTGTGACGAAAAAAAAAATACGATTGATGTAAATTAATTCGTTTCTATATATATTTGACTATGTATGTAAATATATATAATGGAAAAAACCTCGCGTATAGCAGATCTTCCAATACAAAATGATAATGGTAGTTTACAAAATGTATTAGAACAGTCAAATCAGGATCAATCGATGTATACTCCTATAAATATACATCCCAATCCCTATGGAATATCTGAAAAAAATCCAATAATGGAGAACCCGGTACATCAAGAACGTCCTGCTCAAAAAAACGTACGTTTTCAAGATGAAATGTCCGAAAATTATAGAAATATGATAAGTGTACAAGAGAAGCAAGATTTACCATCGCGTGATATTCCGATGGATAATTCGGTATATACACAAGATGAAACCATACAGCAAAATTATATTCCGAATAAAAATGTGCCCGATTATTTGGATAGTTATGATCAAGAAGAGCGAAAAGTTCGCGCATATGAAAAAGAAAAACACCAGAAAAAGATGATAGATATTATTTTAGAAGAAATACAATTGGCTGTGTATGTTGCTATATTATTTTTTATATTTCAAACGGCAGCATTCAGAAAGTTAATATGGAATCACTTTACATTTTTGCCGATATTAAGCAGTGATGGAAATATAAATGTAAATGGAATTATGTTTAAGAGTGTATTGTTTGGTGCTGTGTTTTATTGCAGTCAAAAATTAGCGGCGTATTTGTCAGAACTATAAAATATGAATAAAATTTATAAATGAATTTGGAAAATACCATTGTAGTTGAAACAAAAGAAAGTGTTAGACCTTTATCTCTAATGGAAAATGTAAATTCAACACAATATAATGACGAAGTCACTATAAGTATACCAAAAAAATATGATGAAGCAAAAATAATTCATACAAATGGTTTGTTTATATTTTTAAAAAAAATAAAACAAATTAGACAAATAAATTTATCGTTTCGAGAACTTACATTAAGTAAATTCCATTTGATTACCATCGAAGATGAAGATGAAAATGTAGATTTATTTATGAACTTAGGATTAAATCCATATTTAAAGTTCAATGATTATATAATAAGCGAAATAGGATTATATAAAAATAATACGTCTATATTATTGAAAAGAGTTAAACCATTTTCGGAAAAATCGTGCATTGAAATAGAAAATAATAATTCAGATTTGATTGATTTAAATAAAGAATATAAAATAACAGAAAAAACACGTATTACTATGTATAAAACAGATTTTAAAATTCAAGATTGGGGTGATATTGATTATATCCATACAGTGCAAAATGAAAATGGTGAATTGGTTGATTTTGAAGTATATGAAGGTTGTGATAGCATAATGAAAGAGAATAATGATGCAAATTATTTAAATATGTCAAAACAGTTTGATGAATACATTAACATATGGTATAATGTAATTTCTGTAAATTATGATGTTGATTACGATACGCCTAATAAAGAATCAGTATTACACACATGGAAATATGGTCATAATAATAATCGTTGTAAAGATGTAAAAGCATATGAATGGATAAAAAAAATAACACATCGTACATATGATATGGTAAAAGGTTACACACCAATAAATATACACGAACTACGTGATGAATATTTTCTTAATGGAGATATTTATTATTTATTTGAAAGACAAGAGAGAAAAATAAATGATATATGTGATGAAATAATAAGTAAGTGTGTATTATTAGGAGCGACATCATTGTGTAATGATGTTATAAAAAAAGATGATGATGAATTAAACGAAGAATTTAATAAAATATATGACAATAATCATTTATGTAGAATGCAAGAAATGGAATATACAAAAATACATAACAACAATAGAATTGATCTAATTAAAAAAAAGAAATATAAAAAGAGACATAAATTAAAAACAAACATATCAAAATGGTTTTCTGATTTATTTTCTAATTTTTATCAAACACAAGTGCTTAATTCAAATAATGAGTCATTGTCAGTTTTATCATTGGCATTAGAAAAATATATTGAAAATGTGGAAGAATACATGAAAAGAGGAAATGATTTATTAATAAAAAAATATATTGAAAATGAACAATATTTTATTTCTGTATTTGAAGAAGAAACACTCTATCAAGAGTTGCACAATGATTCTATATTTAGTTTATTAAATAAAAGTTTGGAAGAATACAATAAATATATATTAAACAATGATGATTGGGAATTGCAAACACCTGATATATATACATTATTAGGATTTCATACATTTCCAAGTGGATTTAAACGAGAAATGTGGAGTGAATTACAGCATTATAATATTCATATTAGTAACAAATGTATGTCATTAGGTACATTTAATTTTTTTGAAATTATTGTACAAGCGTTTGATTTTTTTGATTCCAGTAATTGGTACTATATTTATGCTTTGTGTTGTTTTTTTGCTCAGGTGATTGGTCCATCATATTATATATATAATTATTACTTAATACAAGACAATAATGTATGTCCAAATAATTCTGATCAAATAAATAAATGGTTTGCAGTTGCATATTACTTAATATTATATGCTAGAATGAATTCATTTTGGGATTCATTAACCACAAGTGTAAGTCAATATTCAAGTAGTACAATAATACCAAACAATAATTATTTGCGTATTACAATGATAGTGAATTCTGTATGCTTGTTTATAATTCCAACATTTACATACACATTGTTTATAGAAATGAGTTCAATAACAGATTTGATTTTGAACTGTTTGACAGGAGAGTTTTTAATAAATATAGACAATCTAATAGTAGAATTTATGGGTGAAGAATCTTATGTAAAAGCAGTTACAAAGGATTTAATGTTGATTGCGTTTATAGATAACGGATACCCAGAAAGTAATATATTATCTCCTAGTTCCATTGATTTTTGGGTGATTTCAATAACACAAATAGTACAAATGATATTTACATTGTGCTTTACATCAATAGTGTATAGGTGCATTTGAATGATATATTTATGTAAAATACTTAATAATAATACATTATTATTATTAACAAATATGGGTAGATTTTACACAGGTGATATTGAAGGTAAATTTTGGTTTGGTATACAAAGTAGTAGTGATATTAGTGAACTTGTAACGTATAAAGAACACAAACCTATATATATATGGAAATCGTGCGGTTGCTATGTAGATGATGACCTCCCAGAAGATGACAAATATTGTAATGCGTGTTTTTTATCTAAAAATGAACATATAGATACTGTGGAGGAAGAAGGAGATTATGTAGATGGGTTATTGTATATTGAAGAACAATCTATTCATTATTCATTGGACAAGGAAAGACATTATCAAGAACTGGTAGATAATATGTCGAAAATGAAAGAAATAATAGACGAAGGTATTATGGAAGAGTATGAAAGTATAAAACAAACCGATGATATTTTAAATGCATTTTCGGGTGTTTTTAATCATATATTCGATTATATGAATAAAAATATAGTATTCGAGGACAATATAGAAAAACATAAAGTGTGTAGTTTAGTGGCTCGATACACGTTGGGATATCAAATCGAATATTGTCTTCGAACTACAGAGAGTTGTAATATCCAATGTGAAACTTAATATAAAAAGTCGGTATTTTTACGTGTTTTATTAAATAGTTTTTTTGATTTTTTTGTTCTCTTCTTTCCTTTTCTTGAATGTTTTGCTTTGGTGATTTTTCCACTAGCAGGATTGTATTTTAAAAACCATTCTTTATATTCTTGGGTGTCTTTTTTATTGACTAAGCGTTTAAATGCTTCGGCTTTGTCTTCGCGTATTTCTTCAATACTTTTCTGTTTACCATAGCAATGAATGGAAAAACGTTTTAATAATCCTTTACTCGATAAACGATTTTTAGCTTCTACATCAAATAAATATTTAACCATGCATAATAAACGTTCCTTATTGTAGTGTTGTAATTTGGCATACATAAATGCCAAATAAAAGGTCATTATTGTATCAATAGTGGCAATCTTTATTTTTTGATTATTTATTAATATTTTATTGTAACTATGGCATGCAACGGGTTTATAAACAAATAATACTTTTTCTCCGTTTACTTGGAGTTCAAAATGTTCGGATATCATTTCATCAACGGCTCCGTGTTTAATTATTTTTGCATTTTTGAAACCCTTCTGGACAATGTGTTCTTTTAAAAAGTTGATCGTCTTTTCTGGTTCATTTGCTAATACATCAAAATCAGGAATTCGCTTTACTACTGTAGTTGAATTATCCATATAACGAGAAAACAATGATGTAGCATAGCCACCGAAAAACACGACTTGTTGCCTAACAAGATTATCGCGAATAATATCGTGTAAAAGTTCTCCATTTTCTTTAAAAGATTTCATTTTCCTTTGAAATTCAATGGTACTACAAGATATATTAGGTTTCATAGGATAATATTTTGTTAATAAAATCAAACGTTTGAGAACCTTTTCCCAACGAGAAACGTCTCCCATGGGTCTAGATAGTTCTAAATACATATTCATTCTAAGAAAATCAGCAGGACAATAAGATATACCCATAATAGTAATGGCATCTTTTGAAATGGCATCAAACAAACCCTTGTGTATTTGTGTAATATCTGCAATGGGAATAAAATTGACATATACTTTAAACGTGCCTTTATGAACACCTGATTTTGCTTCAACGTCATTATAACCCAATTTATAATATATATTAGCCAATTCAACAGCGTGGTCTAAAGCACTTGGACTATAAAAATCATAATCGGGTATTTCAATATCTCTATCATAAAATTGTGCGTCGGGGGGTAATATGTTATTGATTGCGGTACCACCATAACAAACTAATTTTTTACGTTTTAAAAAATCTTCGACGACCTTAATAATAGAATTAATGTTTTCGCTATTTACCATTTTTTTCTTCTGTATAGTTTCACTTTGGTCAACAGCTTGACGCAAAATAGCTAATTCACATTCTTGAAATGACATTTTGTTATTACACATTTCATTCTGATATTTCTTGATTTCTTTATTCATAATTATATATAATAACTATATAATTATTGTTGAATACGTTTAATAAACGCCAATGCTATATAATAAGGAATAAACGCAGATTTATGTTGAGCAAAAAACTGTTCACATATATCTAATTGCTCGTCGCGCATATAATATCGATAGCATAACATTTGTACGTTATAGTTATCTGTATATGTATAAATATTTGGGTGTGCAACATCACTCGAAGTGAAAACATTATCTTCTATGGCTGAATTAAAATATTCAGGTACAGCAATTGTTAATGAATCAACGTTTACCGTATTGTCTTCCATTACAGTGAGTATTGTCCCTTTTTTTGTTTCTAAAAATTCCAAATATTTTCTTTTTGTTGACATTCTTGAATTTGATGTTAAGTTTACATATTTTGTTAAATCATAACACGTATCGCTGTTTGGATTTTCACAAGCACTAAGTTCTTTGTATTGTGGGTGAATGTCATTGTCAAAAATAATAACTGCCTTGCCCATTACATCATTGAATGTTGTATTAGGATTTAATTCCTGTTTATATAAGCGGTAGTTTAATGCCACATCAATTGACTTTGCGATTTCGGTGTAAACCCGTTCATTATCGCTTTTAACGCGAAGTTGAATAAAAATAGGGTCATTGGGACATGGTGATGGATTGGTAAAAGCAAAACTATTTACTGCGGTTAAAATATCGGTCAATAATATTTTATTATCTGTATCCAATAATGTATATTGTGGGTCTGTTGTAAGGGCAACATATGGCTTATCTTGTATAAAAACTATTTCAAAATCGAGAAAACGGCATCCGCGGGATAAAACAAAGCGTAACATATCAATACTAACAAATTTACCACTAATAGCACTGTTATAGCTAGATTTGACAATATATTGATTTATTGGCATCATAATATCCCCATTAAAATTGGTAATTCCATGATTCGTATTGTATTTTATGTCTTTATATTCTCCGGATGGAGTGTTCATAATAAAAGATTCTCTTGTAGAGACATATTTTAAATATAAATCATTTAACACGTAAAGTAGAATAAATGTAGTAATTATTAATATGATGATTTTATAATATTCCATATTTAATATATAAATATATTATAAAATAAAACTATATAATATATGGCTGGAGGATTACTAAATTTCAAGGCAGAAGGAGCAAATAATATAATATTAAATGGAAATCCAAGTAAAACATTTTTCAAAGTCGCATATTCAAAATATAGTAATTTTGGATTACAGAAGTTTCGCATTGATTATGATGGTTTACGTGAATTGCGTCCATTTGAGGAATCGAAATTTACATTTAAAATACCACGATATGCTGATTTATTAATGGATACTTATTTATCGGTTACATTACCCAATATATGGAGCCCAATATATCATCCCACTGTGGATACGAATCAGAAGTGGTCACCCTACGAATTTAAATGGATTAGAAAAATAGGTGTTCATATGATAAAGGAGGTAGTCATATCTTGTGGTTCTCAAACATTACAAAAATATAGTGGAGAATATTTGGATGCCTTGGTAGAAAGAGATTTTAGTGCTGAAAAAAAGGATTTATTTAATGTAATGAGTGGAAATGTACCTGAATTATATGATCCGGCAAATGTAAATGGACGTGCCAATACATATCCATCGGCATTTTATACCGGAAACACTGCAGTGGGTTCTGAACCCTCAATACGTGGTAAAACGCTATATATACCATTAAATACATGGTTTTCTTTAGATAGCAAATGTCCATTACCGTTAATAAGTTTGCAATATAATCAAATAGAAATAAGTGTCACAATGCGCCCAATACAAGAATTGTTTCAAGTGCGTGATATATTCGACGCAACCTATAATTATCCATACGTAAAACCCGATTTAAATGAGAATCGTTTTCAAATCTATCGCTTTTTGCAAACACCCCCGAATGTATTTTTAGATTCGGCGAATTATGGTAATAAAATAAACACTTGGAATGCTGATATACATTTAATGTCTACATATTGTTTTCTATCAAAACAGGAGCAACAGAAATTCGCATTAGAAGATCAGGTATATTTAATCAAAGAAGTGCACGAACATAGTTATGAAAATGTCACCGGAACGCGAAAATTAAAAGTACAAACAAATGGTATGGTATCAAATTGGATGTGGTTTATGCGTCGCAATGACGTACATTTAAGAAATGAATGGTCTAATTATACCAATTGGCCTTATTTTACACAACCGGGGGATATTGAATTAGCACCTCGTGATATTGAAAATTTAATACCAGTAAATAGTATTCCTCAAAATTATGGTCCAGCAATTGATCCTGCGGATGGGCGTAATACAGGTTATTATGTAACGGGTACTTTTAAATCTGTAAATAGAAAGGAAATATTGGAAACGTTTGGCATATTAATGAATGGGGATTACCGAGAAAATATGCAAAACAGAGGTGTATTTGATTATGTTGAAAAATATGTTCGCACGGGTGGTTCGGCAGAAGAGGGGTTATATTGTTATAATTTTTGTTTAAATACAAATCCATATGATTATCAACCTTCTGGCGCTTTTAATATGAGTAATATTAAAACAATTGAGATAGAATTAACTACACATGTACCTGATATTGATTTAGTAAATTCTCGTTATGATGTAATATGTGATTTACAGGGCAATCCAATAGGAACACGTAAATCGAGTTATCAATTATATGATTATAATTATAATCTAACATTGTTCGAGGAACGATACAATGTATTATCGTTTATAGGGGGTAACTGTGGTTTAATGTATGCCCGTTAGTTTGCATTTATTTTTATATGATTTATATATAAATGAATGATAATAATATAGTTTGGAAACATTTAAAAAAATATGATAAAGAAGGTTTTCAAAATGATGCATTGGTTGATAAATTAAAAAGGATAAAACTTAAAAAGGATAAATCGTTTGAAAACTTTACAAATAGCGAAAATTTTGAAAATATTCATCAACATAAAGAAGACAAAAAATCCAAAGGAGGAAAAAAGAAAAAGAAAAAATCAGTAGAGGGATTTGGTCCACGTCCAATGATTGCTCGAATACCACCTTATGAAGCAGATGAAGAAGATGATTACGAAGGGGGTGACGATAAACATTTTGAAGAAGCATATGGTGAAGATGATGAAAAAACAAAAGAAAAAAAATTTAATATTTCTGATCTACGTGATAGTTTAGTTGATTTTCTTGAATTTATGTGTGATATTTTTAATTTTATGATAGGGTTTATCGCGTTTGGTATTGTTAGGACGTTTAGTACACATCCTTTGCAAAAAATAAAATTTAATAAAAAGAAAAAAAAGAAGGATGACAATACTGTAACAGAGAATGAAGATGATGCTCATTCCGAAGAAGCATTAAAATATGAACAAGAACGGGAAAAGGATGAAGATTTTTCCATACGTACAAAAAATGCGAGCGCATTTTTCAAGGACATCAAATATTTATTAACGGGTAAAGTTGGTACAGAGGATTTTGTAAATGATGTAAATTACGTAAAAAATAAATTGCAATATATGTTGTGTTTGATGTTTTCTTTTGTATTTACTTACTTAATTTATTTTGTAACGTTTTATAGTGAATATAATAGTAGCAAGTTAAATGGAGAAGGGGTATTAAATATTTTTAAAAAAAATGAAAATGGTGAATTTGAACCGAAAAAACACGAGTCAGGTGATAATGATTATGGAGATCGTGTTAATTTTGACCCATTTATTAATTTAGACGGATTAGTAAATATGTTTTGTGATGTTCCTAGCTCAGAAAAAATGTCGGGTGGAAATGATGGAGGAATGGATATGAAAGAAATGAAGGAAGGAGCAAGTCAAGGTTTATCAAAAGGTGTAGAATATATAAAAAAGTTCTTTATAACAATTATTTATTTTATATTATTGGGACCGGTTAAGGCGTGTGAATATATACATTGGCTTTTATTGGTATATATGCCTAATGTATTTTTGGGAAATATTGGTGTATTACCATTTGGAGAAGCAAGTAAAGGTCCATCAAAGTTTCCTTTTTCACGTACTATTGCCAAATATTTTTATTCAAATGCCGCTCTATTTATTATTTTGTTCTTTTTAATATTTGAACTAGTTTATGGGTCTGGAGAAGCCATTAAAGATACATTTATTGGTGGATTAAAAGGTGAATTTCCTGCAAATATGCTAGGATTATACATATTGGGTGTAATTATATCAATATTAATTGAATATTTTATGGGTATTTATGAAAATGTGAAAGGTAACAAAAATGATTCAGTAATTGATATGTTAAATGGTGGCGGTGATGGAACACAAACCGGTGGATTTAATTTTGGAGATATGATGGGTAATCTTACAAACCAAACAGACATACCAGACATAACAAACCAACAATCAGTACAACAGCAAAAACCCACCGAAAGTCCACTACAAGAAATGTGCAGTGCGGCGCATTTAGATGAAGTTGTGCCCAAGACCCCATTTTGGGTACCAGAAACACCAGATGCGGCCAAAAGCATGTTAATTGTTTGGATTATTTGGACAACAATAGTATGTATTGTGAATATTATCATATTATTGATTGTTTTATTTACTTTATTTGTATTAACACCATTTACAGTTATAATATATTTGGTATCCATACCATTTAATATATTATTATCAACGCTTTCATTAGAAGAAGACAATATACTTAAAATATTAATGAAGTATTGTTTACCTGTTTTTGGAAAAACAAAACTGCAAGAACGTATAGATATATATTGTGAATTAAAACGACACGAAACATTTGAATTGAAATATCAAAATGTTATTGACAAGTTAATGTCCGATACGAATCAATAAATGGTATTTACGCAAATAAAATATATAATTTAATATGTTTATATATTAAATTATGAGTAAAGTTAATATACAAGAAAAAACCCAATATTATAAAGATATAGACATTGAAGATGTACGTACCCACGAGGACAAAGAAAATAATTCAGGTGGATTCAGTGTATCTAATGTAATATTTAGATATTTTAAATTGTTAATTGTTTTCTTCTTTTGTTATTATACGATTCAGGAATGTCAAAATGGGTCTATAAAAGACGATTTACTTGCTGAAATAATTATTAAAGTATTATCAATTATTATTTTTATAACGTGTGTCCTTATAGTAAACAAATATTTTTCATCTGAATATTTTAAGGTAGATATATTTTTATCACTTTTAGGGATTAAAGAAAAATCAGTTATTTATAACTATATTGATATACCAAATGACGATAATAAACAAGCATTAGAAGAATATAGAGAAGCATTAAGCAGAAAGTGTTACAAAGAACTGAAAGATGAAATAAACAGTTATGTGAATTTTACACTATCAAAAGCGAGTAATTATTTTAAATTTTGGTTTGCGTGGCGCAGTGAGAAATGGAACAACTTAATAAAAGATATATTATCATCTAAGAATGAAGAACAAGAAGTAAGATGTTTAGTACGTAACGACAGTAACGGTAAGTGGAGTTCTGCAATTTATAAAGATGGTAAAATTACACAGGATGACATTTATAACCAAGGTACTGTAGATGTTAATACAATTGGTGAAATTAATATTGGAACAAATACAGGCAATATAATATGGCCAGTTGGTAGATCAAACCTCAATGAATTAAGTTCAATAAAAAACTTTATTGCGAGAATTGATGATGAGAAAAACGTATATAGAAAAGCTATATATGCAACAAAAATACAAACGCGTTTTAATGGTCACAATTCGCTAAGATGTAAAAATTTTGATGCCTATAATGAAATATTTAAAGTGGGAAGTAGTGTTCAAACAAAATATAATCAAAAAGTTGAGAAAAAAGATGATTCGTGTAAAGAATCCGAAAATCAAGTAAATACAGGATTTTTTGAAAATATCGGAAAAACGACAAGTTCTATTTTTGGAAATATCGGAAAAACGGTAAGTTCTATTTTTGGAAATGATGAGACAAGGATAACATATACACCATCGGACAGAGGGCGGGGGGGGGAAACAAATGTAAAGAATGAATAAATAAAAATAATCAAATCGTTCAAAATATATATAAATATATATTTTTATATATTTATATATGCCCGGTAAAAAAAAGTACTATCCATTTGTAAGTATATGTACGCCAACATTTAATCGCAGACCATTTATTGAAAACATGATACGATGTTATAAAAATCAAACATATCCAAAAAATCGTATGGAATGGATTATTGTAGATGACGGCACAGATAATATTCAGGATATACTTTCAAAGGAAAAAATTACAAATCTCAAGTATTTTGCGGTTGAAAAAATGAATTTAGGAGCAAAGCGTAATTTTATGCATACCAAGACAAAGGGGTCATTTATAGTGTATATGGATGATGATGATTATTATCCTCCCGAACGTGTAGAGCACGCGGTGGAAACCTTACAAGGGGCTCCGCAGGCCTTATGTGCGGGTTCGAGTGAGATTTATATATATTTCAAGTCGTTAAATAGAATGGTTCAGTGTGGTCCATATGGCCCAAATCATTCAACCGCAGGTACTTTTGCCTTCAAGAAGGAGTTGTTAGAACAAACTCGTTATGAAGACGATGCCGCACTGGCAGAGGAGCGAGCATTTTTGAAAGATTATACAATACCATTTGTGCAATTAGATCCACTAAAAACAATTTTAGTATTTTCGCACGAACATAATACGTTTGATAAACGTGAAATGTTAAAAAACCCACATCCAGATTTTATGAAGGATTCACCCAAAACGGTGGATACATTTATTCGAAAATCATCAGAGGCGGACATAAAGAAGTTTTTTATGGAAGACATAGATGATTTATTGAACAATTATGATGCGGGATTGCCCAAAAATAAGCCGGAAGTATTAAAACAAACAGAAGAAATAAAGAAAAAAAGAGCAGAGATGGAAGCAAAACACGTAGAAGAGTTAAATAACCAACCGACAGGCATTGTAATGGATATGTCTGGTAAAGGGCGTAAAGATTTGACGCGTGGAGAAATAGTAAACATTATTCAATCATTGCAATCACAAAACGCGAGTTTAATAGAGCAATTCAATAAAAAGCCAGCATTGATTGTAACACAAAATGGCGAAAATAAGGAACTTAATCAGCAGGATATTATTAATATAATATCCACGCATCAGCAAGAAAATGGTCAATTAAAACAACAATTGAGTGTGTTCCAAACGCAAATGCAAACATTAGACCATTTAAAAACGCAATTTGAAAATAAGTGTGGATTATTGAAAAATGAAAATGAAACATTAAAAGAAGAAAATAAGAAATACAAAGAAAACGAGGACCTTGTATCTGCTGATAAATATTATAAAATGGAAGGTGAGTACAATTCATTGTGTATAAAAAACAAAGAATTGGAATTAGAAATACTTAAATTAGAAATGTCTAATAAAATAGAAGAACCATTGTCAACACCGAGTGTAAAGGCAAATATTGATCCTGACGCTTAATGAATCGGATGTGTAAAATGATAATATATTATAATATATTATAATGATAATAGTTAGTCCATTAACTCAGTCGGGTCATCTTTTTTTATATTTTTATCCAAATATCGATATATCCGTTTTATATCCAAACGACATATATCATATTCTTCTAATCTTTTTTCAAGACGACTGAGATTTTCGTGTTTACTTACATCGCCATATTTCTTACGCATTTCCTGAAAAAAGGTAAACAAATCTTTTTTGTCCATCGAAAGTTTTAAACAAAGGTTTGTAATAAAAACGCTATTATTGTATTCAGTAGAATATTTGGTCAATACTTTTGTAAATCGTATATTATCTGTATATGGAATTTGTTTATGTTTGAAATTATCGTGATATAATTTATTATTATAAAAAGTTTTCATCAATGAACTCATTTCATTAAATTGCCAAATTTGGTATTGAAACGTAATGCGGTCAATATAATCCGCGTAACAAATATTATTTAATATTTTATTGTAAAAATCAATACATTTATTTGTATCCTTGTTTTTCGATATATTATCGATTACATTTTCGTGCCATAGCAATGCAACAATAGTGCGCTCGGTCTCATTCATAAATTGTATATGTTTATCAATAGAAACATTGTTATTAAATAAATCGTGAGTAATTTTCTTTGCATCATCATTATAGTGTTTTTTTTGAAATATTTTATTGAAACTCGTCTCATTCATTAATGCACTATTATTTGTATAAATTTGTTTAAACATTTTCATTTTTCGCAAATCTTGTTGAATATAATTCAATGCGGTTTTTTTCATATTATCTGTAAACGTTTTATATTCGGGTATTTCTTTTTTCAAATAACTATTTATTTGATTTGTAGAGGGTTGTTTTAATTCAAAAATATTACATACTTTCATTAATTCTTTGATTTTTTTATCCATAAAATAGTTGCCAATACAAATGATAGGTATATTTGTTTTTTGCTCGCCTTTTTGTTTTTTTGTTTTCTTTTGACGTATTAATTTGATTAATGAACTAATCCCCCCTTTATCCCCACTATTCATGCCGTCGATTTCATCCATTACAATAACGATTTTACGTTTAACACCACGCATCATATCCAACACATTTTGGCTGGCCACGTGGTCGGATGTTAATGATTCAATTAAATTTTTATTTCTTATATCTCCGGCATCATATCTTATCATATCGTGATTTAAATCTTTAATGATTTTTTCGACAAATGATGTTTTACCACAACCAGGAGCACCATAAATGTAAATCCCTTTTTTATGATTTACATCTTGACAAATTCTATCAAAATTTAAAATAATATCTTTAATTTGACTGGTTATTTGTTGGCGTTCATTTAATACCATTTACTATATTAAATGAATTTATTTTTATGCAGTTTTAAACGAATATTTATTTACCAAACGCACTGAAATCTGATGTACGAGCAACATAATTACTTGGTTTTGCGGGAAGAGCCCCATAGTAATCATAATTAGACACGCTGTTTTCATAAGAAACGCGGGAATCGGGTCCGAATTGTGGAACATTGACATCACCTTGCGCAGGTGCACCATAACCGGAACCACCTGGTCCTCCATAAGAAGAACGACCATATGGATTATTCATTTGATTATGTTGACCGGGTTGACTAGCACCTGAACCCAAATTTTTAATACCGCCATATAAATCTTGTGCTACGGTGGAAATACCTTGTCCAACGGTAGAAACAGCCGTTCCAGCACCCGAGACAATGTTACCCGCAGCATCATATACATCTCCTCCTACGGTTTGTGCGGTAGAACCAGCGGTGGAAATCAAATTACCGGCACCATCATATAAATCAGTACCGACGGTTTGTGCGGTAGAACCAGCGGTGGAAATCAAATTACCGGCACCATCATATAAATCAGTACCGACGGTTTGTGCGGTAGTGCCTACGGTAGAAGCAACATTCCCTGTTGTCTTATAAATATCTTTGGATGCTGTTTCAACACCAGTTCCTATTTTATTCAAAGCAGTACCGGTGCTATCAACTGTTTTTTCTATAACTTCTCCCAAAGTATCAATGGTTTTCACTGTAATATTACCTGTGCTATCTATAATTTTAATAACGGCATTACCGGCACTATCAATTGTTCTAATAATAACATTACCATTTTCATCTGTTGTTCTGGAAGAAGTAGAATCGCCACTTAATGAAACGCCATTTGCATTTGTTGTACCGGAACCACCATTACCACCACAAGTAGAACATACACTATTGCAATCTCCTGCACAACTAGGGCAAGTGGGACAAACAGGAGGTACAACTTCTGTTTTTAAAATATAATCACTAGATGTTGTAGAAAAGGGGGTATCACTCTTGGTCATTTGATTGTAAAGTTCTACAAATTTGGTATATTCAGCAGATACTATAGGTGTATCATCGGCAGAACTGCTACTTTCTGAAGTGGTAGGAGAACCAGTTGTTTCTGTGGTTGTTGTTTTCTTAAAATACAATGAGCTTCCCAAATTAAATGTAGAATCAAGCATTAAACAATAAGCACCCGATGGTGTAAAAGCAACAATTCCAGGTTTAGCTCCTAAATGTTTTACGATGAAATTTTCGGATAAACCAACTTTGCTTGTAATCAAACTTTCATCGTGACTAGCGTCATCGGTAATATTAAAATCTTTTCCACCAACAGTAGATACTTCAAGTTTGCTATCTGCAGATACTTTGATTAAATTGTAATTGGACATATCAAGATAAAGTTCTCCGGCAACGATTTCAGAAAGTAATTTGTTTGAACTATAAAGAGGTAAAATAGTTCCGCTCAATGTTTCCATTGTTTCAATGGGAGTAGATGTTTCGGAAGGAATAATACTTGCTCCTAAGAATTTATGTTCAAAAAGACCATTTTTATTAAATAAGTAAGTAATAAGGTGTTTTGGTGCAGCCGCGGTGGGGTCTACAATGTGCACTAATGTTTCATCATTTTGTTCGTGAACACATACAATATATTTTGAATGTTCCAATGTAGTAGCAAAACTGTAAAACTTGTTTGACCCATCAACGAACGTTTTCAAACTATTGCGGTCTTCTGCAATATTCGGTTCATATGCACCTGAATCAGCATCAGTAGTGGCCTGTACTGTATTTGTTGTAGAACCATTATAAATAATATTAATGGAAGTGTATGCTTTTAACATTTCTTGTTTTTCTGTTTCTGTTTTGCCTTCAAGGTCACTTAGTTTGTATTCGTCGGAAACAACTTCAATAAAGTTGCGATTTGACTTATCAAAATACAAGTTATCGTACAATTTTGTAACGGCCTTATCACCATCATAAGTTAATATTGTATAATTTTGACCTTTATTTGTTTCGTTATCTGTATAATTGTATGTTGAAAATCCCTCTGGTGTTTTTTGGTTGATAAAGAGAGATATAACTAAAACAACTACAATTACCAATAACAATAAAACTGGTGTTAAACTAAATTTCATTTTAATATATTATATTGCTATAAAAAAAGATGTACGTTAAAAATTGATTTATACAACATTATATCTAAACAATAAATATAATGTTGCAGTATAGTTATGGTGAAAATAAATATACTTATGAAATAAGTATAGATGAGGTGGGTAGAGGATGTATGTTTGGTGATGTAGTTGTAGCAAGTACAATTTTACCTAAACATTGTAATTTTGACATTTCAAATATCAAGGATAGTAAAAAGTTTACAAGCAAAACAAAACTGTATAATGAAAGTGAAAATATAAAACAAAACGCTTTACATTATCATATTGCATCACTATCGAATACTATTATAGATGAAGTAAATATATTACAAGCTGTAATGTTGGGAATGCATAAATGTATTGACAGTTCAATTGAATATTTACAAAATATAACAAATAATAATTTGGATTATAGTAAAATCCTATTGGTAATAGATGGGAATTATTTCAATCCATATTTTACAAGCGATGGTACACAAATCGACCACATTACCGTAAAGCAAGGGGATGGTAAATATGTTGGAATTGCTGCTGCCAGTATATTAGCTAAGACGGGTCGTGATAAAGACATTTACGACTTATGTGAAGAATATCCTTTATTGAAAACCTATTATAACATACATAAAAATGTGGGTTATGGTGCAAAAGTGCATATGGATGGGATAAGACAATATGGTATTACAAGTATGCATCGAAAATCATTTGGTATATGTAAAACAAGTGAATTAAATGAAGTTATTTACACCACTGAAAAATAAGTTAGCACGAAAAATATTAAGCAAATAAATCATTGATTTTGTAGTCGTTTAGAAATAATTATATTTTTTATCTATAATGGTTTAAAATATTATAAATATATATATTAATTAGATGTCATTTACACGTTTTCATGATGATGATGCTCGTATAAAAAAGCAATTACAAGAAAGTACATTTACAGGACGATATCAATTAAATGCTCCAGGTCCAGGAGAAAATCTACCATTTATGGAAGACCCCCATATGAGATTAGAGAAATGGGGTGCAAATAATCGCACAAACGGTGTTGATTTAGAAAGCGATTTAAAAGGGATGAGTCGTAAATATAATCGCGACAATGTAAATCAAAACAACTATAAGGACCATTCTACATTTACCTTACCCCATAGTCATAGTGTTGAAAAATCATTTGTTGATCAGACCCGCGCAAGTCATCCAGGGTGGACTTATTTAGACGTAGAACAAAATCGCTGGGAATTGCCATTCGAAAATCCTCAAGCACACACAGAAAAAACTTTCGAAAACAATAGTAGTTCGCGTATTTTAGTAAAAGATAAACACAAATAAATTATATAATTATTTTATATACCTATTATAATTATATATGGAAGCAGCTATCCCACTATTTGCATTAGGTTCTCTATATTTTGTAAATAAACAAAATAAAAACAAAGAGAAGAAAGAAGGATTTTATAGTTCCAAGTTACCAAATACGAATTTGAGAAATCAAAATTATCCCAGCGAAGGTCTTGCATTAGACCAGGAATTACAACAAACGGAGCATTTGTCCCGCGTAAATAAATATGATAACAGTCAGGGAAGTTATACGGATAAATATTTCAATCAATCAATGAAAACTGGAAATATTCAAGAGGATCTTAACCGTCCTAAGAATGTTTCAAATATCTCAGAAGTTAGTGGAGAACAGTTCAAGTCATTGACTGGTGATTCTGTGAGTTCTAATTACTTTGAACACAATAATATGGTTCCCTTTTTTGGAAGTAAATCTCACGAAGTTAATTTAGAAGATAAAACATCCGAATCGATTTTAGACAATTACACCGGTTCGGGTTCTCAAAGTGTCAATAAACAAGAGCAAGCGCCATTGTTTGCACCGGAAGATAATTATCAATGGGCACACGGTGCCCCCAATGAGAGTGATTTTTATCAATCTCGCGTAAATCAAAGTATGAAAATGTCGAATGTGAATCCATTTAAACAAGAAAGCGTAGCCCCTGGTTTGGGTATGGAGTACGGAACAACTGGCGGTGACGGTTATAACTCTGGTATGATGAATCGCGAATCGTGGATGCCTAAGGATGTTGATTCTTTACGTGTTGCAAACAATCCCAAAGCCAATGGTGTTTCATTAATTGGTTTAGAGGGTCCCGGTGTGTCAAATATTAAAAAGCCCGGTCAAATGGGTAAGTTCGAAAAGAATCGTCCCGACCGTCATTATGAGAACGGACAAGACCGTTGGTTCACTACGGGTGGTGCGGTTAAAGGAGAAACAATGCGCTCAATACAAACCGACCGTTTTACAAATCGTAAAGAAGTTGGTCGCGAATATGAAGGTGCTGCAAGTCACCAAGTAAGTGGTGAATATATACCCGGTAAGGTACAAAAATCTCGTCATATTGCTTTAGGCCCTGTTCCAATGGGAACAGCTCACGCAAAACAAAAGAATAATGCCAGTGAGGGTGATTATGGTATTAAAAGTAAAAAGGCGTATCCTAACAATCGTTCAACCAATAATGAAACCAATTATTTTGGTGGAATCGGTCATTCTGTAAGTGCGGCAATTGCTCCTGTGATGGATGTGTTACGTCCTTCCCGAAAGGAAAATGCCGTGGGCACATTACGTCCTTATCAAAATGCGGGTTCTCACGTATCTGAAACATATATTTATGATCCTACACAAAAGGCACCCACTACACATCGTGAAACAATGGAAAAATCAAAATTCCATTTAAATATTAATCGCAATCAACGTGGTGGTGCATATGAAGTGACAGAGCATAAAGCAAGTAATACTTCACGTACAAAGACAGGAGATTTTTATTATGCGGGTAATTCATCTGCTGGTGCGGGAACTCGTGAAATGAAATCATATGAAGCGGAATACAATCAGCGCAACAATGATATTAAGAGTTCGACTATTCAGGGGCGTATGGTGCCTGGAAATATGAAATTAACCAATCATCATGTAAATGTTGCCCAGAACAATCGCGACACAAAGTTGAAAAATAATCGTGCATTAAACGGAACAATGCCCGCACAAATGGCAACACCTCAGCATATGGGAGTGTCTGCACAAAACAATAATCGTTTATATTCAGGAATAAACAAAGACCGTAATACAGGTGATTTAAATAACGCATTACAATCAAATCCTTATGCCGTTGATTTCACAAAATATATGTAATAAAATCTATAATAATAATATATGTATGATATTATTATTATTGGAGCAGGCATTGCAGGATTAAACAGTGCGCGTCTTTTGAAAGAGAAATATCCAGATAAAAAAATGTGTATATTAGAGAAAACGAATCGAATAGGTGGACTGGTGGATACACGATTTTATAATGTATCTCAAAAAAAGAGAACATTGGGGAAAAATAAAACACAAAAACATAGAAAGGAAAAAATTAAATATGAAGCGGGTGGAGCGGTTGTTTATGAATACCAGAAAAATATGCTAGAGTTGATAAATAAATTTAATATAGAAACGAGGGAAGTGCCCTTAGGAAAAAATAAACGTCATTTTAAGAATTATTATGATGGTAAAAAACGTAAACATCCATTACAAAAGGAAACAGCAGAAAAATATATGATACTATTGAAAAAAGTGTTTGCTTTTATGGGTACAAAGACGGACGATTATTGTCGCAAATACACATTGGAGCAAATATGTTTACAAGTACTGTCGTTTGATGAAACGCGATTTATTGAATTTTGTTATGGTTATGCAAGTGAATTTAGAGTTGGTAATTCCGTTGTAACAAGAACAAATATGGAAAATGAATTATTAAACAGTAATAAAATGTTTATTTTCACAAAAGGTTATCATACATTAATTCAAGCTATATATAATTCAATTAAAGAAGATGTGGAGTTATTTAAAAATAGCGAATGTCTCTCTTTTTATAAAGCGAAAGATCTTTATGTATTAAAGATGCGTGATGGGAGTACATATAAAGCGAAACAATTAGTGTTTGCTGTACCTAAGGAGGGATTACTCAAATTATGTAATAGTTTCGAAGAAAAGGAATTGGAAATGTTTAACAGCGTGGAGTCGTTTAGTTTATCGCGTATATTTGCAAAATATGATATGACGAAACCGGAAAATAAGTGGATACATAAATTCAAACATAGTACAATAAACAATCCAATACGTCAAATAATCCCTGTTAGTAAAAAACATGGTTTTATGCAAATCAGTTATAGTGACTGGTATTTTGCTGATTATTGGGGAACGTTGGAAGAAAAGAAAATAAAACCTATTTTGCGAAAATTATTACAAGAAAATTTACAATATGACAAAATAATAGACCCCGTATATTTAAAACGTGTATATTGGAAAAATGCAGTCCATTATTGGAATGTAAACGTAAATGAGAAAAATATGTACAAAAAAATAATGTGTTTACGTAAAAATTTATTTATAGTGGGAGAATCGTTTAGTTTAAATCAATGTTGGTGTGAAGGTCCAGTTCAAACATCAATTGATTTGTTGAAAATAATGTAATTACATAACAATTTTTTAATAGTTATATAATATATAACATGCATTTAAGCACAAATACATCAATCGCCATTATGATATTTTACTCATTATTGACCTTTTTTATAGGTCCATTTTTGACGCGTCCATTTATGGGGGATCATCCTGATCAATGTACTGCTGGATTTTTGGTCGGTTTCACACTAAGTATATTATTGTGGATGAAATTTGGTAGACATTACGGTTCTCCTAAGCTCAAAGTTTAAATGTTAGATTCCGGTAATAATAATTTATTAAATGTTTCTATATTATTATTACATTGTAAATAAAAACTCGTGATTTCCGCTGGACTTGCGCTGTATTCCATATAATTATTTAATATAATAGAAGATATTTCCTTATTAAAAAAATGGAAAAACATTTCTTTCAATACATTTTTAGATGCATTTTTCATTTCCATTGTAATATCTATACGACCGGGACGGACAAGGGCTTTATCCAATTTATCGTAATGATTCGATGTTATAATAATAATGCGGCCGGGGGTTTCTTTGATTCCATCAAATATATTTAATATATCATCTAATGTAATTGGATTTTCATATGTCGGTTTTAATAATTCTTTGACTTTCACTGAATCATCGGACGAATCATTTATTTTTGTATATTTTTTGCGTTTATCATTTTCGTCATCATCACTTGACGAAGAGTAAATAAAATTATCTTTTTTCTTTTCGTCTCTTGAAAATACAATTTCGGATGCACAATCGATGTCTTCAAATACGATTATTTTACTATCAAAATCGATAGGGTGGTCTTTGTTATCTCCATTGTAAACGTTTTCATAAAAAAAGGTGTCCAAATCTTTTACAGTTTTCAGTATTTTGAATGATAATGTAATAATATGACGATTAGTATAATTTGCAAGTGCTTTTATAAACGATGTTTTACCTGTACCGGGTCTACCATATAATCCAATACCCAAACTATATGGAATGCCTTTATCATAATACCATTGTTCGTTGTTTGAAAAAAAGTCCACTTTATTTTTTACACACTGTTTTTCATCAAAGAATAAATTATTAAAACTGCAAGTGCTCTTGAATATATTTTCATTCCAACAATCATATACATCTTCTTCAAATTTACATGTTGTTAATGAATATAAATACTTTTTGTCTTTTCGCTTATCTTCAACTCGTTTTTTATAATCATCACAAATATTTTTTACAAATTTTTTCAATTCTAATACACTATTTACATAAGAAAATAATGTAATTCTAATGGTAGTGGTCTTATTTGATTTTGATTGATTTGATTTTTTCTCATCGTCATCTCTTGAATCGTCCAAATCAACGTGTGCTTGAATACTTTTACATACATTAAAACTATGCCCTTGATCAACAATGTAAATTCCATTGTTATCAAAACTACTTTGATATGAACATTTTCGCTTATTAATATTGCTATAAATATATTTTAACTCATTAATACTATTATTTTCTAATGAATTTTCCATAATATATTCAAATAATGCCACAAATTCATCACAATAATTTGCTGTAATTGTCGGCATATCATTATAACCCTGACATATACTTTTTGTTCCTTCAAACACAATAGCATTTCGCTTTGTTAAATAATGTTTGATATTATTTAAAATAATTTGAAAATCGTGAGACATCAAATAATGCCCAACCACCAGCAAAATAACTAGAAAAGAGGGTGAAGATGCATTCGAAAATTGCGACATTATAAAAAAACGCATTGTTTCATCGATATTAATCATAATATTATAATTATTAATATACGTTTAAATAGTTGTGGAAAATAATTTATTCATATTGACAGCTTCTAAATTATATGTCTGTTCCTCTAATAGACGATAAATAAATTCATCATTTCTAAAACGTATACTATATGTTTGTTGAATTTGATTACGTCCAATGCGTCCCAATGCTTGCATTGTTTTTTGTTGCGTCATTTTTTCCAAATCTTTACCAATAATGCCGTGACAAAACTGATAATTTGTGCCATAAATATAATCGGATGAAGCAATAATAATAAACAAACGTTGTTGTTCGGCAAGTTTTTTCATAATTTCATTGTAATCGCTATGCTCAACATCAATCAATACACCAATACCAAGTATTAGTAATACCTTTATGGTATTATCCACATTAAGCAACATAATATTTTTGATACTTTCTTCATCGATATTTGGTACAAATGCATTTTCTATAATGTTTTCATCATCAACCCATATTTTTTGGTGTTGTGTTGTATTTGGTATGTATTTATAATCCAGAGAAATCACCATTATTTGTTTTCGCAATTTATTAATTTCATTTATGATTGCTTTGCTCTCTCTATCTGTTGCTTCCTTAAAATTATCTTCGTCACCCTTTGCTTCTTCTTTGCTTTTTATAATAGCGTCAAGAGAATCGATTTTCTTGGTCAAATCATTATTTTTGTTTATTTTTGCCATTATTTTTTGAAATTCAGGATTCGGTATTTTCGATTGTTGAATATAAAACTTCCCGATTTTACTTACATCTTCGCACAAATAAATAGTGGGTCCATCTGTTAACGTGTGAGCATCTTCGGTTGTAAATAAAATACCCGACTTTTGTTTTACCGTATTATCAAAGACAGATTGAGTACGACGCAATGGCTCTCCGGGTTTTATATGATTATCCGGTAGTGACGTTGTTCGAGTAATTGTTTTCGAAAATTTATTCTTTTCATTGCATTTAAAATACTTGAATGCGTTTGGCCAATGTTCTTCTTTAACATTTTCAAGACATTGTAAATAATAAATTTTAAGTGAATTCATAGTAATATCTGAGATACTATTAAAATAGTTATCAATAATATAATCCTTTTCTAATATTTTATTCTCGTGTAAATAATAAATATATTCAACTATTTGTTCGACATCAAAGTATCGTAACAATGTTTTATTTGTTTTACAGAACTTAACGCATTTCTGTAAATCTTCATAGCTTTCATACATATTATGAGGAAGCATACATACATTTGCTTTTGATAAAATCGGAATAGATTTTTTACAATCATAACTATTAATATTGTAAATCGTAGAACCCTCAAATTTTCCTTTGAAATCTTCAATGACATCTTTAATTTCATCTTGTTTCGGTAATGTCGCACACGATAACACAACATTGGGTATTTTATTTTGCGACCAGTTTCTATTTATAACGTCGTGTAATTCGTGTGTTTCACTGTCTAATGTGATGGTTGGTTCATCCCAGTAAGTAATAATATCTTCCTTATTATTAAAAGCACACATATAATGCATAGATGTAATGTAGGAGCGCACGTCGCAAATCATTATTTCGACTTTAGACCCATCACTGTTATCGATTTTCTTAGAACCGTTTTTATATTTAATATCTTGTCCATTTTTATGGCATTTTGGATTCTTGCAAACACACCTTCCCTTTGCATCCAATTCGTGTTTGAAATGTGAACTAGCCGAAAAATAATGAAGACGAATTTCGTCAGCTGTATCTGAGCCAAATGCAAATGCTATTTTTTTCCCCAATGCAATGCACGATTTTGCCAAAGCCAATCCAATATGGCGAGCAACACATACAAATATGACTTTATATTGATTAGATAATCCAATGGGTGTCAATGTTTTACCTGTACCGGTGGGTGCACAATATAATACAAGTTTGGGTTGTTTATCTGTTTTAAAAAGATTAAATATGTCTTTTTGGTGTTCAAACAATACTTTGTCTTCAGAAGACAATAAATATTCATTGCGTTCAATATAATTATGTGCATTTTGAAGAATAACATTAGGTGTAACTTTGGGTGAGGCAAAATTAATGACTTTTTCGACATAATCCAATATGGTGGTATTAATATTAATAATGGATGATTTTCTTATTTGTATAATACTGTATAAATAACTAATATAACCTGATTTCTTTTTATGAATATATTTTAATATATATTCGCACAACTCAATTAATAAATATTCGAAAATTACCTTTTTAAAACTATCTATGTTTTCATCAAGATTTTGTATTTTAACTGTATCACTGCTATTTAATTTTTGTAGCTTTGATGATTTTTCGGGAACGTATACAAAATGATATTTTTTATTTATTTTATCAATACCTTTTTTAAAATATTTCTCGTATAAGTAATGATGTATAATAGTATTGGGTTCTATTTTCAAAAACGATGTTAATGATTTATTGTTGTTATAATAAATATCAGTTTTATTATAGCCATTATCAATCATCTGTAAAATGTTTTTTTCCATACCATTTACTGGGACTTCTAATGATTCCCATTCCTTTTTCGTAAGCTTTTGCTGTCTTAAATCCATTGTATTCTATATATATTATATAAAAATCATTTTATATTCAATTTTTATATGCATGTATAAATATAAATACTAATTGCATATAAATAATAACAAGAAAAATGCTTGATTTTTTTATGAAAAAGGCAAGTATACAATACATAAATTATCAAAATATGCAGCAATGTATTAATGATACAAACACATTAATAATAAATACTCTCAATAGTGGAGAACAAGAATGTCTAATATTAAATACATTGGATTATAATAGAGAACAAGAAATATTTAATCAATTAATTGATAATTATGATTTTAAATCAAAAAAAATAGTGATTTATGGAAAAAATTGTAATGATAATAGTATAATGAATAAAGCAAACCAATTAATTAACTTAGGATTTCAATATATTTATGTGTATATTGGTGGATTATTCGAATGGATATTATTGCAAGAAATATACAGCGAAGAGCATTTTAAAACGACATCGGTTGTAAATGATATATTAAAATATAAGCCAACCAAGATAATATATTAAAATTGATTCGCTATTTTATTTTATATGTGTGTAATATAAAATGAAAATATTGTCGATTGAGGGAAATATTGGGGCCGGTAAATCAACATTGTTAAACGAATTGCAATGTAGATTGAAAAACAATCCGTATGTAATTTTTATGTTGGAACCCACAAGTGTATGGGAAAATATTAAAGATGATGAAGGTCATTCGGTATTGGAAAAATTTTATTCGGACCAAGAAAAATACGCATTTTCCTTTCAAATTATGGCGTTTGCAACGCGTATTCAAAAAATGAGACAAAAGATAAAGGATAATCCAGACGCAAAAGTTATGATTTGTGAGCGCTCATTAGAGGCGGATTACAATATTTTCGCAAAAATGCTTCATAGCGACAAAAAAATTGAAGATATTAATTATAAGATATATTTAGAATTTTATAAAATTTTCAAAGAAGATTATCCGATAGAAGGTATTATATATATTGATGCATCACCCGAAATATGCTATCAGCGTATTAAAATGCGATCTAGAAATGGCGAAGAAGATATACCACTAACATATCTTCAACAATGTGATAAATATCATAAAACCTGGCTTTTTGAACACAATACCGCAAGAATGTTACAGTTGCAAACAGATTATCAATTCAGTGATGAATCGGATAAAAAAATTTACTTTCATTTATGGACAAATCAAATGACAGAATTCATAGGAAAATTTATGTAAACTTAACGACTATGTGAACATTCTCTTTTTTTATGCATTTACACGCCGAAACTGATAATTCCTCTCTTTTTTTCCGCGTTTTATTTTCACTAGTTGTTTCATTCTTTTTTCGTGAATTTGTATTTCTAGAATTCATATCCTTTTCTATGTCATCATAGTTTTCTTCAATGTATTTTATAATATTGTTTTCAAGAGCCCATCGGAAAAAATTAAGTTGTCCTAATGTTGTTTCCATATTGTGTTTGTCATCATATGGAATACATATACGTTCCCATCTACAAAAGGGGTCAAAACGTTTTTTTGAATACGCTTTTAATTTTAACTTGTACTCATGAAATACCTTAAAACGATTGTTGTTTAATGTGTATACAACATATTTTTCTTTTGCATAGTTAGTTACAAACCAATCTATAATGCGCAATGATATTTTCCCTTCGCCGTTAATTATTGATATGATTGAATCCAAATGTTTTTTATTATTGTAAAAATTCATTAAACTAGACAGTAATAATTCATTTTGTGTTGTTGAATAACGTGTCGACATTAAATAATATAATGCTTTGCACTTTATATTAGTTTTTATAAAATTATATAAATTCTAATCCAATTATATAAGTATGACTAATGAAAATATAAACTCAAATGTAGAACCATATAATAGAAGAAGAAACGGGTTAACCAAATCGACTAGAAAAGTATCACAAGGATTAGAAACAAAAAAATGTTTTTCGTGTACAACAAATATACAATTAACAAATTGTATATATTGTGGTAGGTCCGTGTGTATTAATTGTATTGATGACAATGCGTGTTTAGTATGTCATCGTTCAAGGCATATTGTAGAGTTCAGGGTAAAAAAATGGTATAATTGTTGTTATTTTTAACCTGTTTTTTCATTTGATGTATTTTCCGATGGTTTTTCGATGGGAATCATCATATTTTTTACATCTGAAATATTCGATTTTTGCGAACGAATTCTGAAATTATAACATATGTGATTTTGATAATCGCTAATATTTGAATAACGTCGTCTTGTAGTAATGCGCTCGCAAAGAATACGATGGACACTACAATTATGAGACATACTGATAACTTTAAACTGATCGTTACAATAGTTAATAAATTTTTCTATTTCGCCATATGCTTCTCTAAATAATGGTATATACACCTCAATAGATGTGTTTTTTATCTTATTTTTTAATACGACATTATCAATACTGATATTATTATCAGTGATTTTCATCAAAAGACCCTGAATAATGTCTTTCCCGACGTTGACAATTAGTTCGTAGATGTATAATAAATCAGTGTATTTCAACCGGCGTTTGTTTTTCTCATTTATATAAGAACTAAAATGCTGTTCAGACATATCTTTTACAATCCACCGCACTCGCCATTCTGTTAGATTTTCACATTCATTTAAAATTTGCCGCGCATTAGTCATTTCTACGTTTTCAAAGTGAGAAATCAATCGAGTGAAATTACACAAAGATTCAGCAGGTATGTGATATTCGCTTTCATAATCGAGCACTTTTCTATTGTCATCCGAATATAAATATCGACCAATATAATTTACACAATAATTTAACAAAATAGAATAATTTCCACAGGGGTCGTCCCCTGGTTGTCGAGGAACAACGCCATTATTATTTTCCCTTAAAAATTGAAAATAATGAGGATTATGCACGGTACCATTTTCAATTCGACCAGTTACCCAATCAAATGAACAATGACACACAGTACACCACATTTGATTGCAACCTTCTGTTTTATAAATACGTTCTCCGCATTTGGGACACGGTCGTGTTGTTGCTTTTATGTGATTTGCGCTTTTAACAGTGTCTTCATTACACACGTGGTCGGCCTTTGTTTCGTCTGTTAATACGTCTAAACATTTAGGACAACATTGTGTTTCACAAACACCACATTTATATTGTGTGGACAAGAATCCTTTGCATTCTGCCTTTTGACACGGCATAATGAAACGTTTTTTGTCTCCGACTTCAATACCACACGCATTTTCCAATTCTGTTTTACTTTCACGAAGTTCATATATTTCAGTATGAATATCGACCCGTTTTATTTCCAGTTGTTGTCTAAGTGCTTTTAATGTATCAAAATACATTGCTCGCGCTGCATCTTCATCTTTTCGTTGTTCACGAATTAAATTATGTAATTCTGTGTTTTTATCGGTTATTTGTTCTCTAATTTCTTTAATTTTTGGTGCATTTTTAAGACGAATACGTTTACGTTCCATATATGCGTCCACTTCCGGCATTGTTTCTTGAATAAGGGACTTATTACGTTCAAGCAATAATCCATTATGATGGGGAGTGTATGTATTCACAAACCACGAACGATTTAAATTTAAAATAACAAAGGCCTGCTCCCAGGATTTACGACAGTTCATACAATGTAAATCCGCAGTAGAATTCATTAAATATGTGCGAACACACGTTTTGCACGCATTAAAATTACAAGATGGATTATTGCAACATATTTTCGCCTTTATAGATTTATTATAGGTTTCAATGCATATTGGACACTCACTCATACTACTTTTTATATAAACTTAGCTATATTTTTTTAATCAATTTCTTTACGTATTTTTAAAAAAAATAATTTATAGTATTAAATTATTTTTAATTTATGCAAATGATTATGCAAACAACTTAATTGCTGTAAGCAACACCAGCCATACCACTCATAACACGGAGGACATTGTAGTTAACGGCGTAGACACGTACCTTGGCAGTGCTGGAGCCAGAGACAGTGTTGGAGGAAAGAACAAGCTGAAGAACCGCGTTATCAATACGAGAGAAGTTGCATGTTCCGGAAGGTTGGTGTTCCTCGGGGCGAAGAGCGAAGGAGTACACGTTAATACCGGTGTCGGGGCTCTTGGTGTGGTGCTGGAAGGGCTGCACAACATCGAAGTAAGAACCTTCACGCTCAGAGAAGCGGTCTTGGCCGTTGAGCTGTAACTTGGCAGTCACAACGGGATTCTCACCCCAGCAGTGCTTATCCATGGCGCACTCGGCAAGGACGAAACTGGCGGCATCACCGACAGTTGAGTTGCTGGTATCAACAGCGGTGGGGCCATCAACGAAAAGGTTTCCGCTGATAACCTCAGAAGCACCAGCAGAAGTGCTATAAGCTTCAAGACTGTTGGGAAGGGCATCAAGGGCATCAGTGTAATTGAAGGGCTGGGCACCGTAGAGAGACCATAAACCAGTGGCATCGGTGTTCTCTAAGGAAGCACAGTAGTCAACATTGGCATCAGGTTGGACAACCCACACAAGCTCCTTACAGGGGTGGTTGAAGTTGAGCTTGATGCGGTTGGAGGAAGAACCGACGGACTCGTCACCAGTGAACTGAACCTGCTCGATGAGGTACTCGTGGGGGTTCTGGGCCATCTTGCGGCGCTCGTCAGTGTCAAGGAAGATGTAATCAACATAGAGAGACGCGGCAACAAGGGATTGCTGGTAGGCAGCAGAGACAGATTTGGCGCTTGCACCGGATAAAGCATCAACAGCCCATAAGCACTCACCAATGGGGCGGAAGTCAATGTTAATCTTGACCTCGTGGTACTGGAGAGCAATTAGGGGAAGGGCAAGACCAGGGTTGCGGCAGAACCAGAACTGAAGGGGAACGTAAAGAGTTGTCTCAGGGAGGGCGTTGCGAGGAGCGCACACCTGGGCAACGCTACCGGTGGCGGCACAGGCACCAGCGACGGCACTGTAGTCAGGGTCAACAAGGTATGTAAGCTGTGTGGTCTGGCCAACCATCTTGTTGTAACCAGCGGACTGGTCGGCAGGAAGAGTAAGCTGGTTCCAGATGTGCATCCAGTCACCGTATTGGCGATCGATGCGCTGGCCACCAATCTCAATTTCGACCTGGGAAACAAGCTGCTCACCAGGGAAATCTAACCAACGAGCGTGAACAGCACCTGAGGTAAGGTTCTGGTCAATCTGGGGAAGAGTTAACTGAAGGTATGTGCGGTAGGCAAGATCACCATTGCGGCTGATTGTGCAGGTAACGCGACGGCCGAAATCGGCTTGACCAGAGAATGTCTGCTCAATCGACTCCATGGCGAAGTTTGTGTGTCTGCGGTAAGACACTTTCCAGAAGGTAATCTCAGGGCTTCCAGTAAGGAAGACATCCTGAGCACCGTAAGCTACAAGTTGCATAAGAGCACCACCCATTTTATATAATTACTAAAGAAAAAAATTTGGGAAAAATTAAAATAAATTAATTAAATTAATTTTAAAAATTGTCATTTTTACTAAAGTATTTAGGTTTATGTTTATTACACCATAATTACTGCTTGTAAAAAAATAACCATTGTATAATATTGTTAGCATAATATGCGTATTATGAAAATTTTATGTACAAATAAAAATTGATTATGCTTTCAATATTATTATATTTTATAAAATATGAAGTGTAATTGTTGTAATAAAAATGAGTCCGAAAGTAGATGTTATATTTGTAGTAAACCAATCTGCAACACCTGTAAAATAATCAAAACATTGAATTATGACAATAGGGGAGTAGGTAACGATTGGGGGACGTGCAAAGATTGCTATGAACCTTGGGTATATTGGATGAGAGAAATTGGTAAAACAGATTTTGACATTTTTGAAATGCAACATCACGAGTATGATAGAAATACGATTGAACAATTATATAGACGTTCACTATTGCAATGTCATAAATGCAAATATATATGGGACGGAAATGCCCAATGCCCTTGTTGGCAAGATTTAGATATATTTGATATTTTTGATAGTGATGATGAGACATATCAATCAGAACCCAAACAACAGCATGATGTTGTTGTTAGCGAAACAATGACAGAACGAAATTAATTATTATGTATAATATTGATGTCTTGATTAGATAAAATGAATTTTTCTAAATATGTTTTTTGAAATACTTCTTTTTTGTTTTCGTGCTTTTTAGAAAAAATATAATTCTCTGCGGATTTCTTTATTGTCCATCCATCTTCTAGAGCATTTGTTAGGAATACCATTCGTTGAAACTTTTTTTGATTTATTTCTATGTTTCTTGGTGATGTTTTTCCTTCTATTGTTGTCGTTTGCATATAAAATAATGGATTTTATATTATTGATTTTTTTACGCTTTTTTATAAATGTATAATATATACATTTATATGAACACCAAAATGAATATGAAAAAAGGTGGTGTGCCTGAAAAAAAAACTAATAGAAAAACCTCAGCTGCTAAAACAGCTACCCCTAACAAACCTAGCAAAAATAAACTTGTTAAAAAGGGACAATTTGCAAGTGAAATTTTAAAGTTAACAACTGGTATGTTTCGCAGTAATACAATAACTGCAAAGCAAATTACTAATAAACTTACCCCGGCATTTACAACGGCAGTGAATAAACACTATCCAGGTATGTCTGCATCAAATTGGAGAAGTGCAGTTACAAAAGGTTCTCCACAAAAGGAATGTATGGATGCAAAAAAACAAGAAATTGAAAACAACCCAGACAATCAGAATCATAAATTACAAGAATTCGAGGGAAATACACTTACGACATTGATGGATGAAATTAATGACCCCGGTTATAAAGTGAAAGCTCCTGCAAAGGTTAACAGTAGAATGACAATGGTTCCATTTACACCGACACACGTGCGCGATTGTGGTGAATGTTGGTTATGTGGTACACAAGTAAAAGCATTTGCTGGAACAACAGATGATGGATATGTATATGCAACCCCTTGTGGTGATTGTGAACACGTATCTGCAGTTATGGCATCTTTATTATCGAAAATGTTAAGTTCACAAGGAGGTACATTTTATAAATCATATATGCCTTCTTGTATTGATTGTAATAGAACAAAATCGAATTTTATAGGTATTAAATTAACTACAACAGGCGGATGGATGGTTGATGAAGATGGTGTTGATTATATGGTATATCAAATATTTGGTAATTTTGGTGAACTATATACAAATACGCACGAATACGAATATAATCCGGAGCGTATACAGCTAACACAAGATTTATTAACATATGATGAACCTACATTTAACGAATTTTTGAAAAAACGAAAAGCATCAATAATAAAAACAATACAAGATTGGTGTAACGCAGCAAATGGCAGTTTTTATTCGCTTATTGGTGGAACAAAAGCAGGTAAACACAAATTTAATAAAACATTTATATTGCACGCTTTGGATAAAACTATAACCAATGCAGAGAATATGATAAATGCTTCATATAAATCTAAAAAACAAAGATTGAGCAAGACAAAAGGTGGAAACATTATAAACGAAGAAGAAAATTACATAATTTTCTTATTGAATAAAATAGATACACTTCAACATCAATATGTAGAACAAGACAAAAAAGATGAAGCAGAATCCGAAGAATATGCCAAAATAGAAGCAGAATCCAAAGAATATGCCAAAAATAAGATGGATGTAGATAAAGATTCAACCAGTGTGACAAATCCGTTTGGTACTGATGATGTTTGGGGTGGAAAAAAGAAAACAAGAAAACACAAAAAAAACGTCAAACAAAAAACAAGAAAACACAAAAAAAACAATACATATAAGAAAAAGTAAATAGCGAAAAAAATATATAAATTTAACAATCTATATATTTTAAATGACATCTAAACAAAAAGAGTCGACAATATTATTGTCCATTGATGTGAAACATGATCAAATGTTAGCACATTTTCAGAATTTGGAAATAACAGTAATACCGAAACTGGAAGAAGAGAAGGGCAAACTTAAAAATGAACTCAAAACTTTGCAAACAGCAAATATAGACCGTTATATGGAAATTAAGGATCATATTAAAGAAATCAACGGAAAAATTAAAGAACACAAAAAAGAGAAAAACAATTATTTTTTGGAAAATTCCCAATATGTATTTAATTATTTCGAAGAAAAACAAAAAATCAATAATAACGATAACAATCAAACAAGCACAGTGATTAATTCGTTTTTCAAAATCAAAGCCAAAAATAAAGAATCGTGTGATTTACAAGATCAAAAATACAGTGAATCGAAGCAAATGTATAAAAATTATTGGAAAAATGTTCACGAAGAAAAACTCGCAACAACAGATTATGTGTTGCATTGTGATATTTGTATTTTTTGCAATGAAGGTGAATTTATTGCACAAGAAGACGAAGGAATATTAATATGCAATAATAAAGTGTGTGGAAAATTCATTACGCACATTGTAGATGGTAATAAACCATCAAACAAAGAACCACCAAACGAAGTATCCTATACAGCATATATTCGATTAAATCATTTTAAGGAAATATTGGCGCAGTTTCAAGCAAAAGAAACCACACAAATACCGGACGAGGTGATTGACGCAATTCGCAATCGCATAAAAAAAGAACGCATTATAGATAAGTCACAATTAAATTATGGTAAAATGCGAGAAATCTTACGCAAATTAGGATTAAATAAATATTTTGAACATATTCAGTATATAAACTCTATATTTGGAATTAAACCGCCAATAATGAACGAGGAATTGCACGAAACATTATGTGTGCTATTTATTGAAATACAAAAACCGTGGGCGATTCACTGTCCCCTGAATCGCACGAATTTTTTCAATTACACATACACATTATATCAATTATGTGTATTGCTAGACCAAGACCAGTATTTACCATTTATACCAATGATGAAAGACCGAGAAAAACAGTTAGAACAAGATATGATTTGGAAAGATGTATGTAAAACGTTGGATTGGCAGTTTTTCCCTACTGTCTAATGTTTTTAAACAATGTATATGTTCCAAACAAAAATAATGATATTTGCAATACAATTACGACTTGAGGAATTAACATCCATTTATCCAATGATTCTGATGCGTCGGGATTTTCTTTGTAGGCGTGCAATAATGATTTCATGTCATCCAAAAAATAGTAATTAATAATAAATGCGATTAGATTAAACATCAAACCAACAATAATCAATCCAATATTATAGGATTGAGATTTACCTCTATAATAACGGCTATATCCAAGAGCGCCAAATGAAATAGATGTATAAAGCCCTACATTTCTTAATGTCGTGTGATAAAACATAATAATATTTTTATGAGTATCGTCCATTATAATATTTATATACTAATTAAATATTATATTTTATTTAAGCCACACGGGGGAAACCAACAAGGTTGGCGCCAATACCGAAACCGGCACCAGTGCGAGCAGTAGAACCCATTGCAGGAATAAAAACATCGAGGATGCTAAATGTGGCCGCAGCTACAAGGGCAATAATAACAACTTCTTCAATATTAAGTTGTTTCTTGGGCACGGCAAATGCAACAATGGCAACAACAATGCCTTCAACTAAGTACTTAACAACACGCTTAACGAGTTCTTGGAAATCAAACACACCGTTCATTTTATATTATATAAATACAAAATAATTCTAAAATATAATATAAATAAAAGATTACAGATAATATTATATGTCAGGTTTTGAAAGAAAAATGATTGACGGAAAAGCAAATCCTAAATATGTTGACCTATGTGATGAAGATGCCCCCATTGCCGGACAAAAATTCACGTGTTTGTCATTTGTTTCTCCTGAAAATATACTAAAGCGTCGTGAGCAATTCTTATTTGAAGAATTTGTAAAATCGTGGGATTTTACTAAATCAATGTCTAAATTTTTTGATTTTATTCATTTTATGTCTTACAAATATAACCTAAATGTTGAAACGACCATTGAGGATTTTAATGAATTTGTAAAGGATGAAAAGGACAATCTTAAAAAGATGACAGTGGAAGATGATTATAAAACATTTATGGATAAGAATGAAGAGCGTCTAAATGAAGAGTTTAATCGTAAAAATGTATTTCAAACTTCTGTGCGTGGATTAAAGGTTCGCGGTGTTTATAATACACAAGAAGAGGCGGAACACCGATGCAAATCATTGCGTGACATTGATCCGAATCACGATATTTTTGTAGGTCCTGTTGGTATGTGGATTCCTTGGGATCCGGATGCGTATAAAACGGGTCGTGTTGAGTTTATGGAGGAGGAACTTAACCAACTACACAGTGAGAAAATGAAAAATGAAACGAAAGCCAAAGACGAATTTGAAAAGCGTGTGCGCGAAACAAAGAAAAAGGCAATTGAAGATAATATTAAAAAGGCGGAAGAATCTGGAAATGTATTAACTCAGACCATTGATGATGATGGTAATTTAACCGGTGTAACAGAAACTGTTGATTTTGAGAGTCGCGAAGTAGCCACAGAAGATGGCATTAAAGAGCATAATACTGAGGTAATGAAAAAAATCGTAGATAACACTACCAAGGAAGATTAAATCTTTTTTATATTATATAAAAATAACGTATATTTTTATATAATGGAGTTATATCGTAAAATTATTTACCGTGTATTAAAATGTAAAAAAGATTACGAGCCAATAAATTACGACGATGAATTTATAAAATATATGAATTTAACAAATGAGATGTCCAATAATGAAACAACAAGTGATTATGATTATACAAGGGCAAAAAATGTATTTCTAGATATTTGTATCCATAAAAATAATTGCGAATTTGAAGATAAATTTGGTTTTTATAAAGACAAAATTCAAAATCCATTTATTTCTGATAAACAGCGATTATACATAGAAAGTATATTCTGTGAGATACAAAAGTGTTATTTTAGATTATTAAGATTTCGAGAATTATTCAAACACAAATATTATAAAACGCAAATAAATGTGGATATGGGATTTACAGAATTGAATGAAAACGATAAAAATGTCATTTCTATAGTACAAAATAAAAAAAAATATTTATTTAAAATCACTGACTTATTTAAATTGTTAAATGATAAAATGACACTAGGAAATGATTATTTTATTACATCCAGTCCTATTAAGAACCCATACAATAATATTTTATTTTCAAAAGCGGATTTATATAATTTTTATTTTAAGATGAAATTTGATACATTATATTTCAACGAAGTTCTTCATCAGTTTTTTAAAGTTAATTTTAATATTTACGAATTTCAAGAACATAATATGACATTATTAAAGGAAAATATGATAAATGATAAAGTACGCAATATGTCAAGTAATATATTATACCAAAAAATATTGAAAATGATTGAGTTTATTAATAATGAAATATATTCTGATATGTATAAATTATGTATTTCCTCCGATTTCGACAAAAAAATAGTAATTGACGCATTTACCCCATATTATCGTTTATATTTATTAATGAATTATAGTAATGATTTTTTCAAAATAAATTATTATGAAAGTTTGTTTTTTTATAAAATGAAAAAATTTATATTGCATAATAATCGTTTTGGTAGAATGAAAAACTCATATCACTATAATAAATCGCGCAGAACAGCTGTAGATGATAAGTATATAAATTTCTATGAAGAAGAACAAAAGGAAGAATTTAATGAAAATCACGTGCAAATTATTAAACGAAAACGTATTTATGAAACGGTATTCAAACGAGATGCGGGCATTTTTAGAAGAGCGTCACGAATTATAAACTCCGATAGCAGTGACAGTGAAGATGATGATGGTATTAATGTTATTGTAAATAATAACAATAACATAAACAATGATTTAGTGGATACTGAAAGTGAAAGTGAAAGTAATAATTCAATAGATACAAATGACAGCGACTAACCAATTACCATTTTGTCTTTTTAACATTGATTTGTGGTCCTTTACTTTTTTTACGTGATTTATTTGGGTCATATTCTTCGTCTTCATCATCAGAGTTAATGCCCTTTGATAATTCCCAAAACTCTTTTGAGCCCAATCTAAAATCCGGTCGTGTTTCCGCCTTATACCAAAAAATCTGGTCATTTAATTTATTGGATTTCGCATTATTATTTATAACTAAACATTCATAATTTTCTGTTGTTTGATCCATTACAGCACTAAATGATTCCAATGTTGGAAACATGGAGGCATAATTCTCCCATATACGCTTTCTATTTGTCATATATGGTTCTCGAAGTAAAAAAACATAATCTATATTTGTTCGAAGATTAGGAGGAATACCCAATGGATATTGCATTGTAATAATTAACATTACTTTCCAGTGACGACCATTCATAAATAATAATCGCATTAATTTATCACGTGTCCACGACTGATCATACAAACAATCATCTAATATTGCAAATGTACGAGGGTCAACCCGACTACGACCATAAGACGCTTCTTCCTTTTTCATTTGTTTTAAAACGGCCTTTTGTCGTCTTAAAATATTTTCTATTAAAATGCTACTATATTCTTCGTGAATAAATAATTTAGGTACGTGTTGTGCATAAAAACCATTACCGGCTTCTGTTCCCGAAATTACCGTCCCGACTGGAATATCTTGATGATGATATAATAAATCGCGAACCAAGAAAGATTTACCAGTATCACGACGCCCAATCATAACAATTACTGGCCCTTTATTTTCATCCGGTTTAAATGTAATATTACGCATATCGAATTTTTTTAGTTCCAAAGTCATTATAATATTACATATGATGATTTTTACATTTTTATAACGAATGTGTTTAATTTAGTATTTTATTAAATAGTTTTACATTATTAGAACAAATGACTAAATTTAGTATTGAATTATTGGAAAACCCAATAGTAACCCCCGAAAGATGGGTAAACAACACCGAGGACTATAATCCTTATGAACTCGAAAGTTTAATCGCATACAACCCTTGTTATAAAGAATATAATAATAAAAATTTCACCCACGCTCAGTTTAATCATAAATACCACTTATACGACAATAATACTGTTGTCGATGAGCATAATGAGAAATTAGAAAAACAAATATTCTTTAAATATGCTCCTCTTTTAGACCCTTGTCATTATATGATTGGTAAATACAAGCACGACCAACATTTAAAAGAATTACCTTACTACAAAAATGATAATCTACATTATAAAATTAATTCTATTCACAATGCTTCTTATGTTGACAATATGTGCTGTGTACTAATAAACAAACTTAAAGAACATTATAATTTTTTCAATAGTGTAGAATATTATGGTTCTTACATTGGTATTCAAAAGCAATATCGTATTAACGTTATTGATGACATTGATTATTTACAATCTTATGATTTTTTTGAAAATGGTCTTGGAAAACTATTTAACACCAACATTTTCGATAAAGACACATATGCACAATATACAAACAATAATTCACTAAAAAATAAACCCTCTTTAAATATTGAAGACGATAATGTAACGATTGATGTAGAAACATTAGAAATAGATGACACTTTAAATAATGAAAAATCTCCTCTCGACCTTGTTTATGAAAATGACGTAAATGACCACCACAGTGTAAGTGATAATAGTATTGTATCAGATTCTGATGAAGACAATATTAGCAATGAAGATTCAGATAATGACGAAAACGACGATGAAACCATTTCTGATGATGAAGACAGCGATGAAGACAGTAGTATAGAAGAAGAACCATTGTATGCATATATTAATGATTTCCCGGTTCAAATGATATGTCTTGAAAAATGCAATAATACGTTTGATAGTTTATTGGCAAATAATGCAATCGACGAACACCAAGGACGTTCTGCTTTATTTCAAATTATTATGATTTTACTTACATTTCAAAGGGCATTTAACTTTACACATAATGATCTTCACACAAATAACGTTATGTATGATGAAGTGGATTATGAATTTATTTATTACCTTTATAATGACAAAACATACAAGGTACCAACATATGGTCGCATATATAAATTAATTGACTTTGGTAGAGCCATTGTCACTTACAATAAGATTACATATTGCAGTGATAGTTTCAAAGAAGGCGGCGATGCACATACACAATACAATTTTGAACCCTTTTATGATTCTTCCAAGAAGAAAATAATGCCGAATTACAGTTTCGATTTGTGTCGTTTAGGTTGTTCCATTTATGATTTTATAATTGATAGTGAAATGAAAACATCCACAATGAACGACCTTCAAAAAACGATTGCACGTTGGTGTAGCGATGATAATGGCAAAAATATATTATATAAAAAAAATGGAGAAGAACGTTATCCGAATTTTAAATTATATAAAATGATTGCCCGTCAAGTGCACAATCACACTCCTGCTGCACAATTAGAACAAGAATTCTTTAAAGTATATGAAACAACTGAAAAAATCACTGATTCTACACATACATTTAACATAACTAATGTTGATAGTTATGTATAAATTTTATTTTATAACTATAATATAAAATGAACACTGAAAAAAAGAAAAGTATAAAAATCAAGATTAAGAAGAATAAAACAATGAAAAAACGCAAAGGGGGTAATATTTCAATGTTTGCACCTATTGCTATTGGAAGTGTTGCTGTAGTAAGTTCACTTGTAAAAAAAAATAAAGTATGTTATAAAGGAAAAACACATAATCAAAGTAATTTCGAAAGTTTAATGAATAACTCCGATGCTGTTAAAAAATGTCCGCCAAAAGTAAAATATGGACGCTGTAATACGTGCAAGAAATTATCGCGTTTTATCGACGAAGGCAGTAACGAAAAGAAAATCAAAAAATATGAGAAAAAATGCCGAAAATGTCGCGGTAATCGCAGTACAAAATGTAATTTCAAAGAATATGTAAAATATTCGGGTGCAACAATGGGTGAGTGTGGTTCATTAAAAGGAGGAGACAGTTATTCTACAAAAAACCCCCCAGGAAGACCATTAAAACCCCAAGATAGACAGTTCTTTTCAGATAAGAAAGATAAAATGCAAGAGGCAATAGCAGCCGCTCAAATGTGGGGGTATTACACAGATGTTGAAAATCCCACAATTCCAGTAATAAACAGTAGAGTTATTGCATATGTAGATAAAAACGACGAGGTATATACATTGGGAAAAAAGAAAAAATTTGTTGGAACGTATGATAAAGATGGAAATATTGTAGACAAAAATGGAAAAGTAATCGGAAACATTGATAATGCTGGATTATTAAAAAACAATGATGATTATTTAAGAACGATGAACGAAGCTGGTATCGAAATGGATATGAATGATGAAGAAAATGGGCCTCTAACATTTGGAGGAAAAAAACGGTCTCAATAATTGCACCACATACATTTTTTATGTTTAACAGCACAACTCTCACATAAACGGGGTATTAAATATAAATAGCCAAATGGGTTTGATACATGGTCTGGATTCGAATAACCATTTACACGTTTTTGTTTACATAATTTACAACTCCCTCTACAAGGAGATAACGGTGTTTCTATTAATAATTCTATATGATTATTACAAACATATCTGTGTAATGAATTCCGCATTGTATATTATATTACATTATATAATATACACTTTGTTACTCTTTTTCTGCAATATTATTATTTCAAATATTTTTCTATAAATTCCTCTGGTGTAAAAATAGGAATATTCATTTCACGCGCTTTGATTATTTTATTAGACGTTTCTTCTTTTGATTTTGTTATTAACGCAAAGGTATTTTTAGATATGTTATTTTCCAATTCAGCTCCGTAAATCGGCATTTTTTCAATAATTTCCTTTGAACGAACTTTTGTCATTACTATTTTTTTGCTAAATAATGGATTTGTTTTATCCATCACACGTTCGGCAGTGGTAGTCATCATATCTTCGGTAGGTGGTTCTTCATATTTGTATACAAGTTTACATTGACGCATAAACTCTAAAATCGAACCAATATTTTCCACAAATGTTTTGGCATTTTCAGGACCAATACCATCTATTTGACGTAACATTAATACTTTCTCTTCTGGTTTTTCAGTCATATTCAAAATATTGGGATATTTTTCCATAATTGGTTTCAGTTTACGTTCGCCCATACCACGGCCCATTTTACCAGATGCCGCCATTATTTTAACCAATGAAGCAGTTTTAATTTTTTCTTGAATGCTTTCGTATATTTTTTTGGCGAGTTTTTCTTTGAAACCATCTACATTCAAGAAATCTTCTTCTTTCATTTCTAATATTTTACATATAGAATTGTAACCAGCAGCAATCAACCGTTTTACATTTCCAGACGATAAGCTTGCAACATCCAAACTTGTGAAAAATATAGTAACCGTCTTTTCTAACATTTCACTATTTCCCTCTTTATTTGTCAACATTATATCAACGTGTGTAGATGTCCAGCTATATTCAACATCGGGCATTTTGGGCTTTTCGGCGGGAGTTGTGACTTCTTTAATATAAGGAATTACATCACCACTTCGAATAATCTTAATCAATGCACCAACACCAATTTTATTTTTCTCGATGAAATCACCATTAAAGCCAGTTGCATATTCAATCTTTACGCCACCAATATTAATGGGTTCAATGCGAACACGGGGTTTCAAATATCCACTTTTGCTTACACTCCATATTACGTCTACGACCTTTGATTCAGCTTCTTGATCGCCCATTACCATTTTAAATGCAAAAGAATGATCTGGATTTTTATTTGCTCGTTTATAAATAGCATCATCACTTACAATGACACCGTCTATTTCAAACTTATAATTCATTCTCCAATCAACTAATAATTTAGATAAACTGTCATTATTTATTTCTTTTATAGTTTTATTTTGAACAACGGAGAACCCTTCTTCCGTCATCGAAGACATTTGTTTACTTGGTATCATTTCAGGTTGTACCTTTTCATAAACAATGAATTCCACGTCTTTGACCTTTGCATCCAACTTTTTACTGTTTACTATACCGGCAACTAAATTACGACCATTTGAGAACTCCTTCTTATATTTATTTTCAAATATATCCTTTGCAATAATGAATTCTCCACGTACAATGACGTCTTTGACATCAGGGATTTTAATGTGTTTCAGTAAATGAGATACATCTTGACCGATGCTACCGTTTCCACGAGTAAATAATTTACGTTCTCCATTTAAAGCATAATATAATCCACTTACACCATCTAATTTACACGAAAGTACATATTGTCCTTTATATTTCGCTTTCCAGTTATCAATTGCATTTGTAGATGGTTTTATTTTATCCATAGAAGGCATATTTACAGGAAGGTCTACTTTATTTTTTTCAATAGGAGCACCGACATCTTTTAATACGGGTGCATCGGGATGTTTACGTTCCAAATATTCCTTTACAATGTCATATTCATTGTCGGTTAATACAGGTGTATCTTCCTTTTTCATATAAGAATGAAACTGTTTGTTTGCTAATTCTACCATTGCATTTATTTCATTTTCTGAAAGTGTTTCTAAATAAGACATTCCATTTGTTTTAAAGTCGTTCATACGTTGTAATACATCTTTCTTTTTTAATTTCATTACTTTATCTTCCGATTTATTTTCTAACTTCTTTGTCTTATTATTTTTTTCTCCTTTTGCCGGTCTTCCACGTTTTTTCTTGGTTTTCATCACCGGTTCTAAAACAATGGGTTCTTCTAATACAATAGGTTCTCCATCTTCTATTTTATTTTCTATTTTTTCTGTTTCATCAACAGGTAATATACTTTCTACTATTGTTTCTTTTTTTGAAATGGGTTCTTTTGTTTGTAACATTGTTTCATTTTCACGAATGGTTTCTTCTAATATTTCAGGTAATTTATTTGTATCTTTTATTTTTTTATCCTTTCTAACGGTCTTATTTTTACTTCCCTTAGGACGACCCCGTTTCTTCTTTGTTACCGTTTGTTTTTCTTCCACCATTGTTTTTTCATTTGCAACATTATCTTCTACTATTGTAGGTGCTTCTTGCATATAAATATCTTCAACGTCCAATGGTTCATCTATTTCGTCATTAATGGTTTTGATACTTTGGGTTCTAGGTTCTCCAACGGTGGATTCTTCAATATTTAAAATGGGTTTATTTGACCCCGTTTTATTTTGCACCACTTGCTTCTTAAGTGTCTTATTTTCGGCGGTTTTCTTTATTTTTTTCACGGCTAATCCATTTTTTCGTTGAATAGGTTCTCTATATTCCAATTCTAGAAAGTTAAAAATATCTTTTTCTTCTGTAAAATTAGTATCTACCTTTTCTCCTTTGGGTTTTCCCTTTTCTTTAATGGACAATCCGTGCTCATTTAAAGTGTATCCCATTTTCAATGCTTGTGCACGCATGACAGTATTAAAATCTTTACTTCCGGTAAAATATAAAATAGCAAAAGGATATTCTTCAATGGGTGTATACAAAAAATCTACACGACGTGCAATACTTTTATCATTTAACTTTGTAATCACTAGTGTTTTCGTAGGTCCTTTTGACAATACTTCCACTATTACATTTGTATTGATTAATTTATCGATGAAGTTCTTATATACGTCCTTATTTTTCGAACTAATAAATATATCAATATCTCCCGATGTTTCAGCACCTCGACGATAACTTCCAACAATAATAAACCGGCTATCTTCTTCTTTGATTTCGTCAAATACGTCTAAAAACTGTTTTTCGTATGTTACTATTTCACTGCGTGGTATGCGTTGTAAAATATCTTCATAATATTTCAAACCTTTTTTTTGTACGTCATTTAACAATTTGGGGTCCGATTCTAATTTTTTACGTAAATCAACAATAGATGTAATGCCTTTATTGACTAATATTTCAGCATTTTTGGGGCCTACACCGTGAATATTTGTAAGTGCTTCTAATAAATCATATTTTGCTTTTTTCTCAGGGTCAACTACTTCTTCTTGGTGTGGATTATTGATTAATTTATCTTTCAATGTATTTACAATGCCTTTACCAATTCCCTTGACATTTATTAGTTTATCAATATCATACACTGGTTCTTCGTACATCAATAAACCCTCGTATGCCTTTTTGAATGCACTTGCACGTATTTTATTTCCTTTACGTATTGCCTTTGTTTTCTCGGTATCGAGAACCTTAAGTGCATTTTCCTTATAATCAACTTGATCCATATATTATATTTGTATATAAAATCATTTTTATACAAATTTAAAAAGTAGGTTTATCAGTATAGACCTTAGTATCTGTCATATCCAACATATTTGTTTCTGTAACAACACTAAAAAAATTACTAAATGTTTGGTAATGATTTATAAATAAATAAGAACCAACAAATGACGAAACAAATACCAAAAAACTATCACGAATTAATACCTTAATGGGTTTCATTTCCTTTTCAATAAATTTCATTTCAGCAAATTTCATTAAACTGTAAAGCAGGACAATAATAAGGGAGAAAGCAAATTCCTTTTCCATAATAAAATAGTATTATGGATTTTTTTTAATATTTTTACGAATTTATGATAATTCTTCTACGCCATCTAATATTATATCATCTAATGACGGTTCTGATTTTTTAACGGGATTTAGATCTTCAAAATCATTTAAATCAATAAGTTCTTCGCCAATTTTTAACTCGTCTTCAATATCATCGGGGTCTTGACTATTTAATTTATCTTCTAATGCTCGGTTCATACTAATTTCCTCTAAACGTTCAACTGTTTTGGGTGCTTCCACATTTTTTACATTATTGCTTTCATCTAAAACACTATCCATGTCATTAAATGTTAGTCGAGTTACTGGTGTCTCATCATCGGCATTTTTTATACCTAAAACCTGTTCGGGAGTTTTACCTGATTCAACTATTTCATTTATATGAGATGTTTCATGAACGACCTCTTTATTTTCCATAGTTTCAAGAGAACCTTCAGATGGTTTAATCTCGTTATTGGGTATGGACTCAATAAATACCTGTTCCTCTTCTTCTACTGCTTCATCCATATATGCACGAATAATCGATTCAGTTGGTATAGAATCACGAATGGCAATCAAGATACATTCTTGAATTATTACTTCCAATTCCCGATTATTCTTTTGAATTTGTAAAGGTGAAATATTCTTTTCAAATAAATAAACATTGGAATAGATTTTACGAGCACAATGAATATAAACCTTGTGAATAAATTCATCTAACTTGGGAGTGGAAATATCTATCTTCTTCTGTTTATTACCAACACGAATACATGTCAAAACCTTTAATTGAATAATGTGAACACATGTGATTAAATCTTCTAAATAATTACAGCCACTACGTTCAATAATTCGCTTTCGTTCTTCGCCAATAATTTCATTATTCCATTTGGGAATACTCTTCAAAAGTTCCTGAAAGGTCATTAAATATTTATTCAATTCGTCGTTATCAATGCACATTTTCCACGACTCATTAAATATTGATTTAAATCCTTCCACAACAAGAGGACTTAAAATAGAAACAAGGCGGGAACACCACTCGTTCCGTGATTCGTGCAGGTTTGATATGACAAAATCGTCCATATATAAATATACTATTTCTATTTTTTTATATTAACTTTTAAACGAAAATAATAATAATTTAATAAATGTAAAAACAATAAAGATTCATTCCTAAAATCGCGTTTCACTTTATCAAAATATAAACAAATATCTGCCATATCTCCCATATCTATTATTTTCGATACTTTAATCCATTCGATAAAATGTAAACAATTCATACCATTTACGTAAAAATAATTGCTTAACTCCAACAGATGACTATGCGTAATTATTTTATTTTTATTTAATATCACCATTTTACTATTTATTGCTTCAATATAAGCATTTAAATCATAACAATTATCATTTTTCACAATTTTCCCATTTTCTATTTGTTCGGGTACATAAATTTCACAAAAACGCGATAAAATAGGATTCAATAATTTATATTTATTTTCAACAATCAAGAAAAACCGCGTAGTATTACTAAATGTTTCTATACACCGTCTCAATGCGGATTGGGCGTCAACTGTCAAACTATCTGCATTATACAAAATAATAGATTTGAATAAATTGGTATTACTTGAACTAATATTTGCCTTTGCAAAGAACTTCAAATCTTCTCGTATAAATTTAATACCCTTACCATACGAGCAATCAGTGGATAATATATTTTCTTTTATTTGTTCTTTATTGTAGTTATAAATCTTTTGAATGAATTTATTAACTATCGATTTTTTATCAACACTATGAGTTCCGTGAAATATAATATGCGGTATGCGATTATTTATAATAAAGTTATCTAATTTTTGTTCGATTTCTTCTGACATAAACATAATAGAGTATAATATTTATATTATGTTTTCTTAATTATTTCAAGTTCCTTAGTAAATTTAAATCTCTCCAAGTACATTGTATTACGTGTTACGTTACATTTTAAACAACACAATACACAATTATCATTATTATGTCCCATTTTATTATTTACGCGTTCTAATGTCCATTGTTTTGGGTCTCTTACTTTTTCATAAAATAATATTGTTGAATGTTTACAATAAAAACATTTATTTTCTTGATTTACCATTAACTCTATAATCTTTTCTCTATGAATGAATTTTAATTCGTCAAACAAACCCTTGAGTTTGTCTTGTTGCTTGTAAGCAGACATTTTCTTATTTATTTGTTGTAATAATATAATAATATCATTGTTCTCGATATTTTCTTGTATATTTTTGACTAATAATAATTGTTGGTCACAACTGATGTTATTATTCCATAATTTATGCGCCGTTATTTTTCTATTTTTCTTGGGTTTTTCCAATACCACTATTTTTTTCTCCATAAATACACTTTTATAAATAGTATAGATATAACTATATAAATATATTATAGATATAATATGTTTGAACAAAACGATAATAACGATGAAGCAAAAACATTATTAGAAAAAGACACAACTGCTAGTGTTAATAAATCATGGAATAAACTCGAAAAAAATATTAAGATAAAACTATTAAATGCATATGCTAACGATTTTTGCGCAGCAAATAGTGAAATCTTGAAAAAATACTTTATTAATTGTATTGCGCAAAATAGATTAACAAAAATTACAGATGTTATTTATAATAAAGAAACAATGAAAATTACAGATATACCTGGACTATATTATAATAATAATAATCATAACTTTTCTATACGTAATGACGGAAAGAAAAGTATGTTGTCGAGTTTAACTCCAAAAAAAAACAAAACAAAGCGCAATAATGAAAAAGAGGCAAAAAATTGAATTAGTAGATATTAAAAATATAATTTAATATATACTATATGGATTTAGAAGAAAATAACGAATTAATGCAGGACGACGACAACAGTGTATCGATTGATGGTGAGAATGACTTGGAATGTGTTTATGATACAATAAATACATTGATTGACGAATCTTTTGTCAAATATTATTCACATAATTATAAGAAAAATCTCGAAACGTGTCTTGATGTTATGTTTGGCGAAGTGGACGCCTATCATTATAAACAACATATTAGTAATGTGCTTCTTTATAATGATATTCCCGAATACACTATACCATTAAACACTAATACGGAAAGTAATGCGACTGAAAGCACAATTGAATTACTGAAAAGCAAACCACAACCAGACCAAAAAAGCGATGAATGGTATATTAAACGTAAAAATATGATGACAGCAAGTAATCTATGGAAAGTATTTAAATCTGAATCTACGCGAAATAGCATTATATATGAAAAATGCAATGTGAATTCTAAACCACCCCAATATTATGGTGGTCCGATGGAGTGGGGCAATAAATATGAACCTGTTAGTGTTATGTTATATGAATACGAATATAAAACAAAGGTCGATGATTTCGGTTGTATTACTCACGACAAATATGAATATATAGGGGCATCTCCTGATGGGATCAACGTAGACGTTGATAGTTCACGTTATGGTCGTATGTTGGAAATCAAAAATATTGTAAATCGTGAAATTACAGGGACTCCAAAAGAAGAATATTGGGTTCAAATGCAAATTCAAATGGAGACGTGTAATTTAGATTATTGTGATTTCTTTGAAACTCGATTTAAAGAATATGAAACCGAACAATTATTTTATGAAAATGATGACAAGCTCTATAAAGGTGTAATATTGCAATTTATTAAAAAACCATCTTTGCTTCAGGATAACAATGATGATGGTTACAAACCTTTTTATGTATATCAAGATATTAACCAAACAATAAATAAAGAAAGTATTGAATTATGGATTGATGCAAAACAAATTGAATATACCAACAGTCATGTACTTATAAAAAAATATTATTATTATTTAGATGAAATGAGCTGTGTTTTAGTTAAGCGAAATAAAAAATGGTTTGAAATTGCGGCTCCGTTAATAGAAGATACTTGGAATACAATATTAATGGAACGTGAAACTGGATATGAACATAGAGCAACAAAACCACGAAAAAAAGTCGTTATTGAAAGTTGTGACAATAATAATAGAATTATTCACAATCTTGCTGTAAATAATGTAATTGAAACAATTAAATTATGTTAGTTTATCTATTTTCGATGAAACCCGAATGTATATTTCCAGTATTTGTAAAATGGTTCATTAATACATCATCTAAATCATTTTCATCGGTTATAAATGGTTCTTCGTTTATTGAGTGTTGTATGCCTTCGTTAATGGATTCTATATTATTTATACTATATATATTAGTGAACCGAAATATATTCATTAAATTACTTATACTAAATGTGTTTGCTTGTACTGTATTATTTACCTCCTCTGTAATTGTTTCAAACTCTATATTTTCATATGAATTATTGCGCACTAATCCAACATAAGTAATTAGCACTTCACGACACATAGGACAAGTAAACTCTTCTTTTTTTTGTGCAACACATATTTTATTTGATTGTAACATACAATCTAAACAAAAACAATGATTACATTTTGTTACACAACTATTTTTATATTCTAATTCTTCATAGCATATAGAACATATATTTTCTTTTCTTTTATTTTCCCAATATAATAATGCATTATTAACTAATTTATTTATCTGCACACTACACCGAAAACCACAATATACATTAATACGCTTTAACAATGGTAAACTCATTTTATCGAATTTCGGACATTTATGAGAATCCATTATAAAATTGACAAGTTCTTCGTCAACATCACATTGAGATATGATATGTTGGGAAGATCTACAATAACTACATTTGGGCATAAATATATTTAATTATTATTTAAATATATTAAAAAATTCATTTTTTTACGTTACATACTTTAAATTTATAATTATCATACATTTCCAAAGAAGAATAATGTTCGTCAACATTCCATTTTTGTTTGTTTAAAAAACGAATTACTTCGTCGTCTAAAAATACATTGGATGTAAAACATCCATCCGCATGACTCCAGTACACTTTATCTACTTCGTGCAAGTAAGATTTATATACTTGGGCACCACCGATTATCCACACTTGGGAATTCTCTTTTTTATGCCTTTCTATGTATTCATATATTTCTGCCTTTGTTGACTTGATTACAACATTGTCATATTTCGTATTCTTATCCATTGTTGTAGATAAAATAATATTTGTGCGATTTGCTAATGGCCGTTTATTTAATGATAACCATGTTGTTTTTCCCATTACAATAAAATTATTTCCTTCACCTGATGTAAGTCGCTTAAATCGATGTAAATCATTTCTTAAGTTCCAATTAGGTAACGATTCATTAAAACCAATGCCATATTTATTATCACAAGCAAATATCATATACGCGGGACACGAAAACGTATTTTTCATATATTTATAAATATATATAAATATATTTTTATACTGTTATTAAATAGTGTTTTATGTCGTCATTTGTTGATGATGAAGCTGAAATGTTTGTTACCAAGCGCAATGGTGCGAAAGAAGTAATTTCTTTCAATAAGATTCTAAATCGTGTCAAGAAAATAGGCAATGAAGAAAACGTAAAATTAAATTACACCACATTGACAATGAAAGTGATTGACCAATTATACGATGGTATTACTACTTGCCAAATAGATGAATTAATGGCAGAGCAATGTGCATCTATGTGTTCGATCAGACCCGAATACAATATTTTAGCAAGTCGTCTTATTGTATCAAATCATCAAAAAAATACAAAATCGTCATTTTATACTGTTATGAACAAGCTTTATAATTTCAAAGATAAACACAACAAACTTAGTCCAATGGTTACAAAGGAATTCATAGAAACAGTTAATGCAAATAAAGAAGTATGGGAAACATTGATTGACCACAGCAGAGATAATTTAATTGATTATTTTGGATTTAAAACATTAGAACGTGCTTATTTAATCCGTATTAATAAAGTCATTGTCGAACGCATACAGCATATGTGGTTACGTGTCAGTATTGGCATACACGGAAATGATGTGGAAAGTGTTAAACAAAGTTACACCTATTTAAGTCAGAAATATTTTACACACGGGACCCCCACGTTGTTTAATGCTGGTACTCCACATCCTCAACTCAGTTCGTGTTATTTGATTGGTATGGAGAATGATAGTATTGATGGTATTTATAATACATTAAAAGATTGTGCATTAATTTCAAAATGGTCAGGTGGTGTTGGTTTACATATTCACAATGTTCGCGCATCAGGTAGTCATATTCGGGGTACAAATGGTGTTTCCAATGGAATTGTTCCTATGCTCCGCGTATTTAATAATACGGCCAAATATGTTGACCAAGGTGGTGGAAAACGTAATGGTAGTTTTGCGATTTATTTGGAACCTTGGCACGCAGACGTTGAAAACTTTTTAGAAATGCGCAAAAATCACGGTGACGAAGAAATGAAAGCCCGCGACTTATTTTATGCACTTTGGATTCCTGACCTCTTTATGAGGCGTATTAAAACCGACGGAAACTGGACTCTTATGTGCCCCGATGAATGTCCTGGATTAAGTGATGTTTATGGTGAGGAATTTGATATTCTTTATCAACAATATGAGTCATCTGGAAAAGGACGCAAAACAATGAAAGCTCGCGACCTATGGTTTCGAGTATTAGATAGTCAAATGGAAACCGGCACTCCATATTTACTTTACAAAGACAGTGTAAATCGTAAATCAAATCAGAAAAATGTGGGTATTATTAAATCGTCTAATCTATGTACTGAAATAACAGAATACAGTGACGGCGATGAAACCGCTGTATGTAATTTAGCCAGTATTGGATTGCCTGCTTTTATTGAAACTGATACAAGTGGAAATATGTTTTATAATTATGAAAAACTCCATGTTGTGTCAAAAGTTGTTACACGCAATCTTAATAAAATCATTGATGTTAACTATTATCCCACTCCCAAAACACGCAAAAGTAATATGCGTCATCGCCCGGTTGGTATTGGTGTTCAGGGATTAGCCGATGTTTATTTTAAAATGGATATACCCTTTCATAGTGAAGAAGCCAAAATAATCAATTTCAAGATTTTCGAAACTATTTATCACGCGTCAGTTGAATGTTCAAACGACATTGCAAAAGAACGTTATGATTTTATTGCTGAGAATTATTACACTAAGCAAAATATTGACCGCGAAGCTTATACTAATATTTTCCAAAAAGAAGAACACGACTTTATGTGGAATCTTATGGATAAAAAATCATCCTATGTAGGTGCATATGAAACATTTGATGGTTCGCCAGCGTCACAGGGTATACTACAGTTTGATTTATGGGAAGATTTTGACCATAGTCGTTTATCATATGATTGGGACTGTTTAAAAGAAAAAATCAAAAAATACGGTATGCGCAATTCATTGTTAATGGCACCAATGCCCACTGCATCTACATCCCAAATATTAGGAAATAATGAATGTATTGAACCTATTACTAGCAACATTTATAATCGCCGCACTATTGCAGGGGAATTTATTGTTGCGAATAAATATATGATGAAAGATTTAATTGACCTGGGTGTATGGAATGAAGACATCAAAAATAATATTATTGCCAACCACGGTAGTATTCAGCATATTGAAAATGTTCCTGACGTTATTAAACAAAAATACAAAACTGTATGGGAAATACCAATGAAGCACGTCATTGATATGGCAGCCGACCGTGGAGTATTTATTTGTCAAAGTCAAAGTTTGAATTTATGGTTGGAAGACCCGAATTATAGTAATTTGACGTCGATGCATTTTTACGGTTGGTCCAAGGGATTAAAAACGGGAATTTATTATCTACGCCGACGTGCTGTACATCAAGCACAACAGTTCACCATTGAACCGGAAAAAAAACAACATAATGTTGAAGAAGAACACGAAGTATGTGAAATGTGTTCTGGATAAATTAAGATATAACTGTAAAAATACATTTTCTTTTTCTTTTGCACATTTGAATTGACCGGAACTTACATTTTCATTGTCGTGTTCATTGTTTCCTCATCCGAAATACATTCTAATATACAACCCGAATCAATACCATATATCGTGTCATCCATTGACCAACCATTTGCTTCCAATATATCTTCCTCCAAACTATATTCTTCTTCACTGTCATAATTTTCTTTATCATCTTGTTCGCAATACATAAGTCGATGTATTTCCCGTAATTCTTTGTCAGTATATGAGGATTCATTTTTTATTTCGTCGTACCGATCACATCCTTCTTCTAATTCTTCACAGCAACAACTATAATCATTTAAAACAATTTGCTCTTTTTTTAATAATTCTTCTTTTTCTTCATTGTTCAATGTTACTTCAAATGTACCCCACCAAAAATAAGTAGTTACAACAACTGTCACGCGTTTTCCATTTGATAATACATTTATCCAATGCTCTGCTTGATATGTCGATTTTTTGTAATCGGCTGTTAAACGATATACTTTTTCCGTATTTTCCATTATACAAATGTTATATTTGTATAATTGTAATGTGTCTTTGTCATTCAATTTTATTACAAAGTAAAAAATATTGAATAAATATACATTTCATTTATGTTCGAGGGATTAGTTTGTCGAACTCTGGATTATCCATATTTTTAGCCATTTTTAGATAACATCGCAAGCAAACCAAACTATCTACATAAGAATTATGCAAATTCTCAGGACGATATTGAAATAAATATTCGTATAGTTCAATTAGTTGTGGCCATTTTCTATATTTTTCACCGGGTTTTGTTTTGGATTCTACCATTATATTACATATTTCTATACCGTTTTTCATTGTGCAATATGTCGACATCTCCGCACGTTCCATATGTGTTTTATTAAATAATGTAAACACATAAGGCATTGTATTTGTTATATGATTATGATTACGACATAATTCAGCCAATACCATTGTTCGGTCGAAATTCACGTTATGACTAACAATTACATCACTTTGACTATATAAATCATAAAAATCCTTTAATGCATTTAAAATTTTTATTCCTTTTTTACATTTTTCACGTGTAATACCAGTTAACTCAGTAATTTTAGGGCTTATATCTACAGTTGAATCCACATCTATATAATTATCGCTTTTTTTGATGATTTTGTTTTTATTAACGTCATACAGCAAATAACTGAATTGTAAAATATGAGGATATTCATTTATTGTATGTGTTGTCATTTTAACATTTTTGGGCAATAACCCGGATGTTTCCACATCAAATACCAATACTTTATTTGCACCTTTCATTGTTTATTCATTCTCAAAAATAGTTCACATTAATCAATTTTTTATATGTACGCATTCTATATAACACTTATAAAAATATGACATCTACGAAAAAAATAAACAAAAAAACATTAGATAAAAATAAAACAAAAAAACATAAGATAAATAATAAAGGTGGATTCGATATTGGCGATATGCATATCAAAAAGAACTTAGAAAAGGCACGAGATTATTTTAAACCTCACGAAAATGCGGGAAAAAAATGTGATGATGTTAATGATTGTATATTGCAACCAAACAACGGAAATATGGCAATCCCCGACAACAGCATTGATTGTATTGACGGAAATTGTCGCACAAAAAGTATCAAAGGTACTGCTGCAAAAGTATTAAATAATAGATTAAAAGATTTAACTAGTGGTTTTACTACTTTTTTTGAAGGTAAAGAATCAAAAACAGAAGAAGGTAACGAATCAGATACAGCTAAAAACGTCCAACAAGGATTGTTACAAGAACAATGTAATATAACAGGCAAGCATATTGTTGCATTGTACAATATAGGAAATACGACTCAATGTTTGGTATATGATAAGGAACACGGTATAATAAAATTAGTAAAAAAGGGAGAAGAAAATAGTAATCTCATTACTATACCAGAACATAGTAATGCAGATGCTATATTAGAAGATATACAATTAAAAAATATGTTGTTTCAAGACATTATATATGACAATTTGCAAAATATTGACAAAAACCAAAATAATTTAAAACAAATTCGCCAAAATATGTATAAAAGTGTAGAACAAAAAATTAAAGAAAAAATTAATATTAACACTAATATTGACAATATAACTATTTTAAACAAAAAAGTATTACCAGACCAATCATCTAGTAAATCATCAGATGAAAAAGATAAACAAGATAAAGAATTATTAAATGAAATAAATGATATAAATATTGTTAAAAAAAACAATAAAGGCAACCCTAATATTATTTCACAAGCAAAAAATGCTTGTATAAATATAAAAAATAACAAATCAAACGTAAAGAATTACAAAACATATATATCATCATTAACTCATTTTATGTTATATCATACATTTTATTTTTATAAGAAAGATGATGGAACAAGTAACACTCTACAAAACGCAATAATAAACGATATAGATAAAATAACAATTAGTATGGCTAATGTACATACTGCTATAAAACTAAGTATACCTGTTGAAAAAGGCATTAATATTACTGATGAAGAAATTTGTGATTTTTTTAGTAAACAAAAATCCCCTCTTACTCGCCAGGCAGTATATGATGTGTATACAAGTAACAAAAATGCTACTGATGATGATGCTGATGAAGAAAAATAATTTGAGGATGAAAATGAGAAACGGACACATCTGCCACTGCGTAATAATAAAATATGAATTTTAATTTTATTATTTATTTTTGATACGATGGACGTTGACCGTGTTCAACAACCAATGGTTCTGGTATTTGAAGTTTCGTCTTGTCAATTACCGATAAACTCTGTAAATTGTTCAATATAGGCACTGTTTGTTTGCGCTCATTTACAAGATCTACACTGCCTGTACCTCGCAAAAATGATTCAATATCCGCGAAATTCTGAGACATTTTCATTGGTCCCATTTGACCTACTAATAATCCATCACCAGGTAAATGTGATTGTGATGGATATGCGTTATGCTCATATAATCTATTTGACAACATATTTTCGTGCTGTGCTTGTTTTAATACATAATCTCCTTTATTATTTTTTCTCCTTGTAGATGCCATTATAAAGTATAAATATATTTTAACTTATACTTTTGTATATATTTTTAAATATTTATCATTGTTTTTATTAAAATCACTTGGATTTGTTTTATATTCCACTAAACACGCGTGAAATTCTTTTAAATTACTGTAACTCAACATCAAACTCATTCCAATATGGACGTCTTCAGATAACATTTGACTGGCCGTTTTTTTATACAATTCAATAAATAAAGGTTCATCTTTTGTAATCATATAAATATAATTCAACCCTTTATTCATCGCATCTTCATCATAATCATTTTCATCCGCTGTTTCATTATCTATATCGGTTTGCTGATCTATTGATTTTAAACTGAATAAGCTGCGAATCACATTTCGATAACTAAAATTATCATTATAATCGACCTTTGTCTCAAAATTATACATACAATAGTGTATAATTTTGTTTTTATACCGTTGAATATTTACTTCTTTTGATGTTCATCATTCATTTCGCGTGTAGAAGCACCACCACGGACCCAGCCAGATAATGCCGCTTCTTGTACACTAAACTTAGGATTTGTCGCTTTATCTTTTGCCTCCTCATCTAATGGATAAAAATGAACATTCGCAAAAGATTTCTCAGAAAGTGTTACCGGCATTTCACTGCGCTTCTCAAATATATCATCTCCGTGCATTAGCTTTGTTTCAACATCGGGGTTGACACTTCCGCGCCCCATATAAGGTACGCTCGCAAAAGGACGTTCGTGTAATTGAAGTTTTTCGTGAGCACGTTCTTCCTTTGTTTCCAAAGTAAGTAATGAATTAATATCAATCACATTTCCACTTAAACCATTACCGTGAGCTAAACCATTTGCTTGCATAATTGGTTGTTGTGTAGCAAACTTCACATGTTTATCAGACAAATCTGTGCTAAAATAATCGGATAACATATAGTTTGCAAATCGTGTGTTATGAGCCGTGCGTTGACTTTGTTCACCGATTTCATTTCCGATTCTTCCTAATCCGTTAAAATTGTATTTACTTGTTGATGCCATTATATTATACGTGGAGAAGAGTTTTTATTGTTTAATTAATAATTTGTGTGTCTAGATAAATTGCGCGCACACGCAAACTGATTGCCTTCTTTGCAAGACACCATTGAACCATAACAAAACTCAGCAAACGCTCCCTGATCATTCGGTGTTGTTGTTGATGGATTACTATTAAAAGGCCGTAAAGATTGTTCGAAATTTAATTCTTCCCCTAAACCTTTAAATAGTTTATCTGCTATTCCAGGATGATCAGGGTTGGTTTTTTGTACCATTTGTTTTGCGCTATCTATTATTTTACTTTGAACATTTTGATTATATGCCGGAGGTGCTGGTTTCTTAGATTCATCGTGGATCTCTGTCATTAACACATTTCCGAATGGATTAGTATCGTTTGGTTCACTAAATACTTCATTATAATTATTATTTTCATAACTATCATCTAAATAGTCCTGTGCAACATTAGTAAATCCTTCCTTTTCTTCTAAATTCTTACGTTGTTTATTTCTATAAAAATGCATTAAAAATATGATACCCAATGAAATTATCAACATAAATAACATCTTCGATGATGGCTGAATTAAAAATATAATTGCTGTTAACAAAACTACACTGCGTGTTACTGCATTTAACATTTGATTATATTCCATCTTTTCATTTGGAAATAATTCATAAATATAATCCGAATGGAAAATTATATTGGGGTCCTCATACCAAAAAGGAATCGCTTCATTATTTTTTTCATTGTTTTCATATCCTTCTGTTATATCACAACTTTTACAGTTCTTCTTTGTCATTATATATAAACATAATGAGATTTATATCATTATGTTTTATCTAAAATTCACGCGTGTTTCATACATTCTTTGTTAATTTCTAATGTTTCGCATTTTACTTCATTTGGTACTATTTTTAATATACATTTGGATTTCTTACCATATAATGGTCTAACACAACCGTTTTCGATTTTAGTTTGTATTTTCTCATTTACACAGCGTGCACGAAAATGTTCATATCTATCCGTTACTTCTTCAAAACTAAGTCCTGATTTTTTGCCTAACATTTTGTTTACTAATTCATGCAAATCATACACATATTTTGAGAATGTTTCTCTACTTTCCATATGTTTCATATACAACGGCAAATCTTTTAAATTCTTTTTAAAGTTTTCCCGACATTTTCCACAAGGTAATGTGTGTTTCAAATTCAAAATAAAATTACGATAATGATTTTTTTCCTCTTTTGATGGCTGGACTGGATAATTAAAACTCATTGTGTGTAACACATGCCACAATGGCGGTCCCCAAATTGTTGTTAACATACCATCATTACTCTTATAATCTTGCTGATTAAATGGTGTTTTTACTTTTTTTCGGGTTTTATTCATTGGTATTATATATAGAATATATATAATATATGAATTGCTATAATTATGAAATATACCATAACAAAAACTATTTATTTGATAACATTGATGCTACCTATGTACTGACAATGGAAAATAGTCCTCGATTAGCAAATGTGAAAAAACAATTAAGTGAATATTTTCTTACTAAAACAACATATATACAGCACAATAAAGGATACAAAAAATGTAAAAAAACATTACCACCAAACAGACAAGTCAATGTTTCTTATTTAGATTTATCACACGCCTATTTACAAGCATTTAAACACGCAAAAGAACATAATTTTAAAAACATTCTCGTTTTAGAAGATGACTTCATTCTTTCACCGGAAATTACAAATCGGACTTATATACGCGAAATAAATAATTTTATCAATTATGTTAATGCAAAAGGAGGATTACTTCAATTAGGTACAATGCCTCATATTACTATTAAACACAATAATTTTTTTAGAAAATGTATTATAACCACTGGTACACACTCAATTATATATTCACAAAAATATATAGAACGCACTCTAAAATTAGCTAATACTATCAGTGATTTTGATGTATATACCAATAAAGAAGGTAATCTTTACCGTTTTTGTTTTTTTAAACCCATAATATACCAAATATATGAAGAAACTGAAAATAGAAAACATTGGGGAAATCAATTAGGATATTTAAATAAAATGCTTTTACCAAGTACTGATGCGATATTTTACTTAACAAATATAAATAAAACCCCTGAGCCAGGTACATCTTGGTTATATAAAAATCAAGTTTTTATGTATGACTTTGCTACCCCTCTCATAATTGGGTTACTCCTTAGTTACGGCGCTTATGTAAATAACAAAACAGTACAAATGTAAAAAAAAACAAGTAAGTTATCTAACACTATTTACACCTTATCCATCATTGGTGGAGCACTTGGTATTATTTTTTCTGCATGTACTTCAGGTAAATGGGGTGGTATCTCTGCGCCTTGATATACAGACACATTTGTTATTGTTGGTGGTACGCTTGCCACTGCCGTGATTGGTAACATATCCTCGTGATCGCATTTCTCGATACACTGACTGATTAATCTATATATTACTAATATTATCAATAATATTACTACTAATATTGCTATTACATAGACATTAAAGAATGATTCTTTTTCTTCGTTTTCTTCTTCCTTTGTTTGACTTGATACATCTATAGATGTCGGATTTAATGTTGGAATAGCCGTTGGCATTTGGGTTGGTCTAGGTGTTGGACTACTGGTTGGTCTAGGTGTTGGACTACTGGTCGGTCTAGGTGCTGGACTAGGTGCTGGACTACCTGTTTCTATTGAAACACAACTATGGTCTAATTTGCAATTGTTGCAATAATTTCCCCACTGTCCGGGATTATTCCATACACTTCTATATCCCGGTATACACGTGTATCTATCGTCCGTGCATATTGCATTTTCAGGACATCTTGCTGGTATACTGTGTCCCGACCCCCTACAATCGTAACTGGATGTGCTTAATTCAAATGATAAACATTGACGTTTGTAACACCAATAGTTTCCCATATTAAAACATCGGTCACCACCTACTACTAGTTGAAACGTTAGCAAAATACTTAAAAGATGATACATTATATTATTATTTATTGATTATTCATACTTAGATAATAATCAATTTTTTTGAATTATTTTCTACAATTCGCATAATTGCATTTGAACCACTCTATTGATTTTTCAATCCCCGTAGAAATTCGTGTGAAATCGAATTCAGGATACAGTTCTAATAATTTATTATTATTTGCTGTCTTTTTATATTGACCATCACTAAACGAATCGTCAAATTCTATCATATCTTCATAATCATAACATCGAGCAATCAACCTAGCAACATTCTCAATACTTACTTCGTCTTTTTCTCCAACAGACAAAATAATAGAATCCTTTTCCTCGTATTTTTCCAATACCCACATTATCAACTCTGCCAAATCTTTCGCATAAATGAACTGACGCAATGGTTTTCCCGTTCCACGAACTATAAAGGGTTCATTATTTTCTTTTGCTATATAACATTTATGTATCAACGACGGCACTACATGTCCATTTTCCAAACTATAATTATCATTTTCGCCATATATATTTGTCGGTATAATGCAAATAAAATCGTCACCATATTGTTCTTGATATGCCTTACTTTGTACCTCCAACATTCTCTTCGCATACGCATATGCATCGTTTGAATAATGTGGTCCACCATTATGAAGCATTTCTTCATTTATCGGATATGTTGTCTTGTCTGGAAATATACACGTTGATAAACAACTTATCACCTTTTGCACTTTTAATATATGACATATTTTTAATACATTCATATTCATTTGCAAGTTTGATTCAAACATTTCTACTTTATTATTCAGATTTTTGTATAATCCACCTACATTTGCCGCTAAATGTATTACATAATCCGGTTTATGTTTTTCAAAACAATGCATTGTTTCCTCATAATTTATTAAATCACACTCTTTTGATGATAGAAACACATATTTATATTCAGAATGTTTATTATGAATTGACTGTAAAGCATTTCCTACTAATCCCGTCCCTCCTGTTACTAATATACACTTCATTATACACATTTGAATATTTAACTTTCCTCTAAAATACGAATTAAATTATTCTTTCCTCCCATAAATACATCTATCTGGTTTAGAAACACATTCATATGCACCCAATATACATCTTTCTGTGTATTCTTCGTATTTTTTTTACGGATTTAAATCTTCAAAAGTGTATATGAAAGTCATTCAAAATGTCGATATTTGTTGCGGATTGGCATGGGGTGACGAAGCCAAAGGAAAAATCGTTTCACAATTAGCAAAAAACAATAATTATGATTTTGTTTGTCGCTGGAGTGGTGGAAATAATGCCGGGCATACCGTTTATGTAAATCACAATAAATATAAAACTCATCTTATACCAAGTGGTATTTTTTATAATATACCTTCTATTATTGGACCCGATTGTGTTGTTAATATTGACAGTTTTTTCGAAGAAATCGAGTATTTAAAAAATAATGGTTTTGACACTAGTATTGTGAAAATTAGTCCAAAAGCACACATTGTTACCGATAAACACATTGAATATGATATTAACGAATTAAACCAAAGTCAAGGTACTACTAAACGGGGTATTGCTCCTTGTTATAGTGACAAGTATAAACGCTGTGGAATACAAGTAAAAGATTGCAAACAACTAAAATCGTTTTTATGGGATGAACAATTATATGGTAATGTTTTGTGTGAAGGCGCACAAGGATTTTGGTTAGATATTAATGAAGGGAATTATCCATACACCACTTCTTGTGTTACATTGCCATATGGGGCTTGCAGTTTGGGTTTTAATCCAAAAATTATCAATCATATATACGGTGCTGCAAAAATATATGATACCCGTTCTGGTATTGACCCATTGTTTCCCAACTCTCTATTGACAAATAGTGAATTGTATAAATTAGGTGAATTGGGTGAAGAATACGGCGTTACTACCCAGAGAAGACGTACTGTTAATTGGCTTAATCTCGACAAATTATTATATGCTATAAATGTTTCCGGAACAACCCATCTTATTATATCGAAGGTTGACATCATAACTGAACTCAATATATATAAACTTATTCATAATGACCAAACTATTAGTTTTCATAATCTTGAAAATATGAAAACCCATATTGATTCAACCATACGTTCCGAGTGTAAATTCATAAATTCTATTATTTATTCTAACAGTCCTGAAAATATTTGAATACTTGCAAAATATATATAAAATTAACATCATTTCTATATATAATGGAGAACAATTATAGTATTTTAGGTTTACAACCAGGCGCAAATGAAAGTGAAATAAAAAAAGCATACCATAAACTGGCGATTAAATATCACCCCGATAAAAATAAAGCTCCCGATGCAGAAGAGCAATTCAAGAAAATATCCCAAGCATATCAAATATTGACACAGGATTCAGATTCATCACATCAACAAGCTCCCCAACAACAACAACAACAACATTTTCGACATCCACGATTTAATTTTGTCGACCCAAATCAAATGTTTGCGCAATTTTTCAATAATGGGTATGCACAGCATAATACACATTTTATGAATCAAGGACAACAGCAAATGTTCTCATTTAATACTGGCGTTTCTGGGAATATGTCTAATCGCTCTGTTCATACATCGGTTTTATTTCAAGACGGTAAGAGAATAGAAACCCGTATTGAAACATCAGAAGGTATACGCAAAGAAACGCGCACAGTTATTGATGTGAATACTAATCACGTCCTCGATACCGCTTCAAATATTACTAGTATTGCAAATTAGAAAATATATAATTTGCATATTTTTTGACTTAAAGACAATAAATCTATATATTACGTGCAGGCATAGTTTAGTGGTTAGAACATAACGTTAACACCGTTAAAATCCGAGTTCGACTCTCGGTGCTTGTATTTTCTTTGTTGCAATAGCTCAGTTGGGAGAGCGCAAGACTGAAGATCTTGAGGTCACTGGTTCGATCCCAGTTTGTGACATTTGGCAGCTTGGCGGAGTGGTTAACGCGGTGCCCTGCTAAGGCATTGCCCTATGGGCGCGCAGGTTCGAATCCTGCAGCTGTCGGTTAATTATTATAATAAATATATATTATTTATTATATGACGATTTGTGAAACCATTTTTTATACGGGGACGCTTTACATTGGTTTCAATAGTGTTTATATTATCTATAATATGGGAATAGTGTACATTGAATACTACAAACTTACAAAAAATAATAAATAAAAAAGTTCACAAAGTATTTTCTGAATATGTTTAAACAATACTGCATATACAATGCTATATTATGTTTGAATATTTATGGAATATGTATTTTAATGTGTCGTTTGCTATGTTACCATTTACATATATGGTATTAGACGAAGATACATTTATGAATGACGTACGACCGTATTGTATTCATTATATAAATTTTTATTATATATTAGATGGCTTATGGGAATTATTGCATCATAAACGTACGATTTACATCCCGCATCATGTTTGCTCAATGATTTTGGTTTCTTGTGCATATAACACTTATTATTCATATGAAGAAATCAAAACAATGTTTTTCGTTTTTGCATTGCTCGAATACACTTCTCTTTTTGTAAATATACGAACCATACTTAAAAAATTTAATAAACTCCAACTATGGTTTGATTGTTTGATGTATTTACAATATGTTTACATACGATGTATTTTGTATACTTCTATTTCATATAATTCACTGTTAGCCGTTCTTCCAATTATACCAAATATAGGAAATGTATCCTTAATTGTAATGTCGTATTACTGGGTATTTTTATGGACAAACACGCTAATCGCACAATTTGATAAGAAATATCAATAATACAAAGAATACTTCTTTTAGTACAATAACCTCGAAAATATATATATTATTATTACAATATGCCAAATATACAATGTGATAAATGTAAACTATACATTGATGATATATGCAAAAATAATAAAGAAAGAGAAAAATTTATAGATTTAGTCAATAAACGAGCAAAACGGATTTCTGGTATCATTTACAATGTTTCACCTGGAATCACTCACAATGAAATTTCAAAACACATTTTCAATGGAAAGCAATGCGACGGTGTTGTAAGATATCATCACTTTTCTTCCACAACATCGAATTATTTTACTTCTGATATGTTTTCTTCCCCTGGAAAACAACAACACGACGATAACTGGTCTTGTTTTAATTTATTCCACAAATGTTTATTTTAGAACAGTGTCTTCTTTAAGTTCTTTGATAATATATATATTGTTGTTTTTTTCTCGGAAAAAGTCGAAACGAATTTTCAAAAATGGACATTTTTAAGAATGTCCAAAAATGAGATTTCAGAAATACTTTTTTCAGAAGGAATTTGGGTTTTTTCTTATGCAGTGAAATGCAGTAACACGAAAAATGGTAAAATCGAATGGTTAGCATAATATTTTTTCAAATATGTAATTTTGGTATTATTTAGGGGATTTTTTCTTTGTATAATATACAATAAATGACAATATTAAAATCCCAAAAAAACTACCAAGAATATTTGTGTGAACATTGTGATTATAAATGCTATCATAGCAATAATTTCAATAAACATTTAATGACACTGAAACATAAAAATAACGAAAATACAACAATAAAATCCCTCGGAAAATACCCCGAATATTTTTGCATTCTTTGTGATTATAAATGCAGTAATAAAAAGGATTATAATAAGCATCTAATGACACTGAAACATAAAAATAAAGAAAAAAACCCAATAAAAATACCAAAAGAATATAAGTGTCAATGTGGAAAAAATTATAAACACGCAGCTTCGCTGCATAATCATAAGCGTAAATGTAATCATACTAGTAAAGAGAATGAAATTATATGCACTGATAATAATATAAATTTACTAATGAACGAATTACAAAGACGAGACGAAGAGCACAAGAAACAATTTGAAGAACAACAAAGGCAACATAAAGAAGAGATTGAGAAATTGTCATCACAGATTTCCAAGATTTCCACAGTTACAAACAACAAGACGACAAATAATAATAACAAATTCAATTTAAATTTCTTTCTTAATACTCAATGTAAGGATGCTATGTCTATTCAATCCTTTATGGAGAACCTTAAATTAGGTTGTAAGGAACTGGAACATATGGGAGATGTTGGATACTTGAATGGAATGATTGATATTTTCAATAACACTATTGGAAACATGGACGTTTATAAAAGACCCTTACATTGTACTGATCTAAAACGTGAGGTTCTCTACTTTAAACAGGGAAATGATTGGGAAAAGGACAGTGAAGATAAAAAGCACTTGAAAAAGCTAATAAAAAATGTCGAATCAAAGAACTATGATAATTTACAGGAATGGCAAAAGGACCATCCAGGTTCTCTACAATGTGATTCTAGGGATAGTGAACATTATATGAAAATAGCCACGGAAGCCCTTGGCGGAGCCGATAGTAACAAAGATTCTATATATTTAACGAAAATAATGAAACATATAGTAAAGGATGTCCACGTCAAACCATAAGTGGTACAATATTTCATTTATAGGTTCTCTATAAATGAAAATTACCGTAAGAGTGTTGTGTTTCTTTAAGTTCTTTGATAATATATATTGTTGTTTTTTTTCTCGGGAAAAGTCGAAACGAATTTTCAAAAATGGACATTTTTAAAAATGTCCAAAAGTGAGATTTCAGAAATAGTTTTTCAGGAGAAAACTAGATTTTCCTTATGCAGTGAACAGGTTTAGTTATGATTTCGTATTAAAATATACGTTAGCATATTATTTTTTTATTATGATTCAGTCAGTATTTTATTATGTTACAATAATTTAGGAGAATGACAACCAAAAAAAACGAGAAAACCGAGAAAAACGAGTCAATTTACATATGTGAAAAATGTAAATTTAAATGCAGCTATATAAGTGATTTTAATAGACACTGTTTAACTGCAAAACATATAAATACAACAAATACAACAAAAATACAACATAAAAAACATAAAAAACAGTTTAACTGTGAATGTGGTAAAGAATACACTCATCGTGCATCATTATTTAACCATAAGAAGAAATGTTCATTTGTAAATGAACCAGAAATGAAACAACAACACATTACAGAAGAAACCACAATAGATGAGACAGTCCAGTCAAATGATTTAATACCACAGGATAGTATTGTTAATAATTTGATGAAGCAAAATGAACATCTACATAAACTCATTATAAATCGGGACGAGGAACAAAGAAAACGTCATGAAGAACATAAGGAAGAACAAAGAAAACGCGACGAAGAACATAAGAAAGAAAAGGAAGAACAAAGAAAACGTGACGAAGAACATAAGAAAGAAATTGAAAAGTTATCCGAGCAAATATCAAAAATATCAACAGTTACAAACAACAAGACGACAAATAATAATAACAAATTCAATTTAAATTTCTTTCTTAATACTCAATGTAAGGATGCTATGTCTATACAATCCTTTATGGAGAACCTTAAATTAGGTTGTAAGGAACTGGAACATATGGGAGATGTTGGGTATTTAAATGGAATGATTGATATTTTCAATAACACTATAGGAAACATGGACGTTTACAAGCGACCCTTGCATTGTACGGATCTGAAACGTGAGGTTCTCTACTTTAAACATGGTAATGATTGGGAACGTGACAGTGAAGATAAAAAGCACTTGAAAAAGCTAATAAAAAACGTCGAATCAAAGAATTATGATAATTTACAAGAGTGGCAAAAGGACCATCCAGGTTCTCTACAATGTGATTCTAGGGATAGTGAACATTATATGAAAATAGCCACAGAAGCGCTTGGCGGAGCCGATAGTAACAAAGATTCTATATATTTAACGAAAATAATGAAACATATAGTAAGAGAAGTCCACGTCAAACCACAATAGATACAATATTTCATTTATAGGTTCTCCATAAATGAAGTTTACCGTAAGAGTAGTATGTTTCTTTAAGTTCTTTGATAATATATATTGTTGTTTTTTTCTCGGGAAAAGTAGAAACGAATTTTCAAAAATGGACATTTATAAGAATGTCCAAAAGTGAGATTTCAGAAATAGTTTTTCAGAAGAAAAATGGATTTTTTCTTATGCAGTGATATGGTTTAGTTATGATTTTGTATTGAAATGATTGTTTGCATAATATTTTTTTATTATTTCGAATCGGCATTTTTTTTGTAAGTATAATTTAGGAGAAAATGACTTCAAAAAAAAATCCAAAAAATGCCAAAGAATTTTATTGTGAAATGTGCAACTTTAAATGCAGTAAACAAAGTAATTATAACAAACATATATTGACTGCAAAACATTTAATACTTACAAATACTTCAGAAATTATGCCAAAAAACACCGAATATGTTTGTGAATGTGGAAAACAATATAAACATCGCCAAAGCTTAAATAACCATAAGAAGAAATGTTCCTTTGTAAATGAACCAGAAATGAAACAACAACACATTACAGAAGAAAACATAATAGGTCAGACAGTCCAATCAAATAATTTAATAGTACAGGATAGTATTGTAAATAATTTGTTAAAACAAAATGAACAGCTACATAAACTCATTATCAATCGAGATGACGAGCATAAGAAAGAGCGAGAAGAACATAAGAAAGAAATAGAAAAGTTATCTGAACAAATATCAAAAATATCAACAGTGACAAATAACAAGACGACAAATAACAACAAGTTCAATTTAAATTTCTTTCTCAATACTCAATGTAAGGATGCTATGTCAATACAATCTTTTATGGAGAACCTTAAATTAGGTTGTAAGGAACTGGAACATATGGGTGATGTTGGGTACTTGAATGGTATGATAGACATTTTCAATAACACTATTGGAAACATGGACGTTTATAAAAGACCCTTACATTGTACTGATCTGAAACGAGAAGTTCTCTACTTTAAACAAGGTAATGATTGGGAACGTGACAGTGAAGATAAAAAGCATTTAAAAAAGCTAATTAAAAATGTGGAATCAAAGAATTATGACAATTTACAAGAGTGGCAAAAGGACCATCCAGGTTCTATACAATGTGATTCAAGAGATAGCGAACATTATATGAAAATAGCCACAGAAGCCCTTGGCGGAGCCGATAGCAACAAGGATTCAATATATTTAACAAAAATAATGAAACATATAGTAAGAGAAGTTCACATTAAACCATAAATGATACAATATTTCATTTATCAGTTATCAATAAATGAAGTTTACCGTAAGAGTAGTATGTTTCTTTAAGTTCTTTGATAATATATATTGTTGTTTTTTTCTCGGGAAAAGTAGAAACGAATTTTCAAAAATGGACATTTTTAAGAATGTCCAAAAGTGAGATTTCAGAAATAGTTTTTTCAGAAGAAAATGAGTTTTTTGCTTATGCAGTAAAATGCAGTAAACTGAAAAGTTGAAAAAACATTTGGAGAGCATAACATTTTTTCAAATACGTAAATTGGGAATTATTTAGGGGATTTTTTCTTAGTATATATTACTAATGAATCCTAATAAAAAATCCCATCTAAAATCCCAAGAATATTTTTGTGAACTTTGTGATTATAAATGCTATCATAACAATGATTTTAATAAACATTTAATGACACTGAAACATAAAAATAAAGAAAATATAACAATAAAATCCCCTTCAAAATCCCAAGAATATTTTTGTGAAAAATGTGATTATAAATGCAGTAATAAGAAGGATTATAATAAGCATCTATTGACACTGAAACATCAAAATAAAGAAAAAATCCCATCTAAAATCCCAATAGAATATAAATGTGACTGTGGAAAAATTTATAAACACATGTCTTCCCTATGCAGTCATAAGCGTAAATGTAATCATACTAGTAAAGATAATGAAAATGTATCTAGTGATAATAATATAAATTTACTAATGAACGAATTACAAAGACGAGACGAAGAACATAAGAAACAAATCGAAGAACAACAAAGAGAACAACATAAAAGAGATGAGGAACATAAAAAAGAAATTGAAAAGTTATCCGAGCAAATCTCAAAAATATCGACAGTGACAAACAATAATAATACTACAAACAACAACAAGTTCAATCTCAATTTCTTTTTGAATACCCAATGTAAGGATGCAATGTCAATACAATCCTTTATTGAGAACCTTCAATTGGGTTGTAAAGAATTAGAACATATGGGAGATGTTGGGTATTTAAATGGTATGATAGACATTTTCAATAACACTATAGGAAACATGGACGTTTATAAAAGACCCTTGCATTGTACGGATCTAAAACGTGAGGTTCTCTACTTTAAACAGGGAAATGATTGGGAACGTGACAGTGAAGATAAACAGCACTTGAAAAAGCTAATAAAAAATGTGGAATCAAAGAATTATGACAATTTACAAGAGTGGAAAAAGGACCATCCAGGTTCTCTACAATGTGATTCTAGGGACAGTGAACATTATATGAAAATAGCCACAGAAGCGCTTGGCGGAGCCGATTCCAACAAAGATTCTATATATTTAACAAAAATAATGAAACATATAGTAAAGGATGTCCACGTGAAATCATAAGTGGTGTAACATTTCATTTATCAGATATCTATAAATGAAGTTTATTGGAAATGTAGTATGTTTCTTTAAGTTCTTTGATAATATATATTGTTGTCAACTTCTCGGGAAAAGTAGAAACGAATTTTCAAAAATGGACATTTTTAAAAATGTCCAAAAGTGAGATTTCAGAAATAGTTTTTTCAGAGGAAAATGAGTTTTTTCCTTATGCAGTAAAAAGCAGTAAAATGAAAAATGAAAAAAGGGAGTTGTTACCTTATTATTTTTTTATATATGTGATTTGGGTTTTATTTAGGCGTTTTTTTGTTAGGATATATTACTAATGAATCCTAATAAAAAAACTCATAATAAAAACCCGGAATATTTTTGTGAAATTTGTAATTATAAATGCTGTCATAAAAATGATTATAATAGGCATCTAATGACACTGAAACATAAAAATAATGCCAATCCTAATAAAAAAACTCACACAAAACCCACCGAATATTTTTGTGAAAAATGCAAATATAGATGCAGTAATAAAAATGATTATAACAGACATCTAATGACACTGAAACATAAAAAAACAGAAAAAACTCAACAAAAAACCCAAAATGAATATAACTGTGAATGTGGAAAAAGTTATAAGCATTTGTCTTCTTTATGTAGCCATAAGCGTAAGTGTAATAGTATGAGTATAGATAACAATGTATGTGATAATAATGAAATAGTATGCAGTGATAATAATATAAATTTACTAATGAATGAATTACAAAGACGAGACGAAGAGCACAAGAAACAATTTGAAGAACAACAAAGGCAACATAAAGAAGAGATTGAGAAATTGTCATCACAGATTTCCAAGATTTCCACAGTGACAAACAATAACAACACAACAAACAATAACAATAACAAGTTCAATTTGAATTTCTTTCTTAATACTCAATGTAAGGATGCAATGTCTATACAATCCTTTATGGAGAACCTTAAATTAGGTTGTAAGGAATTAGAACATATGGGAGATGTTGGGTATTTAAATGGAATGATTGATATTTTCAATAATACTATTGGAAACATGGACGTTTATAAAAGACCCTTGCATTGTACTGATCTAAAACGTGAGGTTCTCTACTTTAAACAGGGAAATGATTGGGAACGTGACAGTGAAGATAAAAAGCACTTGAAAAAGCTAATAAAAAATGTCGAATCAAAGAATTATGATAATTTACAGGAGTGGCAAAAGGAACATCCGAATTCCCGAGAATGTGATTCAATAGATAGCGAACATTATATGAAAATAGCCACAGAAGCGCTTGGCGGAGCCGATAGCAATAAGGATTCAATATATTTAACAAAAATAATGAAACATATAGTAAAAGAGGTTCACGTGAAATAATTACATAGTATATGTTTTTATAATGGGTTTTCCAAGTAAATTCGCTTGTCCGATAGTTTTACCTTTACATACGTATTGTACAGGTACAATGCAAACCGTGGCCTTATTTGTCTTATTTTTCGAGAAACGTTTGCATAATTTTGCACCATATTCGAGGTGTTTATCAGTTATTTCTGATGTATTTTCTAAAATAACGTAGGGTGATGGTTCATTTTGTAAATGAATCCATATATCATCGTCATCGGAATCATCAAGCATTTTCCAGTTGGAGTATGAATTTCGTCCAACAATAAACTTAATATTTTCAAATGTCTCAGTATGTGTTCTAAAAACCATTATTATATAAAATTGATTTAAATACTATATAGTATTCAATTTTAATAATATATAATTATGCATAGTGTTATCATATTAGCGGGTGGAATAGGAAAGCGTATGGCAGATGTATATCCGAATACACCTAAAGTATGTGTACCAATAAAAGACAAGCCAATGATAGTGCGTGTATTGCAAAGCGTATTGCGAACAAATCCGAAAAATATATATGTTGTTGTTGGTAAATATGTTAATGTTATAAAAGAAACAATAAATTGTTATATAACAAATGAGAATCAACAATCAATAATTAAGTATATTAAACAAGGTATACCACTTGGTACTGGACACGCAATACAAGCGTGTGTAAGTGAATTATATCATATTCAACAGCATAATATTCTTATCTTGTGTGGTGATGTACCATTGACCACAACAGAAACATTAAATGACATATTAAATAGAAAATACGATGTGGTAGTAACAACAGAAAAGAAAGAACCATTTGGAATGGGGAGAATAATTAACAAAGGAGAAAATGTAATAAAAATAATAGAAGAAAAAGATTGTAGTGAAGAGGAAAAGAAAATAAAAAAAGTAAATTGTGGAATATATAAGATAACGGGTGGAATATTGTTTAATAATATATATAAATTGGAAAACGAAAATGCAGCGAAAGAATATTATTTAACGGATATAATAGAAATTTTACATAACAACCAACACGATATTTACGAACACAATATACAATCAAATAAAATACACGAAGTATTGGGTGTAAATACGATTGAGCAATTGTGTGAGTTGGAGAGTTACATATAGTTATATTGGGTTTTATTATGATTTGTATTTAATTTAACAGGATAATGGTCTACACTCAAATCATTGTAAGTATATGTGTTATTTGGTAAGTAATAAAACTCGTGGTCTCCGAAAAATATCATTGGATTATCGTCATATTTTAGATTATACTTATGCATCATTTTTTTTGATATATTAAGTATAACTAAGTAGGCAATGAGGGTGCAAATAGTAGAAAACATATTTATTTGAATAATAAATATGTATTGTAATGTTTCAATTTTTATGAATTTATGACCTGGCAACTGGCTTGCGTCCAGCTGGACGGCGACGGGGAGTTTGTTGCCAATCACTACTCTCATCTGCGTGGTCTCCGGCGTCACCGGAACGCTTCTCACGCTCCTTCTCGGCGGCGTGGCGAATTTCACACATGATATTTCCACCACGGATTCCAGATACATTTACAGCGTGATACTCGTGTGAACCCTCCGCGGGCTTTACCATATCAAACTCAACATACTCTCCTTGTACAAGATATTTATATTGTGAATGAGTAATACGCAAATTGCTGTAATGCGCAAAAATATCAGAAGATTTGAAATCTCCATCATCCAGCACAGTGATAAACCCATAACCTGTTTTGGTATTAAACCATTTTACTTGACCAGTAACTTTCTCAGCAATAGGTGTGGACATATTACTATTATATATATAACAGTAATACTCTTTTTATATTAATTTCAATTAATAATTAGTTCATAATCAATCATTTGGTCATAATCAAGCAAATAGCAATATTTTAATACCGATGTTATATAATCTATGTTACAATTATATGGAAATGCCGATTTTTTTTCAACAAACATTTTATGACACGGATTATATAGTGAATGAGAATAATCAGTAGGCAAATTCCATGGTAAATATTTTAAATGATACTTTAAAAATACAAAACAAAGGGAAATTAAATCATCTCGAATGCTAGGAGTATTACCTTGATGTATAAAATGGCTAACATATAATGGAGAGCCGGTAATACTATCATTATCAATGTTTGGTAAGAATCCATCGTCACTTTTATAAAAATTAGCTAATCCAAAGTCAATAAATATCACTTTATTATTATAAACCATAATATTATCGGGTTTAATGTCACAATGGATAATATAATGGTCGTGTATATTTTTCATTATTTGTAAAGATTGATAAAATAAATTTTTGATTATATTATATGTATTATGATTAACAATAAAGTCGTTTAGAGAGCATTCGTAATATGGTATAACCATAACAGGGTTATTTTCCCAAATACCATAATAAAAAATGGTAGGTATATTATTGCATTTTTTGTTGTTTAAATAATGTAAAATGGTGGATTCTTGTTTTAATGCATTATGTTTATCATAATTGATTTTTACGGCAATACTTTGATTATTTTTAATTTTATGTCCCTTAAATACAATACCAAAGCCACCTTTACTTATTATATCATCGATCATATATTTATTATTTATGTTTGTAGTCATATAAAATTGATAATAATATATTTTTATATATTATTAAAAAATATGGAAGAAATTATTGAAAATGTCCGTCAAAGTGGAGAATGTGAAAGTAATATAGATATAAATGACTTATTAGAAACGATTGATGATGTAAATATTAGTTATTTGGAAAACAAAACGACGAACGATTTATATGAAGAAAATATAAATATATTGCAAGAAAAAAGCATAGAAAACATAGAAAATATAATGGAAAAATTAATGAAATATAGATATGTGGATGAGATAAATGATTTAATAAAAGGACGAATGGTGCGCTGGGTACGTATAAGTGGAACAAATAAATTAACAAATGGCGGTATAGTAACAAATATAACATTTACAAATAATGGTATAAATGTGCAAATAATGTCTAGTAATCATCGGTTTATAAATTATAAATTTGATGAGTGTTTAACGTTTCAAAAATTAACAACACAAGAAGAACTCATTTTAATGGTAAATGAGCATATAGAAGAAGATTAGTATTTCTTTCTGGTGAAATTAGATTTAACTTTATTCTTTTTTGTTTTATTATTCTTTGATGTGTATAGAAATTCTTTAATATAATATAATAGTTTTCGGGACGTTTTCTTTTCTTTTTTGATATCATAGATGTATGATTTTGGTATATATCTTTTCGCTTGATTAAATTCGAACCAATCGTGTAAAAAAGGAATATAATTGTGTTTTAATGTAGAAAGTGCAATACAATATTTACCAACTTTTGATTCTATAAAACGTTGAATAATTTTATTAACGGTTATACCGTGGTAATGAGCTTTCGGTTGTATATAGTATACTTTATTGTGAATCATATCTTGATGAAATGAATCATCTATAAAACATATTTCAGTATTTTTAGGTATCATTACGCAATTAATAAAATCTTCGTGTATTTTATTGTGACTCGTGCGATTAGGTTCAATACGTTTATTTTTTATTTTAAATGCGTATATAATTTTATCAAAAATAGGTTTTGTTAACTTAAGTTTAAATTCAATATAATTTGTTATGTATGTTATCCATGTTGTTTCACATTGATTATTTGTGTACAAATAAAGATTAATTTTTTTGTTATTTTTTTTTTGATTTAAAAATTTTAATATATTTAAAATATTATATCGCAAAAATTCGGGATATAAATCAAAAATTCGAAAAAAAAGTTCGTTTTTTTTGTTATAACCCTTATCAATAAACCGATTTACGCCTTTCCATAATATATGTAAATGTGAAAACGAACCAATGGTTTCATCTAAATCAAATGTTACAACCTGTTTATTTTTTATATTCTTTTTTTCATATATTAAACTGTTGTACACAGTAATATTATCATCATTTATTGTATTCATCTATAGTGTAAAGATATTATAAATTATCCAAAATATTTATCCCGTTGAACCGAAACCTCCCGCACCTCTAGAGGTCTCACTAAGTTCATTTGGAGTAACTAATTCTACAAAAATGGGACATAGTGAAGGATGACAAATTTGCAACAATCGCTGGAATCGTTCAACCGTATATTTTACATTTTCATTTTGAATAGCTTTTACACTTGTTGTTGGTAGCATTCTAAACGCTCCGCGGACAGTTCCTCGGTATCCGGAGTCAATAATACCAACGTGATTTGCCAAAATAAGGGGGGTCTTAGACATACTTGAACGCGGATATGAGTAAAACCCACAGCAATCATCATATTTACCACTGTCAATGTTGTAGGTACGCATTTCAAACGATACTTGCATATCGATCATTTTGGTATCAAACTCACTAGTAAACTGTGTATCTTCTGGGGTAAGCAAATCGAAACCAGAATCAGGACACGGCTGAAGCATTTTTTGATTGTGCTGAATTACTGCATTAAAATATTTATCTTTCAGTGTTTGGTCATTCGTATGGATGGCCATACGAAGAAATGCGTGGGGAAAGTTGGCGGGTGCTGAAAAGCTCGACATAGTGTATTATTATACATTATGTAAAAAAACATTTAAATCATTTTTACAAATTATATTTCAATATAATTATCTATGAAACCTAATATAATTGTTGACTCATCATAACCACATTTGTATTGTGTTAAATCTGTTTCTATTATTTTTTTTAAATCAGGAATAAGTACTTCCAATTTTGAAATTATATTTGGACAAACAGTTTGTTTACTAGTGTATGAATATTTTTCGTATGTATGTAGTATTTGTCTATTAAGTATTATACTTACAAGATTTTGTGCATTTTGTATAATATTTAAAAGTATTGCTTCAAAATGTGTCTCATTTGAACTGTAACCATCTATGTATGTTATTCTTACAGTATATCCATAATATTTTGAATAATCGATGTCATTTTTCATAACCCACATAATTATTAATTGTTTGTATAATAGAACTGGAAAACAATTGTGTAATCAATTTTTTAGAAAACGTGCTTACATATGTAACATCTTGTATTGTTTCCATGATATTTTTTCACCATCATAATTTGGTTTTTTATCACCGGCATATTTTTTATCGAGATTGTCTCCCTTGCGGAGAGCACTATCCACATACATTTCTTTCAAAATTTTACCAATGATAACAGAACCCTCGTGTTGGTCCATTTTTCCATCTTCAACTTGTTTCAATGTATTTAAAAAATGAGCCATAATTTGCAAATCGATTTCGCATTTAACAACTTTATGAAAAATATCACTGTAATTATCATATAAAAATCGTGCATTGTCAATACATAAATTGGAGAATTCGTTTTGGTCCATTGAAGGGTGGGCGCGTTTTAGGTTAACAATAGTATCAATATCCTTGAAAAGTTTAGAACTATGTTTAATCTTACGAATATGGTCAGTATTATCGCCACATTCTGATTCGGTGATCATTTTCTTTAACTGAAGACGTTCTTGACTATTCATTATATATATATAATGAATATATTAATTGTTTTTATGTATATTTTGTGATTATAACATATATGGATATAACTATTATTTTTGGAATATTAATTATTTTATTTTCAATATACGTAAATCAGAAATATATAAAAAGTTTTAACATTGATGCGGCTATATATAAACTGAATAGATGGAGACGTAATACAGTAAATCGGTTGTGGGTCTATTTTAATACAGATAAAAATACTATACATAAACGATATACTTCACAAGCAAACGATTTATATGATGATTTGCTGAATGCGAAAGTACCAAAAGAACGATTTTTAGGGTCTGTAAAAAAATATAAAAATAGTATATAACTATGAAAATGGAAATAGAGTATTATATTGTTCTTGTATTATTTTTAATTTTATTTATGGTTACATTGTGTAAAACACCTACATTTGTTCCATATATGGAAGTGAATCATTTTAGTAAAAACTATGATTATGAAGGATTCACTAATCCCAAATCATTAAAAGCACCTACACATGGAAAAAAGATAGATGGTTTTTCTGGTTTTTATGATTTGACAGAAAATCATCATAAATTGGATAAACTAGACGATTTAGATGGAAAGAAGACGTGCACCCCTAATAATTTAACAAACAAAAACGGATTTTTATGTATGGACGACATTCACAATAAATTATTACGCACACGTGGTGGAAACGATGTGGGTCAACCTATGGAAATATAAAGTATTAATAATTATAACATAAAACATATATTATAATTATTATTATAATGGAATTGGTGGAATATATATGGATAGATGGAGTGGGGACTTTGCGTAGTAAGACACGTGTGCTATCCAATTTAGAAAATATCCCATTTTGGACATATGATGGTAGTTCTACTGGACAAGCAAATAGTAACAATTCCGAAATAATATTGAAACCGTGTGCGGTATTTAAAAATACAATATATCCAGATGAAATAACCCTAGTATTATGTGAAACATATGAAAATGATGGCCAGCCAACGCAAAGTAACCATCGAAATAATGCCTGTAAACTGTTTAATGAAAATAAGGAATCGGAGCCGTGGTTTGGGTTGGAGCAAGAGTATTTTTTAATTGATATGAATACGAAGTTGCCAATGGGTTTTATAGATGCAAATAAACAGGGACAATATTATTGTAGTGTAGGCGTGGATAATGTATTTGGTCGGGGATTAGTGGAGGAGCACGCAAAATTATGCTTGGAATATGGAATTAAATTGTCGGGTGTAAATGCGGAAGTAGCACCGGGGCAATGGGAATTCCAAATAGGTCCGTGTGTGGGTATTGAAGCGGGAGACCATTTATGGGTAGCGCGATATTTATTGTATTATTTATCAGAAAAGTATCGTATACGAATTAACATTGAACCCAAGCCATTAAAGGGAGATTGGAATGGTTCAGGGTGTCATGCAAATTATAGTACAAAATATATGAGAGAGGGTTCGGGTGATAAAAATGGTCTACACTATATTAATGATGCAATCGAGAAATTATCAAAGAAACACAGTAGCCATATGGCAGTATATGGTTTACACAATGAAACGCGAATGACAGGAGAACATGAAACGGCAGATTACAATGTATTTACAAATGGAGTAGCAAATAGAGGTGCATCGGTACGTATTGGTAATGAGACATTAAAAAATAAACAGGGATATTTTGAAGATCGCCGCCCGGGGTCAAACTGTGACCCCTATTTGGTGACAAGTAAAATATTTGAAACGACTGTATTATGATAAAAGAAATTGATTTAAAATATTTTTTTATATATTTTTATAAAAATATTACAAAAATGTATAATCACGATAATGATTCGATTGGAATATATTCTCTAGTGAAAGCGTTTGACAAGTGCGGAACATATTTGTATGAAGAAAATGAATATAAAGAATCTCAACATTATTTTCAAATGTCAATTGAAATATGTGAAAACGAATCGAATTTGTCAGGATATGCTGATTTACTTGATGATATGAAGGATTATCAAGAATCAGTTATATTTTACAATAAAGCCATTGACGTGGAAGATGATAAAAAAACAATGATACCACATTATAACTTAGCACAAACAATAATGGGAAAATGTATAGAATTATATGCAAATGACAAAACAGATGTAAAAATAGAACAAATGTTAACTGATTCACTTGAACAATTTGATTTTGTGTTCAATAATGAAAAAAAACATACATTAAAATATCTTAGAGATAAATGTATTGAAACGTTAAATATGTCCTTGTTAGACGTAATAAAAATAATAGACAGTGTAAAACATATTGCAGTAAAAAAGGAAAATATGAATCAATTAGAAATACATAGGGTATTAGAAGAAATACTATATGTTTTACAAGAGAAGAGGGTAACTGATAGTAAGGAAAGTATATTGATAAAATATGTAAGACGTTGGAAAAATAGTATCGAACAACTACCTGATTACATTATTTACAAAAATAAAAAACGATTATTTGAAAAACTAAATTATTTTGACGATTGTTGCATATGTTTGGAACATTGTTTGCAAATAGATTTGCATTGTGGTCATACAGTATGTACGGATTGCTATAAAAAAATATATGAGGAACCGTGTCCAATGTGTAGAAGTAAATGTGAATTAGTTGATTAAATGTACAAACCAAACAAACTAGGATTAATTTTATCATCTTTTTTAATCAAAACATCAATGTGTTCTTTTGTAACTGTAAATGGGAATTCAACCTTGAGTTTAATATCTTCTTCAAATAATTTATTATCATTTTTCACCAATCTAAAGAGATTTAGTTTGGTGTAAATAATTTCCAAGCACCGTTTAAGATTGCGTACACCGGATTCCTTTTGAGTAAGGGTTTCAGAGTTGGCAATATGTTCAATGGTTTCATCTGGAATGATAACCTCATCTTCTTTGAAGTTTACTTGTTCGCGAATTTTGGGGAGCAAATGTTTTCGTGCAATAATCAGCTTTTCTTTTGTATCATAACCCTTTGTTTGGATACGATACATACGGTCGCGCAAAATTGGGTTAATTTTGGACTCGTCATTATAGCTGAAAATAAACAAGCAGCGACTAAGGTCAAATGAGATGTCGGAAAAGTATTTGTCGTGATATTCGGAATTTTGTGTAGTATCCGTAAGATGTGTCAAAATGCCAATGATTTCCTCACCCTTGGGTGTATCACTGACCTTGTCCAGCTCGTCAAAATAAATGACGGGATTCATACATTTGCTGTCCATAATGATTTGAATAATACGCCCCCAACTACTGCCCTCGTATGTATATGAATGTCCTTCCAAGAAACTGGCATCGCTATTTCCTCCAAGGGCAATAAACTCAAAATCGCGATTCAAAATCTTACTAATGCCCTCTTTAACAAGAGTGGTTTTACCGGTACCCATAGGACCTTTAATTGCAATAGCAGAACCAACAGAATCGGGGTTGGTAATCCATTGACCCATCATTTGCATAATTTGAATTTTAGCATCGTTTAGACCATAAACACAATCATCCAGCGTTTTCTTTGCAGTTGTCATAAATGTGTTACATTGGTCAATACCCGATTTCATATTTACATCAAGTGACTTGTAATTATTAAATGGAATGCGCATAAAAGCATCAACCCATTGTTTGAGTTTATAATATTCGGGGTCACCTGGTTCCATTGTTTTCAAAACATTCAACTTCTGAAGTGCAATGGCCTTGAATTTTTGTGGAACAGACGAATTTAGAAGTGCAACTCGATAAGGTTTATCAATATTAATGTATTTGTTGAGGTCCTTGAGTTCATTCATAATGCGCATTTGCTCTTGATACGTCATTTTTGTTTTGAAATAATCGATTTCATTTGTATATTTGCGTTCATGGTGAATAAGTTTATGATATTTTTTGGCGTTTTTAATGCGATTTTTCTTGACAAGTTTCTTAATATCTGAATCGCAGTCGCGAATGGCACGAATCAATGTTTTATTTTTGGGTTTAGTTTCTAGTTTTTGAGTCAAATCCCGTTTAAGTTCACACAAGTCCTTATATTCTTGTGTAATATCTTCTTGTGAATCATTATCTTCTTCATCATCATCGTGAAGCTTTTGTTTTTCTTTTTTTTGTTTTTTCTTTTTTGAAGTGGCATTAGATGGGATTTCGATTTTTTGGTAATTTTCTTTCATAAATGTTTCTTCGTCTCCACTGTCGCAGTCGTCATCATCATTTTGTGAATTATATTCCTCTTCTTCATTTACTTCATCACCCAATAGAAGAATGACATTACGTTCGTCTTCGCCATCAAATTCCTCCTCCTCATCTGGCAAATATTCTTCCGAATCAGAGGACGAGTAACTAGGACTGCGTGATTCGCTCTCTTCGGATTTATCTTTGCGTTTTTTATTTTTCTTTTGATTTTTAACTTTATTTGTCATATACTTTGACGGAATTAGTTTTGAAATAATCCGTTGAATATCTTCGTGTTTCAACATTTTTTTTGAACGTTTTTTCTTTTTACTATCATCATCATGATCATCCTCCTCCTCCTCATCACTGTCTTCCTCGTCATCGTCATCGTCATCGTCCGAATCAGATTCCTCATCCATTTCTTCGCTGTCATCTTCCTCATAATAATCGTCATCCTCATCAATAAATGATGAATCACTATCATCGTCAGATGATTCAGTGTGCTTTACTTTTTTATTTGTTTTCGATGATGTTGACTTAGATTTCGCAGAATTGCGAGATTTTGAGTTTTTTTTATCACTAGAACGCACCATAATGTATAAATATATATATTGTATGTGTAAGTGTTTTTGTCAATCAATTTTTGTAATGTATATCAAAATTGATTTATAAAATAATATAAATATATATTATTATAGTATGCATAAAATGGATACATCTAAAATTATTGGCATCCAATTTAGTGTATTGTCACCGGAGGAAATTCGCAAAAATTCAGTTGCAGAAATAACCTCTCGTGATACATACATTAATAATAAACCTCAGCCGGGTGGTCTCTTTGATCCTCGAATGGGTGTTTTGGAGCCCGGATATATTTGCCCAACAGATGGATACACATATATTGATAGTCCTGGCTATTTTGGGCATATAGAGCTAGGTCGTCCTGTATTCTTCATCCAACATATTAAAGAAATAATGAAAATTTGCAAATGCATTTGTTTAAAATGTAGTAAGCTTTTGTTGAATAAAGAACGTCATAAACATATTTTAGATTATAGTGAAAGTGAACGCTGGAATTATGTAACAAGCAATGTAGCAAAAATTAAGAGATGTGGAGATAGTAATGGAGAGGGGTGTGGATGTAAATGTCCGGATAAAGTTAAATTGGAAGGTTTAGCTAATATAATTGCGTATTGGGATAAATTGGATAACGGTGATGGAGAAGAGCAAAAAATAGAAATGCGGCTGACACCGGAAATAATAATTAAGATTTTTAAACGTATGAGTGACGATGATATTCATTTTATGGGATTTAGTCCTATTTGGTCACGTCCTGAATGGTTTGTGTGTCAGGTTTTACCGATTGCACCTCCAGCAATGAGACCTTCTGTAAAACACGATGCTCAACAGCGCAGTGAAGATGATTTGACACATATTTATAGCAACATTATTCGAGAAAATAATACATTAAAAGACAAATTAGCAGCGGGCGAAACCAACCCCAATGTGATTGAGGGATTGCGAAATGTAATTCAATATTTTGTGGCGATGATTGTAAACAACAAAGTAAAGGGTTCTGCGCCGATGCAGCAGCGTTCGGGTCGTCCTCTTCAATGTATTATGGACCGTTTAAATAGTAAATATGGTCGTATTCGTGGTAATTTAATGGGAAAGCGTGTGGATTTTAGTGCCCGTTCTGTGATTACGGGTGATCCTAACTTATCTATTAAAGAACTGGGTGTACCAATGAAAATCGCAATGAATATCACAAAACCAGTAAAAGTAAATGAGCGAAATATTAAATTTTTAACAACACTTATTCAAAATGGTCCGGATACATATCCAGGAGCAAAAATATTGGAGCGAAAAAATGGTGACAATGTATCATTGCGTTATATGGATCGTGAGTCAATTCGTCTTGATATGGGTGATGTAGTACATCGTCATATGATGGATGGGGATGGTGTGCTTTTTAATCGTCAGCCCAGTTTGCATAGAATGTCAATGATGTGTCATATTGTTCGTGTGATGAAAAAAGGCGACACATTTAGAATGAATGTTGGTGATACAAAGCCATATAATGCTGATTTTGATGGAGATGAAATGAATATGCATATGCCCCAAAATATAATGGCGGAAACAGAGCTGAAACAGTTGGCTGCAATCCCTTACCAAATTGTGAGTCCAGCCAGTAATGCTCCTATTATTGGTATATTCCAGGATTCAATGTTGGGGTCTTATCAGTTTACGCGACCAAATATTAATTTTTCAAAGAAAGAGGCAATGAATTTATTGATGTATTATAAAAACGTAGATATAAACAAATTATTTGAAAATGGAAAAAAAGAGGTGTCCAGTTTCGAGATTTTGAGTCAAATATTGCCCCCACTTACTTTGAAATATAAAACAAAGTTATGGCAAGATGATGAAGAATATGCGACATCCAATAATGTAATGGAAATCGAAAATGGAAATTATAAGCGGGGTCAAATGGAGAAATCTGTATTGGGAAAAGCAACATCTGGTATAATTCATCGTATATTTAATGATTATGGACATTTGCGTGCAATGCAGTTTATCGATGATTTGCAAAACGTTGTAACGGAATATATGACAAATAGTTCATATAGTGTGGGCATTAGTGATTTGATTGCTGATACAAAAACACAGGACAGTATTATTCAGGTAGTAACTGGACAAAAACAACAAGTGCAGTCATTGATTGATCAGTTACATCTTGGTACATTTGATAATTCAAGTGCAAAGTCAAATATGATGGAGTTCGAAATGCAAGTGCAAAATATTTTGAATAAAGCAACTGAGCAGGCAGGTAAAATTGGTCGTAAATCGTTGGACCAAAATAACAGATTTTTAAAGATTGTTGAATCCGGTTCAAAGGGTTCGTTGATTAATATTTCACAGATGATTTCGTGTTTAGGACAGACAAGTGTAGAAGGTAAGCGCGTGCCTTATGGTTATGAAAACCGTACACTTCCTCATTTTAATAAATATGATGATTCTCCTGGTGCGCGTGGATTTATTGAAAATTCGTATATTTCTGGCTTGACTGCTCCGGAGTTGTTTTTCCACGCAATGGGTGGTCGTATTGGTTTGATTGATACGGCAGTAAAGACATCGCAGACGGGATATATCCAACGACGTTTGATTAAGGGTCTAGAGGACTTGAAAGTCGAATATGATATGACTGTGCGAAATAACAAGCACAAAATCGTTCAGTTTGCTTATGGCGAGGATGGATTTGATTCAACAAAGATTGAGAGTCAATCGATACCCATTGTGGAAATGAATAGCGATGATATTTATATGTTATATGATATAATTGGAATTCACGATGAGCGCAAGGGTATGGGCCAAATCTACACAAAAGGAACGATTACGCGTATGAAAAAACAGCGTGAAGAAACGAAAACTCGTTGTATGTCTAAAATTAATTATATGTTACATATGCGCAAGTTGTTGATTGAAAATGTATTTAAATATAAAAATGACAACAGTGTGAAAGTTCCAATTAGTTTTCAACATATGATTAACAATATTTCAAAACAATTGCACTTAAACGGAAATAGTGCAGTGGACATTACTCCTTTGGAAGCGTTTGATATGATAGATGCATATTATGAGAAAATCAATGGACTTTATTATATGGAACAAAATGAATTATTGAAAGTATTGTATTATTATTATTTGAATCCCAAAATATTGTTAGTGATGAAGCGTTTCCATAGAAAGGGATTAACATTATTGTTGGAAACAATTTATATGCGTTATAAAGAATCATTGGTTCATCCTGGTGAGATGGTGGGTGTAATTGCTGGTCAGTCGATTGGCGAACCAACAACTCAGCTAACATTGAATACTTTCCATTTGGCGGGTGTTGCGTCTAAATCAAATGTAACGCGTGGTGTTCCACGTATTGAGGAAATCTTGCGCCTTACAAAGAATCCAAAGAGTGCATCATTAACAGTTTATTTACGCGAGCATGAACAAACAAATCAGAAAAAGGGGATTAGTTATTCGGAGATGTTGAATCATACAAAACTAAGTGATGTCGTAAAACGAGTTCAAATTTGCTTTGATGCAAATGAATCTGAAAGTGTTATTCAAGATGACCATCATTTAATGGATCAATATAATGAATTCGAAAATATGGTGCAAGAATGTTTGCAAGAAGAGGAGGATAGTTTTGAAAAATCCAAATGGGTGATTCGTATTGAAATAGATGCTGAAAAGATGCTTCATAGAAATATTACAATGGATGATATTAATTTTGCTATAAATGCGGGCTACGGAAATGATGTGCAATGTATTTATTCCGATTACAATATGAATAATCTTGTGTTTAGAATCCGTTTAAATAGTTCCATATTAAATAATCATAAAAAGAAGACACAGGGTAGTCAGTATGTACTAGACCAATCGGATGACATATATTTACTTCGCGATTTCCAAGAGCAAATGTTAAATAATATTGTACTTCGTGGAATTAATAAAATATCCAATGTAAACGTTCGCAAAGTACAAAATTATATGGTACAAAGTGAAAATGGTTATGAACCCAAAGATATTTATGTACTAGACACAACAGGAACAAATCTATTGGATATACTTGCACTTGATTACATCGATACTAAACGCACTATAAGTAATGATATTAAAGAGGTATTTGCTGTTTTGGGTCTTGAAGCGGCCCGTCAAATGATTCACGATGAATTCGTAGATGTGATGGAATTTAGTGGTGTCTATATTAATTATCATCACTTAGGTCTGTTGTGTGATAGAATGACATTGACTAAAAATATGGTATCAATCTTCCGTTCGGGCCTATTGAATGATAATGTTGGACCCATTGCCAAATCAACATTTGAGGTACATACAGAGGTGTTATTGAATGCAAGTCGTCATGCTGAGTTTGATAATATTCGTGGGGTTTCTGCAAATGTAATGCTTGGACAAATCGGTCCTTTTGGGACAGGAATGTGCAAGGTATTATTGGATATGAAAGAAATGGAGAAATATGACAACAGTGAATATAAAGAAAATAAACAAAAAGAAGAAATCGAGAAGGCGTTTGGAATCAAACAAGACCGTAATTGTTCTAATACAAAGTTGGAAAATAATATTTCATCATTTAAGGTTGATTCTAATGATTGTGTTAATATGGATGATGATTATGATATGGGTTTGTAAACAGATGTTTAATTAATTAATTAATATAAATATATAATAATATTAATTAATAATGAGTTTTAAAGATAATTTTTTACTGCACATAAAGAATTATTTAATACGTAATCCAAATAATTGTGAATATTTGGTAAATAGTGTAAATTCTCCTTTTTGTCAAGTAGATTTGGATAATAAAGATTTAACAGCAATAATGAATTTTATAGAATCAAAACAGTTACCTGATTATATATGTTATGCAGCAAGTAGTATGGGTTCTATTTTTCATATTTTGTATAAAAATGAGAAAAATGATTATTATTTTTTATATATGAATATAGAATTGGATATATTTGGAGGGTTGAAAGCAAGTGAATATGAAGTGATTAATACAATTCCAAATAGTCGTTAATGTTAATATTGTTATAAATAATATCATCGGATTTATTTGTACTGATTGTTTTCATTTTATCGGAAAAATGCGCCAACTTTTTAAGTTGCATTGGTGTTTCTATGATGGAATATTCAAAATCTTTATTGGTTCGTATAAAATAATGTTTGTTATCTAATGTAGTATCGTTAATAATCCAATTGGTATGTGTCATCATTGATTGAAAATTTGATTCCGAAAATAGTAAAACAGGAATTTTTACAATATTAAAAAACGCCCAAACATCCAAATCAGTAATAAAATATCCATCTTCTTTAATAGCACTATTTAATGAAATCTTACCCGATTTTATTTGCTTTATGATATCCTTTTTCCCTTGTTTTTCTAAAATGCTATAAATTTTATCGGAATATGACATCATGTTCAAAAAATAGAATTCATTCCATATTTTGTTTTTTATTTCAATAATACTAATATACTTTTTTGTATATATACCATACAAAAATTGTAATAATGCAAAACTGCAATAGTCATTGCTACGTTTAAACAATATTTCGTTACTCTTAAAGGTAAATATAGAATTCCACTTACCATTTACTGGTTGTAATATTGTTTTCGATATATTCTGAATACAATTCGAATGCTTTTCAATAAATGATGTGTTTTTCTCTTCCTTTTTAACAATTTTATCACTATAATACTGACTACTGCTTGGCTGTGCAAGATCGTAATTATTTAATTTTGAAACACTGTCTTTTGAAATAGTTGATATGTTGTCATAATAATTATCTGAGAGCATTTGTTGTAATATAATAAATTCATCTTTATTTATACTATAATTATTTGCATAAACGTGAATGCTACTTTCGAGTTCAAGTAAATATTTTTGCACTGATTTATTTCGTATAAATTCGTCGGATAATCTTTCCAAATATAATGTTTTATTTTCTTCGCCACTAATAAGATTTTTATTTGGTATAAGTAAAACGGAAATATCTTTTTTTAATATACAATATTTTTTATTGATGTCGTTATCGAAACACGTTGTAATTTGATCAATGTCATTTAATATATTATCATCATAATCAACAAAATCGATAAATTTTCCAATAACAAAATCTATCATTTTGGTCAATTGTATTATTTTTGTTTTATAGTAATATTTCGGATGATTTATAAAATGTTTTATTTGTTGAAATAACTCACTGTTTCCCTTTTTGTGTATTAAAATGCGAACAATATTTTTAAAGGCATTGTAAAAATTATTTTCCAAATTAATATTCCTAACACTTGTTGTTCGCTGATTATCGTGTTTATGTGACGTATTTAATGATTTGTCGGCAAGTATGTGATTTGTTTCATAAATGGGTTGCAAATCTATTTTATATGTTTCATCTATATTTTGATAGGGGGGAACTATTTGAATAAACTGATTTGTTTCAGTAATTAAACCAACAATCATACCATCTTCTACCACCTTTTGTCGAGGCAAGCATTTAATGTTCTTATTATTACTATTTAAATCTTTTAGATTACTAATAGTGGTTTTGTAATCATTCCATATATCGTGGTCAATGGTAACGTATTCTATTTTTTTGTTTATAATTGATGGTTGTGTGGGGACAAAAAATCCGCGAGAGTCACTTTTATCCATTTTAACTATTAAACCAATGACTTTATTTTGATAATTAATGACTTGTTTCTCAACTTCATAATTAATATCTAATAATTGTTTTATCATCATTTTTGCTTCCATATTTTTTTCATATACGTAAACATTTGGTTTACTGTCTAATGGTCCACAATGATTTTTCATACTATTATTAATCGTTTTCATAATAGTGTTTATTTCTTGCAATTCAGGTTCTTCGGGATTAAATATATGATACCCCTTTATACTACTCGATTCAGTCGCTTCAAAAATAATACGACTCAATAATTCATAATATGAACCATTTTTGATTAATATAAAATTCTTTCTTGTTTCATCATAAACGTGACTACTGTATGCATTTGTAGGACACAAAATATTTACATTATTTGTAATATCACTAAAATCCATTTCTAATATAATCAGATTTACAGGTTCAATACCAAGAGGATTTTGTTCATCACATAATATATCCCACATAAATGTATGGTCAATCTCTGATTTCGGGTCTTTAATAAATGCTTTGAAATTTTCTAATGCAATAATGGTTTCCTCCAAATAATTTAATTGTACTTCATCCATTTTATTCATTGATTTATAAATTTTTGTATCTTTATATGGTCCCATATTCACTTCCTTTATTTTATTATTTCTGTTTTTAAAACTGGATACTAATGAACCATTATTGTAACGTATGAAATCGTCTAATTTGATTTCTTCGGATAAATTATCACATAGTTGTTGAATTGTCCATTTGTAACCAACTTTACTATTAATACGATGTAATTCCGAAAAACATCCCATAAACGACTTATTTTCTGAATTTTCACATCCAAATCTTAATGTAGCCCATTTATTTTTTTTAATAAATGCGGGATTTTGAGGTTCAACAATTGTTTTATAATCGATATTTAATAATTTTTCAATACCAGGATGTAAAAATCCATATCTACCATCGGGTAAAGGAAAACTTTCAAATCCAATAATATATTGTAATGATGATATATTTTGCTTAACTCGTTCTACTGGTTTATTTTCATCTTTCTTTGTAGTTGAATCGACAGCGCACGATTTAATGCGCTTCTCTTGAACGGTGTCTTTTTCTTTTTTCTTGTTTGTCCAATCTGCAAAACAACAAGGGATACATTTGTTATCTGGATGTTTGTCTTTTGATAAGAAACTTGGCATATGATCAATATATTTTCCGTCCGAATTTTGGTGTACTTTTGGATGATTAAATTCAAATACATAATGACCTTTGGGTACAGTATTTGCTTTAAATGGTATGATTTTTCCACATTTACCCGTTTTGACTTCTTCTTCGGTCATACTTGTATTTGTTAATAAGCACCAATAACGGGGACATATATAATGATATTGTTTTTTTGGGTCACTTCCATATGCTACTGAACTTTTATATGAACCAGGGTGATTAATGTCAATATAATCTTTTTCTTCTTGTGTAAGTAATACAGGTTGTCTAAGTTGAGAATGAAGACACATTCTAGAATAAGATTCGAATTTACCATCTTTTTTTGTTAAAAATAAACTGGGGTCTTTATTTGCTAAGCGTTGAAAAAATAGGTTGGGTCGTGTTAATGACATACCATCAATACTTGCCGGATCGATTTTTTTGGGACTTCCTGAACCGCCAGCAAAACCATCGTCACTTTCTTCATCTTCTTCATCGTCATCATCGTCATCAAAAAATATACCGTCATCATCGTCATCATCGTCATCATCTTGTTCTTCTTCTGTAACAAATGTCAGTGGTTGCATATCTGGTTTTTCTGTTGTCATAACAACCACATCGACGTGACTCTCATCTTCTACCTTTTTCTCTTTACATAAATCTTCTATGGTTGACACATTTACACCAGATAAATATTCTTTGCCATAAATTATTCTCAATAAACTATCAATGTATACATTAATAAAATGAATATAATTAAGATTTGAAATATTTTCAATTTCAAAATATGATTTATTTTCAAACGGAATAAATTTTAACGTTGTAGGAAATCCAGGGTTCTCCGCAATGGAGACACTTTTATTTACATATTTTCCATTAATGCGGGTAAAACTATCAAAAAAGATGTTCATTTTCTTTGTGGCTTCTTCTTCAGTCATTGCATTATTTTCCATTAATGTTTTAATCACTGCTCTTTCATTATTTGTTTCTTTGTATACACTATTAATTGTTGTATTGACTGAATCCATATTTTTAAAATTTTCAACACGTTTATAAATGAGTTTTTGGTCTTTACTATCCAAACTATTAAATATATGCGAAAATAATGTTTTACATTTACTTATTTTAAGTTCGGATGGACTTTCAAAATAAATATAATATTTCAATGTTGATAGCTCAATACTTTCATTTTTAAAGTTCTCGAAATTAGATATGGAGAACCCAGATTGGGATAAAATAGTATTCAATGACTTTATTATAATATTTATTTTATTTTTTAATGTTTGTTCCAGTTGTTTGATATTTAATATTTTCTTACAATTATAATCAACAATAATAGAACTGTTTGAAAGTAAGTCGATAATTAACGTATCATCATTTGTTTTGCTGTAAAAACTAATACTATTGTGTTTTCTCGGTTGTTTTAATAACGAAGTTACAGTATTCTTTGAATAAAACGGAACCTTTTTACCTGTTCGTGATGTATATGTACTATAAACTCTAAAAATATTGTCTTTACGCTTTCCTGGATTAAAGCGAATTAATGGAATATTAGAATCACAATGGATTAATTTGAAAATGTTCTCTAATGGCATGTTTGTTTTAAACGGAGGATGAATAATAAAGTTAATTTGATTAAAACCATTTTCGAGATATTTAATTGGAGTTTTTTTATTTTCATATATTTGGTGTAACAACTGTATATTATCATAGTATTTGAATGACTTTTCTTTCATAATTTCTTTTGTTTTTTTCAACAACATTGTCTTATTGTTCATTAAATCGTCATAATTATTTATATTTTGTTTTTTTAAAAATGGATAATATAATTCTATAAAATATGATTGAACTGCAGTATTGTAGTTTTCAAGAAGATTCGGTGCAATAATTAAATAAATATTATTATGTACAATATTGTAATTCAGTAATAAATTGTTATCCATATTTAAAAGTAGATTATTACTCGAATTTTCATATGTTTTTCGCTCGACAACGCCTTCTTCAGAACCATAAAACACATCGAGTGGATTAGCGGAAAAACTATAATCAGTGTAATGTGAAAAATCCATACCGAGTGGTTTATTAAATTTAATATTTTTGTCCAATTCTAGTTTGACAAAATCATTATAGTCATAAATATCCTTTATTCCGACATTTTCAAAATGCTTATTTGAAATATTATATTTGAAATTAAATAAAGTTTGCTTGAAAATGTAATCATATAAAATATTCTTACCGCCATTAGTAACGTTATTATATATTTCTTTCATACTAGGACTAATCGAAGATTCATAATATAAGTATAATTCGTCATATGAAATATTTTCAAAAAAGGTAAGTTCTTTCAATATTTTCTTTTTTATAATACGTATACTGTCATCTTCAAAAATCTCCATATCAGAATATATAAATTTAATCTTTTCCACATCTATTTTTGCAAGTTCAATCGTGCTAAAAATTTCATCTGGTTTTGGTTTTTTGCCACCTGAAAAAACAATACAATGAGAAAATTCAGTAAGATTGTTAATTAATACTTTTATCATATACAATAAGGTTATAAATTTATAATAATATAAATGGGTAATATTTATATTAATACTATAGCTTTATACTTTGTTTTACTTTCTCAATCCAATGACACCACAAGCCAATCGCTTACCAGCATTTCCAGTAACTAGAGATTCATCATTACCTCCTTTTCCCAGGTCGTCTTCTTTATCGTGAATAACAATACTTCTTCCTAATATGTTTAAATTATTATGAAATAACGACACTGATTTTGTATACATTACTCCCTTTGACACTTCATTCTTGGATATTATATTTCCCAAATCACCAGCGTGTCTATGTTTTGAATGTAAACCTCCGTGTTGTGAATTATGAGGATTAAAATGACCACACGTGCTACTGCACGATTCGGTTAAATCACCATATGCGTGAATGTGAAATCCGTGTTTTCCATTGCTTAAACCATATACTTCGTAGATGATTTTAAGATTATTTTTATATTGAATAAATTCGATTGTTCCGGACACATTATTATTATTTTCTGCCAATACACATATTGCCTTGTTTAATACAGAAGTGTTTTTGCAAGATACATTTTTTTTAATGAGAGAATGTTTCTTTGTAGTCATATAAATAATTAGAATATTTTAAATTGAGAAAGATGTTCCACAGCCACATTGAGAGGAAGCATCGGGATTTTCAAAATTAAAAGCTTCTCCCATAATATCTTTTTTCCAATCGACAGTTGTTCCGAATAAATGCATTAAGCTTTTGTTACAAAGAACAATATTAATGTTTTCACATTTTACGATTTCATCTAACTTATGAGGTTCTCCGTGAAATGGTTCTAATTTATAATTAAATCCATTGCATCCGCCCCGTTTAATATAAAATAAAATTGATTTTACATTGTGTTCTTTTTGCAATATGGTTTAATTTCATTGTTGCTGATTTCGTGATTCGAATAATATTTTTCATAGTTATATATATTAGTCATTGATATTTAATATAAAAATATATTTTTAAATATATTATATGAGTATTCCATCATTGGCACATAACGATGCAGTTGATTTACTTAGATTAACCATGTTAGTTTATAATTACGGAAAAGATTTTTCATTAAAAAAGGACGAAGATATTGAAACATTTATTGGTCAAATGGGTGGTTCAGAAGAGGAAAACCCTTTAAGTGATGTAAATGAAACACGTCAAGAGGCATTTTTGGAAATTGCGAAAAAATCGCCTCACGGTAAAATTGTAAAATTCATTAGTGACAAAGACACGGATTTGCAAGTAGGTATTACTATAAGTGAAACAAATAAACGTATTTGTGTAATATTCAGGGGTAGTGAATCAAGAGCAGATTGGTATTATGATTTACAAGTTATAAAAAAGGATTTGGGAGATAATATACGTGTTCATCAAGGATTTTATAATCAACTTTATAAAAATGATAATTACGATAAAATAACAAATGTAGTGGTTGATTTATTAAAACAAAAACAATATTATGATTATCAAGTGTATATTACTGGTCATAGTTTGGGCGCAGCTTTAAGTACATTATATGGTTATCAATTATCAAAAAATATTCATCAAGAAATCGTGGTGGCTTCTTTTGCCAGCCCCCGTGTGGGAAATGCTGCTTTTAGAGAAGATTTTGATGATCGCAATAATTTAACACATTACCGTTTTACAAATAATCGTGATATTGTTACAGCTGCACCAATGATTTATTACCAGCATGTGGGACAAAATATCCAGTTGTTTGACGATAATTATAAATTTTTTCCGAATTATGAGTATAATTCATGGTTTTCTTTTTCATTATTTTCTTGTTTTCGTGTAAGTGACCATGATTGTGACCTATATTACAAGCGGTTATTGAAAAATAAATGGTAATAATATAAAAAAATGAATGTATATTTTTTATATTATGGAAAATACCCCAGTATACTTTGAATATACCAGCGCGGCTGTACCTCAAAATAGTGAAATACTACCCGAAACAATGATTAATGGTAATAATTATAATGGAAAGAATTATGATTTTGATAAAATTACAACGCCTAATTTAGAAATATATTACATTGATTTTTCAAAGTCGAAATCAATTACACATAACTTATCAAAAGCATCAAGTCATATATTTTATGTGTTAGAAGGTTATGGAATTACAACAATTGGAGACAAAAAAACAGTTTGGGGTAGGGGAGATGTATTTATTATACCATTTACAAAGGAAATATGTATACACAAAACAGATTATAAACACCATACAATATTATTTTATGCAAATGATAGTCCATTATTACGGTTTTTAAAGTGTATTCCAGAAGAACCTAGATTTGAAAGTGTTCATTATATCAACAGTACAATGATTAAACAAATACAAAAATACAATAGTGAAAGTAATGCAAAAAATAGAAACAGAAATGGAATATTGTTATCAAATACGCAAATGGTAAATGAAAAATTAAATACACTAACACATACAATGTGGTCATTGATGAATTCAATTGGACCGAATACTGTACAACGGCCTCATCGGCATAATTCTATAGCGGTTGATTTATGTATAAGTGTAAATGAAAAATCAGTAGGAAAAGTATATACATTAATGGGTAAATCATTAGATGAATATGGAAATGTAAAAGATCCAATAAAAATGATTTGGAAAAAAGGATGTACATTTACAACGCCTCCTGGATGGTGGCATTCACATCACAATGACTCAGATTGTGTGGCTTGGGTTTTTCCGGTTCAAGATGCCGGTTTACATACGTATATGCGTACATTAGATATACAGTTTGTTAAATAAATTTATACATGTATTTATAAATTAAAAAAATATATATGAATAAATAAACAAAATTCTATTATTCTATGTTAACCATTTGTAAATTATTACTTGCATCGAGATTATATAATGGGTTTGTTTGTTGCAAATATTGTAGCATATCGTTCAATTGAGGTGAATAACTGACTTGTTCTTGCGCATCACGTTTTCTACGTTTTGTGGGTTTTACTCCTATTTGTATATTTTGAGAATTCCTCTCAATTGATATTGTACGTTCATATAGATCAGTTAAACTATCATAACTCTTGGACGAAGTATCAACTGTATTTACAGATGAAATACTATTTTCCCGACCCCTATTTTCATTTTCCATCTCAATTGTAGACATATTATAATAAAACATATTATTTTTATTATAATAATCAATTTTTTCATTTATTTATAACAAAATTAATGGTCATAATAAGGATTGTCGGTAATTGTCATACCACAATATTCTTGGGGTTCATTTTTATAATCCTTGGGTTTATGAATGCCAGCTTCTTCGGCTTTTTCAAGTAAATATTGGAAATTGTCCCAGAACTCTTGTTTATGTCCAATTGATTCAGTCATAATATGTGCCATTTCGTGAATAGCAACAAACATTAATGTATGTTCATCAATTAAATTACTATTATCTTTCTTTTTCTTATTTAAACAAAACGCCAATTTCTCCCCTTTGTTTTCACTATATGCAGTGAATTTACTTGTTGGTAAGGTTTCTTTAATTTTCGTTTTACTAAATCCTTTTACTAATCGCTGCACAGCTTCTTCGTCACCATAGTTGTCATTTACGTAATCCTTTAAATCCATACATTTATTTGTAACAGTGGCTAATAAGTCGGCGGCTTCTTGTAATTTATTACGTTCTCTGACACAATATTTATTTCCATCTACTTGTGAAATGATACATTTTAAATCAAATTCGCCATCATTTTTCAAATAAATGTAAAAACAAATAACGATAATAACGACAATCATAAAAAAATTGTAAAAATCATTGTTCATGATACTATACTATATAAAAACATTAATTTATTCCGCCACAATATTGTTATTATTAATCATATTTTGAATATTTATAATTGTCGCATCAATATCGTCATTTGATGTCAAGAATGTCTGTGCTAGGTGCATTGTACACGCAAATGATGCACCACTATGTCCATCGGTCACAAGGGCCATGCCTAATTTATATACTGTTTCATTTGTTGACCACATAAATCCCGCAGAATTATCGTCAAAATGTTTGATATATTCAGCGCAATTTAGTTCTTTAATCGCCGTAACAGCATTAAGAAGTAACTTCAGCTCGTGTGATGTATAAATAGTCATAGTATTTGTTTATAATGAATATTTTATATTATAAACAAATCAATTTTTACGATTGCTTATTGAATCGCAAATACGTCGTATAGTATGCGAGTTTATTGATTTTTTTAAGTAAGATGTAAATACCATATTATCTTTATAAAAGTATTTCTTTATTAACTGATTTACCTCAGGTAATGTTATATTTTTGTATTTACTATCAAATAATTTCTTATATGAAATATTATGTAAATTTTGTATCATACATACAGCGTTATGGTATGAAAATGTGTCACTATCTTCCATCTCCATTTGAAAATGTGCTTTAATACTTTGTTTTGCCTTTTTTAACATCATCCCATCAATACCGTTGTGTATAATATTATTTATGACTTTTACGAGGATTTTCAATACTTCCTCATATTTCTCGGGGTCGCATTCTATATTAAATAGAAAATCCCCAGCGTGTTTAAAATAGGTTGTTTCACAGTAAGTGCTATAAGTTAATCCACGTTTTTCACGAAATTCTGAAAATAGCACACTACTCATTCCAACGGATAAAATATTGTTTAATATTTGTAATACATATACATCCGGACTATGTAGAGAAGACGTTTTAAATCCAAGAAAAATTAAATTTGTATGCATTTTAGGTACTATTTTAGTATACATTTGCATTTCTGTATAATTTGTTTTACACATTTGAATATTATAATTATGTTTATCAATACTGTATGATTTATTAAAATGACTGTTTTCTATAGATTTTACCACTGAATTCATTTTATGTGCGCTGCATACACTAATTACAAAGTTGTGTGGCAAATAAAACTGTTTGTACATTTTATAGAGTTCTTTTAAATCGGAGAATGTATTGTGATATTGTATAATATCAACTGGGTGTTCATAAGAGCTATTTTTGTACATTATTTTGCTATAATCAATGTCTATTAAGTATTCAAAATCATTTTCATCTTTTAAATTCTCTTCACGTATAACGTGTTTTTCCTTATTATATTCTTTTACTGGAAAGGTGGAATCCAATAACATAGACCCCAATGTTTTTAAACAAATATCCAAATCACTATTTAAACATTTCACAGTATATGATGTATATTTTTTTGTGGTGGTGGCATTGTTTACTGCTCCAATATTATCAAATGTTTTTAATATTTCATTTCCACTTTGTGTTGATGTGCCTTTAAAAACCATATGTTCAATTGCGTGTGCATACCCTCGTGTTTTATCGTTTTCATAAGCACTACCAAAATCACATATTATGCAAATCGAACATATATCATTGTTAAATGATTCTTCGTGGACTATTCTTAGACCATTTGGTAATTGTTTTTTAAAGATCATAATATAATATATATTATGATTTAAATAATTTATTGACTTCCGATTTCGAAATCTTTGCGATGGGGGTCGCTTTCGATGGTAGAGTTCATCCAGGGTCCAACATCAACCTTGGGGATAGCGGGGTCACTGCGGATGGACTGGTTGGAATTTCTCAAGGTTTGTCCGATAGTTTCTAAATTGCTAAGAGGAGGTCCAGCACGAAGGAGATCGGGTGCCATAACACCATTTGTCTTACCCACAGCGGTGGGGTTAAGAGAAGCAAATTTACTGTTTTCGTCACTAGGTAAAAGGTCGCTAGGGTTGGCTACAGGCATAGAAGGTGTAGCGGGGGCAGCAGGGGGCGCGGTTTGCTCAGGTTTGTCTTCCTCCTGGGCAACAGCTTCACCGTTACTGTGTCCCAATGAAGAATAACCATCGGTAATCATTGATTTCGAACTGCTATATCCAAACATCATAACAGCAAGTACTATTAATACAAGAAATATTATTAAACGTTCATTTGTGAAGAACTTGGCTAATCCACGTTGTAGATCTTTCAACATTATATATAAAGTGGCGATAATATATTTCATTAAATATATTTAATTATCTAAAGATTCTACTTCTTCTTCGCTATCATCACTATCTTCGATGGATTCTAGCATATATGTATTTTTAATTCTTCGGGCCTCTAAATAAGATGCTAGCGCCAATTCTTTTGCTAACTTCGCTTTCTTTCGTGCATCTTTGTACATTTTATAATAAACATCTTTTCGCTCACTTATTTCAAAAGTTTCTTCTTCTTCAGTAGGAACTAAATCAATTTCTTCTAAACCATTGCTAAAATTATGTAATTCTCCTTCATTTGATATTTTTTCTTCGTTTTCTTCAACACTTTCATTATTTTCAATAGGTTCTTCTAGATTATTTGAAATCTCGATTTCATCTGTTGTCATATCTTCTCTATTATCTGCAACAATTAATGCATTTTCTAAAGTAGGAACTAATTCGGAAGTTTTTTCCTTTTCATTCTCATTGTCACATATTTCATTATTATTATGTTCATTTTTTTCTTCTATGACAATTTCTTCTTTTGATGCTGTTAATGACTCATCTTTAGATTCAATTAAATTCGAAGATGATTTAAATAGACATTTTGAAAATAAATTCTTCTTTTCTAATTTCATCATTTGTTTAATTTCAATCATAATTTGAAAACTGCGAGGACTGCATTTAATACCTTGAATTTCCAATATTGTCATAACTTCATTCTCAGATGTTATCTGGTCAAATTCTACTTCTTCTTCTTGTTCATCATACACTGTTAGTTGGGGTTTACCCAATGCAGTGGGAATATCTACACGTACTAAATAATATTTACCCGATTTAAAAAGTTTAATGGGTGACGTGAAATAATTTTCAATATCAGAAAGTTCTAAATCTCCTTCAAACCATTCTTCGCGCGACTGGAATATCTTATTATGGCAAAAATCTTCTAAATTTTCCAACCATTGAATAAAATCACCATTTTCACTATTAAACATCAAATCAATTAAAAACTTCTTATTTGTGTTAACAATACCATTTCGTGATAAACACTTTGGTGGTTGAATGTACACAGGTTTATTATTTATACTAAATCGTATAAAATAAGAACCACCGGACCGAGAAATAGGACTTGATAATACTAGTTTATCAAATGGAAAAGTGTTGGTTGCTTCAAATATATTATCCATTAATAATATAATTTTTATTAAAAATTATAAATGAAAACGAATACCATAATCGTTTGTATTTTGTAAACACAGTATTCTGTATATATAAATAATGTCAAATACAATAAAAGATACTTTAACACATTTACTACACGACAAACGACTACTTGAGGATTTTAGGGAAATCAGTAAGCCCTTTGTTGAAACAATTTATAAAGAATTGCACATTTATATAATATGTTTGTTACTATACAGCATTTTATTATTTGTATTAATTCTCACTATTTTAGGAATTTTAATTCGTATAATATCATATCCTAATATTTTTCTCAATAAAGTATATAATGCGCCAAGCTAAAGCGATGAAAGAAACCAAGATGGAGGGAGGTAATCCCATACCCGATACATCTAGTCAAGAAACTCAATCTGCCGGAGACGAAACGCCTGCTGAAAGCCCCGAAGGGTTTGCACCATTTACTGGTGGTAAGAGAAAAACCATGCGTAAGTCAATGCGTAAACACAAAGGTAAGTCAATGCGTAAACACAAAGGTAAGTCAATGCGCAAACACAAAGGTAAGTCAATGCGCAAGTACAAAAAGAAGGGTGGGTTTCTTTCTGCTGAAGTAGCCACTCCTTTACTATTTTTAACTGCGAATACAATGGTAAAGAAAAATAGTACCAGAAAACAAAAAAAGTAAACGGTTTATTATTTATCTTAATAATAATAATAAGATAAATAATTAAAATAATATATTTCATTCATTATAATGAATAGTTTAGTAAATTCTTCTTTAACGGATGATACAAAACAATGGATTGCCATAGATAATCAATTGAAAATATTAAATGAACAACAAAAACAATTGCGAGCTCAGAAACATTTACTATCAGCACGTATATGTAATAATATGGAAAAAATAAATAGTGATAAAATGTCTCTGAACAATGTTATTATAAGAAAATATGAAAAAAAAGAATATTCCCCGTTAACCTATACTTATGTAGATAATTGTTTGAGTAAAATAATAAAAAATAGAGAACATGTTGATGCCATTTTAAGAAAAATTAAGCAAGAACGAACTGTAAAAAGCAGTTTTGACATAAAAACAGTGTAGTATACCTATGCAGAGTAAAAATATGTATTTTCCATATATATATAATATATAAATGGAACATTTATCATGCCCTCTTGGTTTATGTATCGACCATTCTTTGAATGGTGGTTCATTACCTATGAAAATTTATGAAAATAGAGAACCTCTTATTATTACTACCGAGTTTTTCGATAAGCTAATGGATTTAGTTACTATAACAAACTTCAATGACCATTTAATGAAAAAAGTTAAATGTAAAGTATCTCATAATAAAACACAGAAACTACGCAAGAATTAAACTCACAGTAAGTAATGACTGCACAATAGATAATATTTTCGATGTATTGGTAATTGGGTAAATGTCACCGTAACCGACCAAACACCCGGTAGAAATGGAAAAATATAGGCGATTAAATATTTTTTGAATAATATTTGGGTTAATTTGTGACGGGTCTAGCTCTTGTTGTTCAACTTCTTTTTTTGTTGATTTCGTGCTCTCGTCAATATTTTTGTCTTTTTCCATTTCTTTCGAAATATAATTATCATAATTATCAAAGTTTTCTTTTGATACTTCTTCAACGTCTTTTTCTACTTCTTTTTTTATAATCTCATCTTTTGTAATATCTTTTACTTGGTTTAATCCTTTAAAATGATTATCATCAATCAATGTGTATAGCAATGTAAAAAATAAACATGATAAAAATAAAATGATTATTTTATTTACACGTATAAATTTAATTAGTTCAGGGTATTTCATAAGTATTTATATAGTATACTTATAAAATTTAATTTCCTTTTGACCATTTATTATAATTGAATGAATTCATATTTAAACATTGGTCTCCATTTTCTTTCCAATATTGAACCTTTTCATCCATTTTCTTTTCTTCTTCTGTCATTGGAATATGAGGACCACTTGTAGATAGTTTATCTAAATTACATTTTTTTGCTTCTGGCTTTACACCATAACAATTAACACCAAACTTGATATTGGGATTTGCCATATAACCACCATTTATACCGGGTCGCCCGCACGCATTTTTATGTTTATTTGTACTCTGTAATTTATTCCAAGTTTCTTTTTGTGTGGGGAAATATGCCATTTGATTCGCAGACCAACCATAATTACACCATTCACCTCCATTATTATAAGATTCTTCTATTTGGTCATATGTTGCTATGTCAGCTCCATACGCTTTACATATTGCCTGGGCATCCTCATAATTGTATTTATTGTTGGAAAAGTTAAATACTTCTTTTTTGGGTCCATCATCAACTGGAGCTGTATTTTCAGACGATTCATTTGGTGGTACGCCTTCATTGGTTTCCTCTTCAGGCGGTGTTTCCGGTACTGTTGTATCGGGTATTTCAAATATTTTTTCAAAATCATCAAATAGTGAGACATCAAATGCTACTTTAAATAACATATAAGCCAATATTAACATAAATAATAACCATCCCACGGTTTCAAGAACGTATATTGATACTGGTTTTGCACCACCTTTCATTGGAATTCTAAATATATATATCATTGTGTAAAGTATCAAAATATATCCTAATTGATATATCCAAGCATAATCGTCTTTAATATAATTTTTAACACTTTCCCATCGTTCTTTTAAAAATGTGTCCTGTTTCGCTTCATCTAATGAAAAGTAAAAAGCAATAAACGCAGCAATAAATACTGTTGCCAATAATAGGTCAATAATATAACTAAATGTTATTTCACGACTAGATGCTCCTTGACCTGTAAACATTCCTAAAACAAAATAAGCAACAATATAAATAACAATAAAGAATAATAATAAATATAAATTACTTAAAGTAAATACCTTTTCTTTCAAAAAATCATCGTTTAATGCAGTTTCAACAGGTACTTCCTCGGCGGTTTCATCGGATGTTTCATCGGCGGTTCCGTCGGCTGTTCCATCGGTGGTTTCATCGGTGGTTTCATCGGTGGTTTCATCGGATGTTCCCTCGGCTGTTCCCTCGGCTGTTTCATCGGATGTTCCCTCGGCTGTTCCCTCGGCTGTTCCACTAGATTGATCAGCACCCTCCTCCCCTTCCATATTTTCTTTTAAATTCATATAATTCAAAAATTTCATCATAATTATTGTAATATATTATATACATTTATTTTTTTCGATAAAATAAACAATACGCTTGTTCTGTAACTAGCGATGGTTCATTGGCAACTGTTGATATACGTGCATCATTAAATAAATGCCATTGACCTAATGCATTTTTTACAAAAGAGGTATAATGTCCACCCCCGACATTTCCACTATGATTACATATACCAAAACAATCATAGTTATAGTTATCATTGGTGACTACATAATTTTTTAAATCTAAATCATTAATCGGAAAATATATTTTATTTTGTATTTTTCTTAAATTGTAATTAAAGCGTTTAAATGTAATAATTAATATTTTTGGTAATTTCCAAAACATCATTTTTTTTTTTGCATCTTGATAGTTCTTTGTCTCATCATTATACCAAGCATTGTCATTTGTAAGATGTTCTTCATTTGTATAATGGTCAAAACATTTGTAAATGTTATCAAAAATTTCTCCATTTTTAAAAATAGGCAAATCGATGGAAAAATACATTTCAGGTGTTGTACTTTTTAATTTATTATTCATATCATAAATATGCGAAACCGAAATCCCATAAAATATATCCATAATTTCAGAATACTCTTTTTCATAAGTTGTTCTAATTAATTCATAACATTTTTTATCAACACTGTTTAACTCGTTACTAATATTTATTTTTACGTGTTTGCATAAACCTTTATGTATACATTCCATAAAAAATATCAAAAATTCAGAGATATCGTTTTGTTCCCAAGTAGAAAAAATATCATATTTTAATTCCTTCGAAACGATTTGTAAACTATGTACAAAACGATGAGGTTTTACTATTCCATTACCACTCCACATAACATTTCTTAGATTATTCCATTCTTTTAATAATAATGATTCATTATTATTATTATAAATAGTGTTATTATCCAAAAATAAATTTAATTCATAAATATGGTTAATTATTTGTAAACATGAATTCAAAAAACAAGTATTGCCTAAGTTATATAGGCCAACAAGACCATTTTTGCTATATTTATCCATTATAAAAAATATATAAATATATCTTTATATAGTATTACAATGGATAATAGACGAAATATTCAAAATATATTTGAGGATATTTCAAATCTAGCGGCTGGTCAATCAGAAACAGACCGTTCTTGGTATGAACCACCCCCAAGACGCCGTTTCGCTAATCAAAATATGAATCGCAATGAATATAGACGTTTTGCAAACGCAAGAGAAAACGTATTTAGTAATTTAAGAGAAAATGAATTGATTGACACACTTCAGAGTACAGTAAGAAGTTATAACGATAATTTCAGACAATATCAAGATAATACTTTATTACTAATTTCTTGTTTGCAAGAGATGTGGAATCATACTAGAACAAATAATCGTCCACCTCGTGCTAATTTTTCATACCGTTTTGTACCTCAAAATATGGCGTCATTTAATCAACCAGTAATAGTAGCTCCAACACAAGAACAAATTAGAAATGCAACTGAAGGATATATTTATGATTCAAATAATCCCACGTTAAATACAAGTTGCCCTATTAGTATTGACAATTTTGAAAATGGAGAACATATTTTACGTATATTACATTGTGGGCATAGTTTTCGCACAGAATCTCTGAGACAATGGTTCCGAACAAACACCCGTTGTCCAGTATGTAGATATGACATACGTGAATATCATACAAATCAAACAGTGGAAAATGAAGACAATGAAAATATAAATGATAATACAAGTGATGCTGATTCATTACCGCCATCACCTCGTCCATTTGTACGAACAAATAGCGCAGGGTCAAATAATCCAATTGAAAGTGGCCTGGTAAGTGCTACTGCAGATATCATTAATCGTGTATTACAACGTACGCTAAGTGGTGGTGATACGGGTCTTGAGCAGGGGGACAATAATTTACATGTATTATCTTTTGAGTTTCCACTTAATTTGGAAATAGATGCGTCAAATGGTGACGTATCACAATAAAAAAATATATATTTTTTGAATATGTATTTTTTGAATATGTATTTTTAGTTCATAACAAATCCATAATTTTTAAAGTTATCTTGTAATTCCTTTTTATTGTTTGTTTTTTCGATTTCTCGCAGTTTTTTATCAAAAAGCAGTTGTTTAATTTTATCGGAACAATATTTTTCCTTTTTCTTATTGAATGTTTCCAAATCATTTTCATATGTATGTTGTAAATCTTTCATATCTACCAAATATTTTTTACGCGCAGGTTCTTTTTTTTGCATTTTCCAAATATCTTCTATTGCTAATCCAAATAATTGCTGTAACGGTTTCATTAACTGATTTGTAATATAATGTCCATAATCAATGTTTAATTTATTTGTTTCTATAAATTCAGGCGTTTCAATGCGTTGGCCGGTAAGAGCTTTTTTGTTTTTATTTACTACAAATACATATTTGATGCGGTCACCTGGTTTAGGTTTATTTCCAGGGTCGCGTTTTCCGATACGGTCAGATAACACCCAATGTCCGATTTGTTGGGGATTTTTATATTCACTACGCAACGCCCGAGTGATTGATAATTTATCCATATTTACATCACCTTGTATGAGATTTTGCAAGGAGTCGTTCAAATAATCAATCGCATTTTTTAGATTTTGCGTACGCATTAATATATTGATAATTTCACCATATGTATCTTTTAAATAGTCACACGAATCTCTGCGCTTTAATGATAATCCCATATATTTCAGGTCTCCTTTGTTTGGATCATCTTCGTATAATATGCCAACATAGCGTTTTTTCGATAATAATACAAAGGGCATAAATGTTTTTTCATACTCCAAATACATTGGATTTTTCAAAAACTGACTACATATTTTTTCAACTTCGAATGACAATTCGATAGTCATTTCCAATGCGGGCTGTCCTCTTATAGGTTTCCCATCCAAATCTTCAAAATTAAACGTATAGAATACACTATCTGTGTCACCATAAATATATTCTGCTCGAGTTCGTACTTCTGTACCATTTTTCATTGTAACAACTGTGTTTCCATAAACATCTTCGATCATACCTCGTGCATACATAATCATTTGTCGTCCAGTTGCAGTTGTACACGCTGCAACGTCTTTTTCATAAAATGTTGACGTTCGAGCACCACACTGACCATACAACGAATTTGCTGTTACCTTATAACCCAATTGACGCTTATCCAAAATATTTTTCATAAATGGGTCGGGTTCGGTTTTAATCTTTTTTCGTGTGTCTTTTCTTGCTTTTAACAATTCTGTCAAAATAGATGGCATAATGGATTGTTGACCTTCGGGAAGCTGTGCCCATCGACAAATCTTTCGCCCGACTTTAACTTTTTCTTCACGCGATTTTGGTCCTTTTAATCGTTTATATTCATAAGCATCAAATTCCGTGTTAATATATTCAAACCCGGGTAAATTATCATAAACAAAATTACCAGATGCATCTTTTTCTCCTGTTTCTTCTTTTAAATTCCCTTCCAGGTCATATGTTTTTGTCCATACTTTACTGTCGTGACTATAATTTTGACTAATCATTGAAGATGGATACAACGAACTGTAATCAACACACGCCACTGGATTATCCATATACATCTTACATTTGGGAGGCAATACAATAGCTCCTTCATAACCACCGTCATTTTCCTTTTTCTCCAAATCCGGCATTAACGTCTTCTTTTCTTTACATTTTTTTGCGACGAAACTGGTAAGTTTGATACCTTGTCCACGAAACACTAAGAATTCAATGGGAACACTGCAAATATTAGACATCTCAACAAACCCTGTAACAACATCGATTTTGTTCATTAAATGATGAACAAGGTTACAATCCTGAATACAGTATTTTGCAACAATAGCGCGGTCAGCAGATGTTCCATTTGTTAATCTAAAAATATCTTGAGGAGAAACGTCGTCCTTAGCAATACCCCATTTTATCTTTTTCTTTTTCTCAAAATGATGATGGTCTTTTATCACAATCACATTGTATTTCGCATCATTATGTGTACTTTCGTAAATATCCAACACTTCGTATTTTTGTCCACCATTATAATAATCCGTCGTAAATGTAATGAGTTCAATGTGTATAAAATCGTTTACGTGAAGTCCCTTTAAATTTGCACTATATAATTCACAACGTTGTTCGCCGTTCACTTCAATATTTTCAAAATGTTTGATTCCGTCACTAATATAACTACCAACAACATCATCCAATTTATAAGATGATAAATTGAAATCACGACGAAAATACATATACATATCAATTTGTAAACGACCTTCGATATTATAATAACGCAAATCATATTCACCACTAGCAATCGCTAATTTTTTATTTTCAATACTGCACGATTTATGACCTGTATTTTCTGTTTTAATACGCGATAAACTCAAAAACTGTTCAGTCACACCCAATTCCATTGCGCGTTTATACATGAACTGATAATCAAAACCAAAAATATTATATCCAATAATAATGTCCGGGTCTTCTTCTTGTATTAATTTGGCCCATTCACATAAAACATCTTCTTCGCGTGTTACAGATTGTATTTCAACATTTTTCACTTTATCACACGTATCCAATACAATACAGTGATTTTTATATGGTTCTTCTTGGCCGTATTTCATAAAGGTTGAACCAATAAATGTTACTTTATCACCTTCCAATGCGGGAAATAAACACATTAATGCTTTATCTATTAACGTAATTTTTTCGTCGCGCGTAATTTTATCCTTCATCAATAGTATTTCGAGCACTGTTTTTTTTGAAAATTTACGTTCAATGAATGATTTCTTTGTTTTTGATGGGAACGTTCGTTCTTCTACACTAAATTCACTATTATTTATTTCTTCATCCTCGCCAAAATTGTATTTGTGAACAATTTCATCCGCCTGTTCAATTAGTTCATTTATTCTATCATCAGTGTGTCTATATATATTATCTAATGAAGTTTCTAATTTCTTTATGCATTTCACGATGACTGATTCGTCAGATTTACCATTTTTTGGATATACTTTATCCACATTTTCGCAATATTTATTTTTGAAAAAGGCACACATTACTGATTTTTTCAACAATTCAAACCCATTGTCTTCGTTTACCAATGGTTGATTTTTAAACACATCGACAATATTTGTTGCTAATTTTTTATATGTTTTAATCGGTACAGGAAAATCACCGTGACTACTACTGGCCTCAATGTCAAAACTACATATTTTAAATGGCACACTATCTTCTTTGTTATTTAATGGAATAAGTTTTTTTACTCCACATTTGTATTTATATTTACAGCAGGTTGAAATATTAGGGTCGTGTGTTCCTCTTACCTTTACCCATCCGGATGGAGCCACATTTGTAATATGAAAGAAACGCAATAATGGGGGGATGTTGCTCTCATATAACTGATATTGACTAAGAGCCGGATACTTAGATTTATTCGAATATTTCAAAAATGTTCCATTTACATCGAATTCTTCTTCTTTTGCATTCCATAGACGCTTTACTTTATTAAAACATCGCGTACTATTAAACTCAATTAACATAAATTTGGGTTTTTCTCCTTGGGTGAAACCATACAATTTGTTGTGGTCGTCAACTAAACGCGTATTAAATGACGTCTTGTAATAATTTGTTCTGCAACTAGCTTTCAATGCATCTTCAATATCACAATGAATATTGTTAACTGTATTTATATTAGCATTATCCGGGAGCTTAGCATAAAAGAAGGGCTTAAAATCAGTAACGTCGATGGAGCAAGTTTCTCCTTTTTCATTTATACCAAACATTTGAATATTAAAATAGCTTTCATCTAATTTAATTTCATTATACGATTTAGTTTTTTTAGCCAATAGTTGGGCTTCTGCGTCGGGTTCATCTACTTTACTACATACTCGGAAATCAAATAACCTAAATTCCTTAGCATTGTCGTTTTTTTTAACGCGCATTGTCTTCTTAACACTGCTTTTCATAATATTTAATTATTATTATGAAAACCTTTTTAATCAATTTTTACTTCAATGTTTTTTTTGACTTTCCACCCTTCTTTTTTGCCGTTTTTCCTTTTGATTTACCTTTTGTCAGGGTTTTCCCCTTCTTCTTACCCATTGACTTGCGTTTTTTGCGTGTTTTCTTTTCCTTTTTAGGTTTATCTTGTATTATAGACATTGGAGCAGGCGTTTGTCCAGCATCAGTATTATTGAAAAAATCCATAAGAGGGTCTACTTCGTGCTCCTTCTCGAAATAATCTAGTTTACCTTTATCATCAATCCTGAATACAGTGGGGTAACCATTTACATAGATTTCCTTATCTCCTTGAATACGTCTATTTAAATCCATAAGTTTATTATCTTTTTCTGGGTCACTAAATTCTATTTCCATTATCTCGTGGTTAACATTAATTCGGTCTTTCATTTCATTCCATTTAGGCATTAATCTTTTGCAATGACCACACCAATCTGCGTGAATTAAACCAACTATTACGGGCATTATATATATTATTATTATATAATATATAGGTAAATGTCTAAAACAATATTTCTCGCATTTTTAATATTTACATTTTTTCTAGGATTATATGTATTTATTGAACTTAGTTCAAAAATAAAACCATATGAAAAAGATAATTTGCAAGAGTTTTTTGAAAATGAGGATTCAAATTGTCCTAATCTTCTTGTTAAAAAAGACGGCGTCATATTATTATACAATACATCCAAACCAGTGGTTGAAGGATATAATCCTTTGCCATTTTATAGTTTAGACGAATATATTGTTCATTTAGAAAGAGAACGCACAAAAGGAAACAATTGCCCTGTATTATATTTACAGGCGGAAAACAATACACAAGGTGAAACAGTTTATCGGGCTCGTCCCAGTCCGTTTGATATGCAAGGTGGACTACAGACACAAGTTCCCGAAGTATTATATAAAGAAAATGCACAAAAAATGTTAGTTCCGGTAATGGATGCTTCGCGCGAAAATGCTCCTTATAATGTAAAACATTATGCAGGGTTTGATGCTCACGGTCAACACGTGGGACAAAGAACCACATTAGATGAATTACACGCATCTACATCAAAACAACCTGCTAGTGATAACGCAATGGATGGAAATTGGGGAGGCGTTAAACATACACAAAATGCAGTTAAAGTAGGAAAGTATAAAGACCGTGAAGTTACCAAACCAAATCACGCGAGTCACCCAGGAGCATTTTAAAGAACATTATATAACATTATATATATAATGTTATGTAAATATCAAAATATTCTTGGAAAGGTAAATACTGGGGTTCATAGTGTACGTTTATTTAATGTTGCTATAATAGACGTGTTAATGACAATAATATCTGCATTTATTATTTATTTATATATTCCGAAATATAATTTTTTTGTAATATTAGCGTCTCTATTTATTCTAGGTATTGGTTTACACCGTTTATTTTGTGTGCGGACAACGGTTGATAAAATACTATTTCTAAATGCGATTGTATATGATAGTTACAATAAATAAGTTTTAATACTATTTATAACATTTGCACCCAATTTTCGCATTTTACCAGTGTTGCCCTTTATATAAAAGTCATCTAACAACGTAGATTGCTTCTTATATGCCTCTATAAATATATACAAACTGTCATAATCTTCCAGAATTTTTTTGGCAACGTTAGTACTTATTCCAGGTATTTGACTCAACATTAATATACCGATATTATCTTTTGTAATATTTTGTTTTTTTGCTGTTTTCACAACGTCGGGATATTCTAATACATTTGTGTTAAGATTATAATTGTTGTAATATAATATCTTATTTTTTGAAAAATCACGAGATAATTTTTCACCCATTGACAATAAATAATCTGCACTTTCCTTGACATTCTGGGTTCTCGTAAGTGAAAATCCTTTGAACAAATTGATAGATGTTAATGATGTATAAATTGTTTTTTTCTCGATAGGATTGACTATGCTATTAATATTCCCTTCTATTAAATAAATAATATTATGATTTGGAACATTAGATGCATTTGATAAACGAAATGATTGTTCTGTATAACGCCCATCCTTTATAGAAGCCATTAAATCATTCAATGTTTTTCTTTCAATAATGCAAATGGTCTCATCATCGTCTTTTTTGATTACTATATCACCAATATCTAAACTTTCTTTCGCAATATCAAAAGAACAAGGCGTGGGGTGACTTAATATAATACTCTGAATATTATCGTAAAGATCGTGTTCTCGAATATCAATAATAATTTTCATTGTAAAAATAATGTAAATGGTTATTATATTATTTTTAAACTAAAATATTTAAGAAAGTACACAAGGCATACCAATAGGGTATGATGAACGAGTTGTGGATGATACGGGTTTCTTCAATAATGAATAATTACTGGAAGTACCCTTGAATGCAATAGCAGAGGCGGCAGAGGCAGTTGCCTTGGGCAAAAGACCGGCCTTTTTGTTTCCACCATTTGTTGATTGATTTGTAATGCTTGATGCGGATGCAACTTTCTTTGTTGTGCTAAGAACCATATTATATATATACTAAATATAATAATTTAAATAATATAAATATTAAAATTGATTAATGTATAAATTATTCATTTTATTACATTATAATGAATAATTCTACTAACTTGGAAGAAGATATATTGATTAAACAGGATGAACAGGGAAACGAATTTCTATATTTTGATCCATATAACCCTCTAAATGTTCAAATAACCGAAAACGATATTAAAAATATACTTAAAAGATACAATATTAATATTCCCGTTCATAATTTCACGTTATATAAACGTGCATTTGTTCATCCATCCTATACACGTCGCCCAGATGATGAAAATAAAGCAAATAATATAGTAATTGCAAATAAACCCGATAATTGTTTACCGTTACATACTAAATGTAATGAACGATTGGAATTTTTAGGAGATGGTGTATTGGAATGTGTTACAAAATATTGTTTATATAAGCGCTTTCCTAAAGAAAATGAAGGTTTTATGACAGAAAAGAAAATAGCATTGGTGAAAAACGAATCCATTGGGCGACTTGCATATGAAATGGGTCTTCATAAGTGGTATATTATTTCTAAACATTCGGAAGGAAAACAGACAAGAGTAAATCTAAAAAAACTGGGCTGTTTGTTTGAAGCATTTATTGGAGCTTTATTTTTGGATTGTAATAAAATTAATGTCAAAGATGATGATAGATGGTTTGAAAATGTATTTACAACGGGTCCGGGATTTCAAATTGCCCAAAATTTTATTGAAAATGTATATGACGCACACGTAGATTGGATTGGTCTTATTAAACACGATGAAAATTATAAAAATATTTTACAAGTGACTATTCAAAAGGAGTTTAAAGTTACTCCACATTATATTGAAATTAATAGTTATGATCAGGAAAAGGGATATCATATGGGTGTTTATTTATGTTTAGGACAACAACATTTTAATCTGAAACACTTTCAATCTACAAACATAAATACATATAACTCATTTGAAGATGTACACGATATAATGGAAAAGCAACATAAAGTGTTTGTATTTTTAGGAGAGGGAATACATAAAATTAAGAAAAAAGCTGAACAAATTGCTTGTAAGCAAGGATTAGAAGTTATACAAAAATTTGTATAAAAGTAGATATCTACAATAATTTATAACATTATTGTATATGAATATAGATACGTTAAAAAAACGACCACAACCTAAACAAAAAACGGATTTTGAATTTTTTATTGAGAATCCTGTACAACAAAAAACAATGGAAATTATTGATAAACGTGGTAGTCAAGTTATAAATCGCGATGAAATATTAAGAAGAGTAAAGAAAAATGTTACTAGAAAAGATGAAGTAGAAACCGACGCGATTGATAAACCCATTATTACAAATAAAGAAGATATTTCGAATTCTTCTGAAATTGTCAATGAAGTAGAAAATGGTGCACGTAGCGAAGATGAAGATATTGAAGTTGTTCAAGAAACCGCATCTGAAAAAGAGGTTGACAAACAATCCGACATGGATGCCGAAAAAGAGTCAGAAATGGAAAAGGAGGTTATATCTGAACCAGAAGAACCGGTTGAAAAAGTGCCGAAAAAACGGGGACGCAAGCCAAAAGAAGGAGCATTTGATGATAGTGTTATAGAAGCGGGATTAGAAGAAATGAAAAAAAAACTTCCAAAAGAACTCGGTGACCAAATTATCATACGTGCACCCACATATTATATGAACAATCGTAAAATTTTTACAAAAAAAATCAATGAAGCATTTAACGATTATTTGAAAAAAATTAAATCAAGTGAAACAACAAGCAAAGACCCTGAACAGCGCACTCTATTTACGCACCAGGAAATAGTTCGAGATTATTTAAATATTTATACTCCATACAGAGGATTATTATTATTTCACGGATTGGGTTCCGGTAAAACGTGTTCTTCTATTGCGATTGCCGAAGGAATGAAAACAACCAAACCCGTTTTTTTACTTACCCCGGCTTCATTAAAAATGAATTATTTTACAGAATTGAAAAAGTGTGGGGATGATTTATATAAGAAAAATCAATATTGGGAATTTGTTTCAATTACAGGTAATCTTGAACGTGTTGAAATATTAAGTAAAACATTGTCGTTATCAAGAGAATATATTCGAAAGAAAAAAGGAGCTTGGATGGTAGATGTTTCGAAAAAACCAAATTTTTCTACTTTAAGTTCTGATGAACAAAAGAAGGTTGATGAACAATTAAACGAAATGATACGTGTAAAATATAGAGATGAAAATTACAATGGTATTGATTTAAAACGATTGAAAAAACTTAGCGGAGATTTTTCTCGTAACCCATTTGATAATCACGTTGTTATTATTGACGAAGCGCATAATCTTGTGAGTAGAATTGTAAATAAATTGAAAGATAAGAAATCAGTTTCATATAGATTATATGAATATCTAATGACTGCACAAAATGCTAAAATTGTGTTGTTAACTGGTACTCCTGTTATTAATTATCCAAATGAAATCGCGGTGTTGTATAATTTATTACGTGGATATATTAAATCTTGGACATTTAAATTAAATGTTAAGACAAATGACAAGACAACCACTGAACGATTTCTTGAACTTTTTGATAAAGAAGGATTCAATACTTTTGATTACATTGAATATAGTGGAAATAAATTACAAATCACACGAAACCCATTTGGATTTATTAATACAAATAAAAAGGGAGTTTTAAAAGGAAAAAAACGTGGAGGTATGTATGGTGGAGCAGATGAAGAATCCGTTAAAAAGGGAGAACCAGATGTAAACCAAGACGAAACAAAAGAAACGGAAGATGTTGAAGAGGATGAAACAAAAGAAACGGAAGATGTGGAAGAGGATGAAACAAAAGAAACGGGAGATGTGGAAGAGGATGAAACAAAAGAAACGGAAGATGTTGAAGAGGAAGAGGAAGATGATGAAACAAAAGAAACAGGTGTTGATAATTATACTTCTCAGGATTTAATGGATGCCCAGCAAAAGATTGCTTCTGCTCAATATGAACGTATAAGCACATTACAAAATCAAGTTGAAAATATGGAAGATGAAATGGCCAAGTTAAAAGAAAACAATGGTATATTAGAAAAGCAGTTGGTTGATGGAGTATTAGAAGAAGGAAAGCAACAAGAATTAGAAAAAGATAAAGAACGTTTGGAATCATTGGAAGAAAAATTAAATGCATTAAGTGATAATATAGAGAACATTAAAGGAGATGTCAAAGAACCATTAGATGACAAAGAAGATGATGAAAATGATGAAAAAATGAGACAAGAATTAGAATCTCAAAAAGAAATGTTCGAAAAACAAATGAAAATACAAGAAGAACAATTTGAAAAATTAAATGAAACCGTAAATGAACTGCAAAAACAAAATGAAGATTTACAAGGACAAATAAATGATAATGATGACAATAAGTCGACCAATTATGACATGCCAAAAATAATAGATAAGCAATATCAAATGTCATCTACACAAGACGAATTATTAGAAAAACAAAAAAGTATTATAGAGAAGCAAGAAAAGGACATTGGTGATTTACAAGGAAAGATTGAAGATCTTAGTGGTAAAATAGATAAATTAAATGATAACGACGATGTTGCAAAGCAGCAAAATGCATTAATGAAAGAACAAGAAAAAGAACTAAAACGAGAAATAGACCAAATGCAAAAAGACAAGAATAAATCATCGAAAGAATTGGAGAATTTAAAAGCAAAGAAGGGGAAAAAAGATAAGGATATTTCGGACGATGAAGAGGAAGAAGAGGAAGAACAAACATTATATGGTGTATTTGAGAATAACGTGAATGCATTTGGAAAAAATATAGGAAATGTTTTCGGAGTAGGAGAACAAGGTGCTATTATTGGTGGTACAAAGAAAAAGCGTAAACTCGGAAAGCGTAAAACAGAGAAAAAGAAGAAAAATCAAATACCGATTGTTGATAAAATGATTACTGATGAAGAAGATATTGAAGATGATGCAAATGTTCGCAAAATGTATCAAATGGGACATAACCAAATATATGCTCCTCATTATGGTGGAGGTCCTTATGCAGACAAGTATAATGGCGTAAAACTCGACGCTGCAGGAAATATAACAGACGATTTGTTTCAATCTACTGTATTAAAAATATTAAAGAAAAACAAATATGATGTAAAAGATTCTGATATTATTGTAGATAGATTTAAATGTTTGCCAGATGATAAAGAGGTTTTTAATAAAATGTTTGTAAATGTGAGTAATGGTTCTCTAGTTAATTCTGATGTTTTGGTGCGTCGTATATTAGGGTTAACATCGTTCCTAAGTGACAAAAAGGAGTTAATGCCTGCCATTATCAAAGACAAAGATGGTTCAAAATTTCATATTGTAAAAACAGAAATGAGCGATTATCAGTTTGGCTTATATGAAAAAGTACGTAAAGAAGAAGCAGAGCAAGAGAAAAATTCGCGTAAAAATGCATTGAAAAATAAAGGTGATGATGAATTATATAAATTTTCGTCCACTTATCGTATTTTTTCACGTGCATTATGTAATTTCGCATTTCCCCCCGATGTTGAACGTCCTATGCCCAGTAAAAAAGAAGATGTTTCTGAAGATGCGGTGGATGGTATTAAGAAAAAGGAAATTATTAGTCGTGATAATTTTAATCCAGAAGACGAAAGTGCGATTGCAGATGATACAAGTTATCAAAAGAAAATAACAAAATCACTAAAAGAATTAGCAAAAATGGAACGGGGAGGTAGCTCAAAATATTTATCCAAAGATAGTTTGCAAATGCTTAGTCCCAAATTATTATCATTATTAGAGAACTTACAACATCCCGATAATATTGGATTACATCTTATTTATAGTCAGTTTAGAACGATGGAAGGTGTTGGTGTATTGAAACTTATACTTGACGCAAATGGTTTTGCGGAATTTAAAATAAAAAAATCAACAAATGGTGACTGGAGTATTGTTCAGAAAATAGGTGATGAAGATAAACCCAAATATGTTTTATATACAGGTACTGAAACTGCCGAAGAAAAAGAAATAATTCGTAACATTTATAATAGTGATTGGGACGTTGTACCTCCATCGTTGGTTGCACAATTAGAAAAACGACAAAAAAATAATCAATATGGAGAACTTATTCGAGTGTTAATGATTACTGCGTCGGGTGCAGAAGGTATTAGTTTAAAAAACACACGTTTTGTTCATATTGTTGAACCCTATTGGCATATGGTACGTAAAAACCAAGTCATTGGTCGTGCTCGACGCATTGGAAGTCATTTGACTTTACCCAAAAAACATCAAAATGTAAAGGTTTATTTGTATTTATCAACATTGTCTGAATCACACAAAACAAGTGAAAAACACATTGAATTGCGCATTCGTGATATTAGTCGTATTGACGGTAATACTCCTGTAACAACTGATGAATCATTATTCGAAATATCAACATTAAAAGACAATATTAATAAACAAATATTGGATGCCGTTAAGTCAAGTGCATTTGATTGTAGTTTATATGCCACGAAACAATCGGACGAATCAGTTGCTTGTTATAGTTATGGAAACATAAAGTCCAATGATTTTGGTACTATTCCAAACATTGACATTGATAAATCAGACAAAAAAGAATTAAATCTAAAAGAAAATGTTCTCGATAATTTACAAGAAATAACATATAAAGGTACAAAATATGCATTAGATACCAAAACAAACAAAATATATGATTATGAAAGTTATCAAGCAGCACAAGAAAAAATGGGGGATTTAATATTTGTAGGTAAGATGGTGAGTAAAGATGAAAAGCAAAGTATTGAATTTATTTAATTATTGTAGATGTAATTGTCGTTGTTATCATAAATGGGGACTTCGAATATTCCCCTTATGGCACTTGGACTCGATTGAATATATAGATTATCAGGTGAAATTGTGTTTTGTTGATTGTTACCTTCGTTATTCATCATATCTTGAAATGTTTGCATCCACCATATACGGTGGGGATGTGACAAGTTGCGAAACCATTCCGATATTTCATTTTCGTTATTTGAAACGTTTACATTGTTATTGCGAAACCATTGCAATACTTCATTATCAAACTGTTGTAATATTTCATTTTCATTATTTGAAACGTTCATGTTGTTATTATATTAACTTTACAAACATATTAATATAATATACTAATCATTTTTCATTAATAAAAATTGATTTATATTTTTCCATTTAGCTTTAATCATATATAATTCATAATTATGAGAAATCCTATTAGCGTTGCGTGTGGTATATTGGAGCTCATTCCCGATGAACAAACAGAATTCATTTCGGACATACATTTGTATGTTACGGATTTGAAGTTCGTTGCACCCGAAGTATTGGGAAAAGACCCAAAACATTGGCATAAATTTGGTCAAATTCTTAATAAATATATTTCACAAGATGATTACGATAATACAGAATGGTGTAAAGGGGTGATTAACATTTTTACAGATCCAAATTATGCAGTAGTATAAAAAAGAGGTTGATATGTAACCAATTCCTGAACAATCATTCCCAGCGAAGCAATCATTGCTAGACGTCCATTATTTAACTCTTTATCTAATAATAATCCATTTTTTTCCTCAGCTAAGTCAATGTCAAAACTTAATCCAATATCTCCGGGTTGATAATCCTCTTTAAGTTCAAATGGATTTGTATATGGATTTTTCCATCCACGAAGCATTGAATTAAATTCAGACGCAAACATAATAGTTAATATGGCGATTTTTCCTGAAGAAGGAAGTTCATCAAACCCATGAATGGCTTGTTTGTGTGTAAATTGTTCTACAATGGGTATTAATGTTGCTGAAACCATACCAATACGTCCGTGTTTTAATTCGGCCTCTCTGTAATAGTTTACTTTTTTAGTATCCTTTGAAAATCCAAATGGATCAAATGACTCGAATGGTGGTGTAGAACCACAAATAACCGGTGGTGATGATAGCCGTTCAACTTGTATAATACGTGAAACACATTGTGTAAGCATAGACAAAGACAAAAGGAAGAAGATCCTCATTTATACATAAAATATACATTATTTTTTTATGTATTTTCCCTAAATACATAAAATTATTGCTGCACATATGCTGTAGTGACGTGGCATATTTATTGCGTTCTGACGTGGCGTTTTTTCGTTCTATTTAAATATTTAGTACACCGTTTTTTACGCTTACACGTTTTTTTTGCTAACTTATATGCTGTCCCTTTTTTATTACATCCTTCTTCTAATAAGTGAAAATCATAGAATACTGAATTGCCCCCGGTAATCGCACTTGCCAGTCGCGCAATGCCCCATGATTCAGCGGTTTGATTTGGACGAGAACCACTTGAATAATATGCACCTCGTCCTTTATTAACTATTTTTTCCAACGCATCAATAGTACATTGGGTTTTGTCGGCAAGTTCTCTAGATGGTTTAATGTTCTCCATATTATAAATTTTCATTGCTTTATTAATATGTTTTGACTTCTTAGATTTATAGGATTTTACCTTGGGACGTTCTAAATATTTTCCTTTTTTATAGAGTTTTCGAGAACGTAATATATTCTTTTTCTGTTGTATAATATCTTTTTTATCGAGATGTTTGGGAACGTATTTATCTGGAATACTCATTTATATTATAATAATATAAAAATAAAAATATGTATATTTTCAATGTCTAGTGGATTATTTGTGAACCCTACACTTTTTAATCCCATTGCAAATAAATTAAAAGTAATATTCTGCATACCCGGAAATCATTTTTCCAATAAATTTTTCATTTCGTGGACCCAAACACTATTAATATTAGGACATAAATATGATATTAAAATATCAAACCAGTATTCGTCACAAGTTAATTTTGCACGCGCATTGTGTTTAGGTGCAAATGTATTAAATGGTCCAGACCAGAAGCCATTTAATAATGGTGGGATTGATTATGATATAATTGTTTGGTTAGACAGTGATATGGTGTTTAGTCCCGAAATGATAGATAAGCTAATACAAAATGGAATGCAACACAAGATATATTCAGGTATATATGCAATGGACGGTGGAAAACAATTATGTTGTGTAGAAGATTGGGATGAGGAATATTATAAAAACAATGGTTGTTTTAAATTTTTATCGTGTGAAGACGGCGATGCAAGAGTAAAAAACAATCATCGGGTAGTGAAATGTGCATATGTTGGTATGGGATGTATGGCAATTAAGAAAGGTGTTATTGAGGATGAGCGATTTAAATATCCGTGGTTCTTTAGAAATATTACAGAATTCAATCACAATGGCGGAATTATAACGGACGGAACAAGTGAAGATGTAAGTTTTATACGAAATCTAATTGATAGTGGTGTAATACAAGATATTCCAGTCGATTTATCATTACGATTTGGTCACGAAAAACACATAGTATATTAATTTATAGTTTATACATTATAAATTAACTAACAGATAGGACGTTTATTTCTTATCACAGTTACCTGTAATTTTATTCTTACGTGTGCCGTTAGGGCATCTTTTAGAAACGGTTTTGGTATCATTATTTGAAACGCATTTTTGTGTTTTAGGATCTCTACGTGTTCCTTTGGGGCAGCGGGTATTGCGTTTTTTTGTTTTGGAGGAAGGGGTCTTGGAACTTTTAAGCAATTTAGATAATTTATCTTTATCAACTTTAGTTAGTTTTTTTTTATCATTTCGACATATTGGACATTTCTTTACGCGACCATCGCTTACGCATTGTTCGTGAAATATATGTTTTTTGCATTTGGTATTATTAAAACTTACCGCGATATTTGGTCCTTCTTCGGCATATTTTTCATCTAAACAAATCGCACATGTTGGACCAGCGGTAGCAGCCACCATTAAATTCTTATGGTATTCCTCTATCTCGATTTCTATTTTCTTTAACTTTTCCTTCATTTGGGTGATTTCAGTCGCGTGTTTTTTAGGCATTTCATTTCCTATTTTTTTCCATTCATCCAATTTAAAAGGATAATATGGGCGTCTGCCGTAGTACCCGTTATGTAATTCCAATTCTCTGCGTTGTTCCCTTTGTCTTTCGCGTATTTTGTAAACATATTTTTGATAATCATCTTCTGTTATAACCATTATATAATATAATGGTTATATTTTTCTTAAATGTGTATAAAAAGAAATACTAATGCGTTTAAAAATGTTTTTAAAAATAATATATAAAACAATCCGTATATATATTGTTATAATGAACGAGGAGAATAATGTATTAACTATTCGAACTGTTCAAATCCAACCTATTCGTAATATGATTACGGCAATAAAAGATATATTAACCGATGCAACGATGACATTTACAAAAGAAGGATTAAAAATTATTAATTTTGATAAAACACATACCATTTTAGTAAATGTAAATTTAAATGCAATTAATTTCGAATCTTATAATTGTGGTCCAAATAAAATCATAGTGTGTGCAAATACAATTCATCTTTTCAAAGTTATTTCAACAATGTCAAATGATGATACATTATCTATTTATATAGAAAAAGATGATTATCATGATGGAGTTGTTTCCCATTTAGGGTTACAATATGATAATGGTTCAATTAAACAATGTTATAGTCAAAAACTGCGTCTTATTGAACCTGATACAGAAGAAATGAGCGTTCCTGATGTAGAATACTCTACCGTCATTAATTTACCTACAAGTGATTTTCAAAAGATCATTCGTGATATGAATGGTATTTCTGACAGAATTGAAATCAAGTCAGTTGGTCAGGATTTGATATTTTCCTGTGCAGGTTCATTTGCTAAATCAAAAATTTATCGTTCTGAATCAAATGGAAATATGGAGTTTATACAAAAAAGTGATGAAACAATTGTTATACAAGGTGAATTTTCTTTGAAAAGTTTGAGTCATTTTATAAAATGTACACCTTTGTGTAGTCATCTTGAAATGTATCTAGGTAATGATCTGCCATTAATAGTAAAATATAATGTAGCGTCATTAGGTGAAATTAAACTTTGCCTAGCATCATTGCCACCTGCCTAACAGATATTTTTTTTCATTTGTTTTTCTTCTGCACTGGTCCACCATATTTTATTTTTCAAATCATTTGTTTTTAAATAATCATTATTCGGAATGAACACATATTCTGTAATGTTTGTAAAGAATATTTTTACTTCTTTTCTCGATTCTTTTCTCGATTCTTTTCTCGATTCTTTTCTCGATTCTTTTCTGACTGGATTAGAATAAACGTGTAATCGTTGCTTTAAAAAATAAATATCATTCATTTTTAATAATATAATAAGTAATTATTATATTTTTATTTTTAATTTAATGTTCGGGTTGGTGCTTTTTAAAAATACATCCTTTATTACGTTCATCAGTAATTTCATAAAATATAGATGAATCTTGATAATCAATGTTATCCATCCATACTTTTACAATGCAAAAACTTTTCTTTGGAGATATAGTAATACCATTAATGTGACTATTTACATTATTATCACTACAAAACGTCTCTCCAGTAACTAATTTAAATAATTTTCGCCATGTATCTGGTACAACTTTGTTATGTATTTTATATGAAAAACACCCCCCGTTTCTATTTTTTTCGTGTTCCCATTGTGGGTCAATGCCACTTCTCATTAAAAACAACATAGTATTTCGTAATACACCTTCATTGATTGTTTCATTAAGCTTAGCAACTTCCTCAACAGAATTTATATTCTCCATTATTATTTTATAACTATCTAAGTTCCAATTTTGATCGGTTGGTAAGTGGTAATACAAATTCCACTTATCATTCAACAAATGTGTTTGAGGCATGATTATCCTCTTGTAAATATAATATAAAATACATTTATATTGTATTACAAATCAATTTTACTATGTGAGTAACTATTCACATTTCTCTACAATACATTTATCCTTTTCTAGACGTAAATAATTATTAAACTTTAAAATATATTCATTTGTTTCCGCATCTATAATTACAATTTTATAATTATTGTTAAATACATACGGGCTAAATTGATATTCCAACAAACGTTTTACAAAACAAGGGGAAAAAAGTTCATTTCCAACTAAAAAATAAGAAGTATCCAAACAAAATGTAATTTTATTTTTCATAGACGGATGACTATATTCAACCGTTAAAAAAGTTACATCGGATTTTTCTATTTCTTGGATTTTCGCATCTGTATACATATTTATTTTTGAAATAACAGAATTATAATATTTCATCAAATATAATGAGTCACATATATTGCCGTAATTTACATATTCTTTTACCAATTTATCATTGGAATCATCAAATGTTTTATTTATATTTTTCTTATCAAAATTATCTGATAAAATCGTACAATTTTCAATCATAAAGTGTAATGAATTTGTATTGTGAGTGTGTTCATATAATAGACAATTTGTTTGCCAATTCATAGCATCAGGTTGATATTTCACATTCATAAAATAACATATAACATTATAACTATTACTATAAATAACATCTACCGTTGTTTTAAGTAATGCATTTGAATTATATATATCTATAATATAATCACGCACATTATTATAAATATTAATACATTGTAATGTTTTATTTATAACCCAGGGTCTTCTAATCAAATCTTGAATATAACTATTCATTTACATGATTCATAAAAATATTTTTATATTATCTTATAAAAATATTTATAATTCACTAATATATCAGTACATACTGGATTTAAATATCCAACGTTACTGTGTTCTTATCGGATTTTTGTTTGCGTTTTTGGGTACGCTTAGGCATTTTTCCACTACCCTGTGATAAATCACCCAATGATGTTGCACTAACTACTGAATCTTCTTTTTCTTTATTTATAGAAATACTCTTTGTTTTTAATCCAGCCAAAATGTTTTCAATGTCATCGTTCTTTGGACCACGCATTTCAGGACGTGCACTTTTTTCTTGCGAATTTAAACTTCCAAAACCATTTAGTTCAACCCCTTCCTCATTCATTGAGGAACGTAAATCTGGGCGACTATTTAATGATGGCCTTGTGTCACGTCCAACTTTCGTTTGCTGTGGTGCGGGAGGAGGCCCACCTTTTGGACGCATATCTTCCTCCTTCATCATTTCACTTGCAAATGCAAAACCAGGGGACTGTTGACTCATTGTATCTACAGTAGCATCTGTAAATGCCTTCATCAAATCCGGATTTTGACGAATAACATCATTAAAACCAGGAGCAGAACTAGAAAGAGCTTTGTTTGTAAAACTTACCACAGCGGCACTAAATCCTAATCGCAATACAAGTGATAACTCAGGGGCCATTTTTGCGCCTTTATATTTATCGTGTAATTCAGAAAAGATTTCTTCGTAACTGTCAATATCATCATTTATTTGTTCACCCCAACCATCCAAATTAACACCAAATGGGTCAAAAGCAGCATTTGCGTATTCTAATGAATTTACCGCTGTCATAAACCACCACCCTTGTAATTTAATACTATCTTTACTACGCTTATCTTCCATTGCCGTTTCATATTCATCTTCTATTTCGTCATACGGTGATTCCATGGTTAAATTGTTATAACCTTTCATTTGACCCTTTTCGTGCCATCCATCCAATTTTTTTAACATAAGACGCTTTTTACGACGCATTTCGCGCTCATTCATCTTAGGTGGGGCAGGATTAAAAAAACTAGTTGCTTGCTTTAAAAAACCGTCGGAGTTTTGACCAATTGTTTCAGCAGTTGCAGCACCCAATTTTGAATCCGTTTTATTTTCGTCAAAATTCAGTTGTATAGGTTCAGTATCCAATTTAATAGCGGATGGTGGCTCATCAAAACTACTTAAATTTACTGTTTCACCCATATTTCCAGACGACCCACCACCTGTTCCAGTCAAATCATTTAACTCATTCTCTAGTGCATTCAGATCACCAACTTCAATATTACTCCCCCCCGATAAAGGGATATTTTTTTCATTCATTAATAATTCAATGCCTGGTCCAAATTTCGTTGTAGAAATATCATTAGCCCCCTGAACAGGAAATGTTCCATCAATGTCTAAACTTACTTCTTCCATTATGATAGTTAAAGAAGAATTATTTTTAAGTTTAACGCACATATTATATTTTATTTTCTAAATACCAGATTCCTTGTAAAAAACAATCAGCCAAATCATCTTTCTTTTTTACTTCTAAATGGCCATTCCACTGGTGATGCAAATTATATTTGTTTAACATTTCAACAGAATAAGTAATTGCATTTTTTTTATTCTCTTTATATCCCGTCCCTTCTTTCTCAAAATATTTTAATTTATTTTGTGAACTTATAAACTTTATATTTATATTTTCACTTTTCATTATAAAATACTGTGCTAACATACCTTGTATTGTTTTCATACGATTTGCTATTGGACTTATTTGATTTTCAATAATTACCAAATCTATTTCCGCTGTATCAAAACATTCATTACTTTTTAATTTTATTTTCTTACCTAATTCTATCAAATCATATTGGTCACATTTTTTTCCTTTTTTATTACATTCACTTAAACTCCTGTTATTATAAAATTCTAAAAATGTGTCAATGCATTCCTTTTTTGTTTTCTTTTCTATTTTGAGAAAATGACTATTTACCAATTTAAATAACTCATCGACGGATTTTTTATATAATTTAGTTTTTGTATAACTCTTATTTGGAACAAAATATTTACTTTCCTTGGCATGATTTTTACAAAAAAATAAATTATCTTTACTATAATACGCCTTCTTGTTACATATTTTTTTGTTTTTTAATACAGCATTACACTTGCACGTGTCTAACATATCATCTTCAATTAAGTTCATTATACCCCATTTATCTATTTTTACTTCATTATTACACAAATCTAAAATACAATATGCCATATTTTTGATTCCTACATCAAAACTTATTAATTTCATTTTATAGAATACTATAAAATGATATTTAACTTACTTTTCATCGAATTTAATATTTGGTGCTATTTTACGTTCCGCCAATTCAAATTTCATCATATAATTCTCTTTTAAATCACTATTATCTGTATAAACAATATCAACAATATTTAATTTATTTTCTTTTGATACTTGACTTAAATTTGTATTCATAATATTTGTAGCTTCTTTACTCATTACCTTTCGATAATCACAATTTTTTATAACAGGTTCACCTAAACTACTATTTACATTAGGACGACCAAATACTTTTAATATAGGATCATTTTCATTATATTGTTTATAATCTCCTTGTATCTCTTTATAAGCTTGATTAATATCCATAATATATATTAATCAAATATTTTATTCACTAAGTAATAGCGAAACCAAATCAGGTTTTTTCATTTTGGATACTGCATTTGACAAATTCCTATCTTTCACCATTTGCTTTAACTGCGTAACATTCATTTTTTCATACTCATTTGTAATATCTTCCTGTTTTAAAGATAATATCTCTTCCGTTACTTGTTTTTTTACTTCACCCTCATCATCCTCATTTTCCTCACCCCCCTCCTGAACATCCTCATCCTCATCCTCACCCTTACTGTCCTCCTCCTCAATATCCTCGCCCTCACTGTCCTCATCATCATCCTCACTGTCTTCATCACTCTCGCCCTCACTCTCGCCCTCACTCTCGCCCTCACTCTCGCCCTCACTGTCCTCATCACTCTCGCCCTCACTGTCCTCATCACCTTCATTTTTTTCCGATTCATTGGGGTACTCCATTGCTCTGTACTCTTCTGATTCACCATAATAGTCATCACTATTGACATTACTTAATGGTATTATATTTTGAATTCCATTGTCACTATCATCATGATTCAGTTTCTGTACAACATTGTTTACAATCTGTAGCAATGTTTCGGTCTTCTCTTCCATTGCTCCTAAACGTTGTCTAAAATGATAAACGAGCACAACTACTAATATTGAGCTGATAAGTATACTTGCTACAAAAAATGTATTTAAAAATCCGTAAACCTCCATATAAAGATTTTTATATAATATACTATTAAGACAAACGTATTATTTAAATCTATTTACAAATATATTTTAATATTGCCATTTTATATAAATGGAAGACGAAAACAATCAAAAAGTTTCCAATAAAATAGACCTTAATTTTGATAACAAAATGCTTATCATAGTCGTATTATGTATTATTTTGTTCTTTTCGCTTTTAGGAGTGAATCTGTTCTTCTTTTTTGGAGGTATATTTGAAAACGTTACAAAGTTTGTAATGCCCTTGTTTAGACAAATATTATCTTTACTCGGTTTCTCTGCTGGTACTATTATTAACAAAACCGCGGATGTAGTTGGAGATACAGCAAAATTCAGCGTCGATATTGCTGAAGGTACGGTACAATCTGTCGGCACTTTACTACAAAAGGCAAGTGCAAGTGGTCTAACCGACGATATGCGCCGCAATTTCAAAGATTCAATGAACATTACACCATCATCGTATGAAAATTCTGTTCTGTCAACAGCAGCATCAAAGCGTTCATCTTGGTGTCTTGTTGGAGAATATCAGGGTAAACGCGGTTGTGTTGAAATAAACGAAGGTGACAAATGTTTAAGTAAACAAATTTATCCTAATAAACAAATGTGTTTAAATCCTACGCAAACAAATAATATGCAACACGTAAACAAAGCAGCTGCGCGTAATCAACAATAATTATTATATGTAAATGTTACATTTACATCTTGTTTCGAACCATTTTTATATGTACATAAACTTATATCATCAAAATTGTCAGTTACTGTCATTTTAATTGACCCATATAAATATGTTTCATTGTCATATGTGTAGTCATATGATTCTCTTTCATACCTATCATAAACAATACCTCCACCATAATCGTATATTATAATATTATTGTTTAATATATTTATAGATGGGTCAATGCGACTTAACTTAATGGGTTCTTCTTTTCCAATATTTACAAAATAATAAACACCTTGTTTTAAATTATATGTTATGTTTGATTGATAATATGTATCAAACACATAATAATTTTTAGATATATCTTGTAATGAGATTGCTTCTGTATTTTTTAAATTATATGCATTGTTATTTTTATCATAATCAAAATATACAAAATTACTTAGACATCGAACATAATTTTCAACGGTAATATTGGATGTTGTTATTGCTAACTGATTAACAACACTATTTGTGCTTGCATTTTGGACGACCATTGCATTTTGTTTGGCATTGTCAGAATAGGATAATATATTTAAAGAATTGTAATTGTTTGAATTTGTTTCTATACTACCACTATTAATATTATTAAAACTACAATCTTCTTGTATAAGTAAGTTATTTGTATCTATATTTGTCATTATACCGATTTTTATATCAAAATCACCCAAACTTGTTAGGTTCTGAGTTGATATAACCGGTGTAATACCAATATCATATACATAATCACTTGTGCTGTTTAAATTTATATTATTAATGGATACATTTTGTAAATAAATAATACCAGTAAAATCTTTATCGGTTTCTTTATTATAATTAAACGAAACGTCAAAATTAACATTACTTGATTGAAAATTTGCAATTAAACTAGCAGTGACACTATTATTAAAACTTAAATTACACACAAATGATGATAAATTTATACTATTATTTTGAATGTAAATGTTACCTTCGCGTCTTAAACTAGTTGATTTCATAACACCATTTATATACAATGCAATTGGAAAATCAATATCAACAGTTGTATTGTCACTTTGTGGTTTTAAAGTATATAATTGAAGTACATTACTTGTTGAATTATTCAACACAAATTTATTTGACTCATAATTTGATAGTATATTATAAGGAAATGCTTCGTTCAATATGCCATAATTAATAGTTTCTTTTTTATAATTATAAAGTGGAACAGATTCATCAAGATATAAATCTATGTTACCGGGTACATTTGCTGCTGTTGAATTCGTTTTTATTATAGTATTAGGACATCCATTATCTAATGTCTTTATTTTGTAAAATATTTGATATGTCTCATTTAAATCTCGATTATAAAATGATACAAAGGTTTTTGGTACGTTTAATTTATTTTTATTGTTTACAAAAAATGACCATTTTTGTTTTTGAGTTAAATCATTTGTTTTATTTGATGAAGTATTATTTGCATATTTTAATATTTCAGCTTTACGTCGCATATCTAAATCAAATTGTGTATATGCAGTAGTAGTATATGGAGATTCAACTTCATAACGACTAATTGGTATATGTAATTGTTGCTTTTTTTCTCGTTGTAAACACATATCACTTAATGTTGTCATTTATAATATATATTATAAATGATAATAAATTTATGTTTAAACCTTAGAACTATACCATATATTGGATAAATATCCATAGTAATCTTCTTCACCTACTCCAGTAGCATATTTGCTTGTAGACATGTTAGGTCCGTTATTTACAATGCTGTTAATTTCAAATACGTTAAGTGCTTTGGCAAAGTAACGTAAATCTGATAATTTTCCAGCAAAACCGCCATTCTGATTTACAACAACATCTTGATAATTTTGTTTGGGTGTATGGTCTAATACGGCACGTCCAGATATAGTGCCATTTACATATACATCCATTACTGTGTTTTTCATACGAATAGCAACGTGAAACCATTTCATAATAGGAATATTATCAACAGTAACGGTGTTTGTGGGATCATTCGCCTTTACTGTATTCATTTTTACATACAACTGATTTGTACTTGGACCATAATATAAACCAGGACTATTATTAACCACATCTAAATTATCTACACCAGTAGGAGCATCTCCTTTGCTAAATATGTGATTATACTTTGTTCCTGATGGTACTTCCTTACCCATACGTAACCATACACCCCACGTAAATTCTAAACCAGTATTTTCATTGTTTGATTTGAAAATAGGTGTATAATCCGCTGACTTAGGGTCTTGGCTAACTACTACGGGTTCAGTTCCATCCAATAATCCCTGTACTACGTAGGGGTGCTTACCCGGTTGTGTAAAGTAAGCAATTAACGTAATACCAACACGAATTAAAAAGGTAAATACAATTACCACTAAAATTAAAAATCCAAACTTAACAACCATTGTATTAGAATCTAAAAACGATTTTGTCCCTTCTACATTTTTTGTTAAGTCATCTACGCCTGCATTTAATGATTCCTTAGCACTAGATATGCTATTACTTAATGTATTATATCCTTGGTTAAAAGCATCAGATGATTGTTGTCCAATATTATCAAAAGTATTTTGATTTGATGACATTATTACTTATATACTATATTAATACATAAGTAATTTCCTAAAATAAGGTGAATTTAGATTGTTCAATATTATCCTTAAATAATGAAAGGTCTACACCATACGCAGGTAGTATACCACTACGTCCATTTCCTTCCATATAAATATCGTAAACCTTTTGGGGGTTCAATGGCTCGGCCCAGCGTTTAAATTTTGTAATATATCCATCAAAAGAACCACTGCTTAATGTCCAAGTACTTGGTGTACCATGTGTATATTTGGCAGATTTAACTAATTTACCATCCATATAAACATCAACAATTTGATTGTCAATGCTTATTGTTAAACACACCCACTTTTGAATGGGGAAATTATCAGTAATTATTAATTCACTTTCCCCTGCCGTTGATGCAGCAACAGAAGCATATTTTAAAGTAGGTGTGTTTGCAGCTAAATAAAGTTTTGTACCAGCTGTTCCAGTAGCGTCACTAAAAGTAATAAATGGACACTCACCACTATGTTTCTTTACATAAACCCAAATGCTATGAGCATATCTTGTCGAATTTGGACTGCTTAAATCTTCAGGTGTAACGCTTGTCGCCGAAGTAGTGACATTTTTATAGTCAGAAATTTCCTGTGATACATTTGTTATATATTGATAAATTACATATATCAACACGATTAATACGATTCCTAAAATTACCAAAGTAACGTTCATTTATATATATATACTATAAATATTTTACAACAAGGGGGGATTAAAATTCTGGTATAAATTATAAATATACGCTATTTGCATTTTTGATAGCGGTTCTTCAAAGTATTTAACATTGCATATTGCACCATTGCTGTCATCATCATCGCCTATATAAATATTGTCATAAATACTATGGTTGGGGCTTTTATCAGTTAATAAAATGGTCTTACGTAGTTCTCCATTTATGTATATAGACACTTCATTACCATTGTAATTAAAGACAAAATGATTCCATTTTTGTAGTGGTAAACTCACTTCATAACGGTGTATTTCTCCTTGGTTGTTTATTTTATTATTATTTGTATACTCAATAACAAATACGTGTGAATCCCTTTCATTCGGGTCTAATACGGGAGGTGTTATTTGTTCCTCTTTTGTATATTCTATAACATCGGTGTCGTCATATTGTTTATTTTGGATCATTAATTTGGGTTTACTTGCATAATCAAATATAGTATATTTTTCATTTGTATTTGGCGGAGTATTTATATATACCCACATACTAACACTATAATTGTGTCTAGCTATTTTTTCATTGTTTTCTTCCATTGCCAAATCATAACCACTAAATATAGAGCGACGTTTTTCTAAAAACATAGGATTTTCTAATAACTTAGTTCCCTGTAATGATAATGTACTTTCGATAAATGGTAAAAAGTATATTGTTGCAAGAATAATAATTAATTCAACAATGTATAATATATACACGGTGGGTGGTGAATTATTGAAATCTCGTATTATATATTTTATAAAATCTACTATCATACACGGGATGTAAAATAACAAATGAGCAAGAAAACCTAAATTACCATCTAACTTTTTCAAATAATCTCCTAAAAATATAAATGCAATACTTAATGCTACAATGACCCCAAATACTAATAATGCATAAAATATACGTTTTGTTACATCTAATTTATATACGGATAAATCAACATAATTAAATAAAATAAATGTTCCTATCATTATACCAATTGCACTAAATGCCATTTTTGCAGACGAACTGTCAAATGCCGATACTGCGTTTCCTAATTTGAAATATAGATAAATAAGAGGTAAAAGTACAATAGATATGTAAATCACTATATTCGAACTTTTATAAAGTAAATATGGTTCCTTAATAACATAAAATATAAACACTGTTATACAAGCGAGTAAAATATATAAAATTCCATATGATGTCATATTATCTTTAAATACATTGTCTGTCTTCAAAAAATCGAGAAACTTGCTAATAAAAGGAGGAAGGTCATCTATTTTCTGTAAATTATATAAAACAATTAATACTCCTATTATTGAAAATAATATCCAAAAAAATATTTCACTTACTTTCATTAATATTATTAATATATAATAATATTACATATTCTCCATAGCCGTTTTTTTTCCGTGACATTCTCTACACATTGCTACTAAATTATCTACATGATTAGAACCACCATATTCCAATCGTATTTTATGATCCACTTCGAACCACGCTGTCAATTGTTTTTTACAATCGCCGCATTTCCAGTTTTGGTTAGATGCAACATATTTTTTTTTTGTTTCACTTACTGATCGTTTTGTAGATTTCTTTCCCGATTGTTGTATTTTCTCGACACTTTGCTGTGGTTGATTTTCGCCACTGTTTTGCATATAATTATTTGCACTAAAATTCAAAAATGGACTTATTATTTTATTACTATTTTTGTCTAATGGCATATGTTTTAAATATTCATTTGACGTTTTTATAATTTCTCCTGCTCGCAAGGGGTCTCTTTTTATTAATACATATAACATAAAAGCACCAACTGCTACACCACCCATTTGCAAATGTTTTTTAGAGTCCAATACTGTTTTTAAATATTTACCGTCTGTATAAATGTTTCCAATAATAATACCTGTTATTAATAAAAATACTAATTCTATTCTCATTTATATTATAAATGTATTATAATTTTATCATATAAATTGTTAGTATACCAACAAATATGTAGAACAAATAAACATAATGTTTTTTTAAATGTATCATATATGTTTTCAATGTCGTTTTATTTGCATATTTTTCTTTATATAATTCGTATGCCTCGCGTCGCGATATTTGCGGTTTTCCTATGTTTTTGTTTATATAATTATGAATAAAATGCATCCATTTTTGAAAATCTTTATTATTTCCCAAATAAGGTGTAACCGGATATTTATCTAATAATGCACTAAATTTTTTTCCTATTTCAACATCGGGTATAAATAATGGCATATTCATAATTAAATCATAATATTTTCTTTTTACGACTTCATTTGGCGTTACAGGATAATTATAAGCAATAGTATGAAAAAAAAACCAAAAATGAGGTCCCCAAATTTCCGATTCGTATTTCATTATATAAATTAAAAGACATTATAATAGTAAAATATAAAGATTATGTTACTATTTTTTATATCTTATGAGTGATAATTATTGTAATAACTGTGGAAAACAGGGACATTTATATCATCAATGTAAATTACCAATTACAAGTAATGGTATTATTGCTTTTCGATTTAATAATAATAATATCGAATATTTAATGATTTGTAGAAAAGACAGTTTGGGTTATATTGATTTATTAAGGGGTAAATACAATTTATATGATAAAAATTACTTACTCGAAATGATTAATCAAATGACCATTCAAGAAAAAGTTAAAATTTTAAAAAATGGTTTTGACTTTCTATGGAACGATCTTTGGGGATTAAATAATGCTGCAAAATATAAAAATGAAGAAAACATTGCCCGAGATAAATATTTTAAATTAAAACAGGGATATCAGCTAAACGGTGAAGATATTTCATTTAAATCGTTAATTAAAGATTCTAATACTAAATGGGAATATCCTGAATGGGGATTTCCAAAAGGACGTAGAAACTTTCAAGAAAAGGATTTTCAATGTGCTATTAGAGAATTTTGTGAAGAAACCGGATATAAAAACAATATACTACACAATATCGATAATATTATGCCATTGGAAGAAATATTTACTGGTTCGAATTATAAATCGTATAAGCACAAATACTTTGTATCATTTATCAAATATGAAGATAGTTTAAATACATACAAAATACAAGACACTGAAGTAAGCGAATTAAAATGGTTAACCTATGAAAATGCTTTGAAAAAAATACGATGTTACAATTTAGAGAAAAAAAATGTGCTAGAAAACTTACACAATATTCTCACAAGTTATCGTATGTTTTTACTATAAAATATTTTTGTATTATATATGAATAATAATACAAAAGAAAAACGTTGCCCCAAAGGTTCACGTAGAGACCCTATAACAAAAGAATGTGTACAAATTGTTAAGAAAGATAATTTAAAAGAATCTAAATATCACATTGAAAAAGCAATGGGACACGGAGCTCGTAATCAAGTAGAATTTGTAATATCAAATGATTTTTTATATAATGTTAAAAATATTTATGCTCGAAAAGATTATAATGCAATTAAAGTTGAACATTTAAAAAAACTCCACGATAAATTAAAATATCAAGACGAAACCAGAGAAGGGCGAAAATTTATTAAAACCTGTCCTAATAAAAACAGTTTAATTGATGCTATTTTAGAAATGCAAAATGAGATTAGAAAAAAAAATGGATTAGATGAAAATACGACAGAAGTTGTGGAAACTGTACCAGAAATACCCACTCAAATGGAAGAAAAATCTAAACCATTAGACGAATCTGTCTTCGAAAACACTATTAAAATACCTTCTTTCATAATAGACAAAGATGATACATCTAATAAAGAACTCGATTTAGGTGAAATTCCAAAAAACAAAGATGATGATGAATACAATGATTACTTAAAAAAGAAAGAACTTATGGAATATAACGAAAATAAATCAAAAATTCATTTTGAAAATTTATATCCTACTCTTGATGACCCAAATTTTAGTTCAAAAATATCTCTATTTAAAGAATTTGATCAAACAAAATATGATGGCCAAATAAGAAATATTGAAGAACACGCAAATAAATTATGTAATGCAGAAGTTGAATTATCACCTCATCAAATGTTTGTTAAAAACTTTATGTCAAATAAAACCCCATATAATGGATTGTTGTTATATCACGGTGTAGGTACCGGTAAAACTTGCAGCGCTATTGGTATATCAGAAGAACATCGCAAAATTACCGCACAACACGGTAATAAAAAACGTACTATTATAGTGGCTTCTCCAAATGTCCAAGATAATTTCAGAAATCAACTTTTCGATGAAAATAAACTTGTCGAAAAAAACAATATATGGTCTGTAGAACGCTCGTGTGTTGGTAATGATTTTTTAAAAGAGATAAATCCAAGCAATACATTAGGACTGCAAAGAGAATTTATTGTACGCCAAATAAAAAGTATTATAAACAACAATTATGTATTTATGGGTTATACAGAATTTTCACGTTATATTCAGAAAAAAGTTAAAATAGATGATAGTGTTGACGTTAAAACCAAAAAAAGATTATATCAAGACAAATTACAAAAATTATTTAATGACCGATTGGTCATTATTGACGAAGTACATAATATTCGTATTTCCGACGATAACAAACAAAAACAATTGGGTCGTCAAATGATTGATGTAGCAAAGTATAGTAATAATATGAAAATATTGTTACTGTCTGCAACACCCATGTACAATTCATACCGAGAAATTATATGGATTATTAATTTATTAAATTCTAATGACAATCGTGGTACTTTAAAAACAGACGAGATATTTAAAAAAGACGGGACATTTACGGATAATGGCGAAGAATTATTGCAACGAAAACTAGTTGGTTACGTTTCATATATACGCGGCGAAAACCCATACAGTTTCCCTTTTCGCATTTATCCCGAACATTTTGAACCAAACAATAACCCCAAAAATTATCCAGAAATACAATTTAATAAAAAAGAAATAAGCAAACCCATTCAACATATTCCATTATATTATTCAACAATGGGTGAATTTCAAGCCGCTTCTTATAAAAAGGTCATCACTAATTTATCAGAATCTGAAAAGATTTCATTCGAAAATATGGAAGCGTTTGGATATACCTTATTACAAAAACCAATTGAAGCAACCACTATAACTTATCCATCTATCGATAGTGAAAAGGATTTTTACACGGGGAAAACTGGTCTTCAACACGTTATGAAATTTAGAACACAGACAAATCCAAAGCCAATGAAATATGATTATAGTTACAAACCCGAAGTACTCGAAGAATACGGTAACATTTTTTCATTGGAAAAACTTAAATTATATAGTGGTAAGTTGCACAAAATAGGTAATATTATTAAAAAATCTAATGGTGTCATATTAATATACAGTCAATATATTGAAGGAGGAGTTATTCCCGTTGCACTTATGCTAGAAGAAATGGGCTTCAGACGTCACACGTCAAACCCAAGTGGTAAATCATTGTTTAAAGATGCACCATCCGAGGGTATTGATTATAGAAATTATAAACCAAAAAGCACTTTTAAAAATGAAAAGGATTTTAAACAAGCAAATTATTGTATGATTACCGGTGATGTCAATTTTTCTTATGACAATAACATTGAAATCAAGAAAATAACAAGTCAAGATAATAAAGATGGAGAAGTTATCAAGGTCGTCATTATTTCAAAAGCCGCTTCTGAAGGAATCGATTTTAAATTTATACGTCAAATACACATTATCGAACCGTGGTATAATATGAATCGCATTGAGCAAATTATAGGTCGGGGTGTTAGACAGGGTGGACATTGTTTTCTACCATTTAAAGACCGTAATGTGGAAATTTATTTACACGTAGGAAAAGAAAATTCAATTAAGCACGAAACACCTGATATGTATTTATATCGTCTTGCGGAGAACAAAGCAATACAGATTGGAAATATTACTCGTATGTTAAAAAATGTAAGTGTAGATTGTGTATTAAACATTGGTCAAACAAATTTTACTATTGAAAAATTACAAGAGCAAGAAGAAAATAAGGAGATTAAAATTAAATTATCTTCGGGGAAACTCATCGATTATAAAGTTGGTGACAGACCATATAGTGAATTGTGTGATTATAAAGATAATTGCTCATATAAATGTTTAAGTACTATCGATTTCAAAGACAAAGAAATCATAAATACAAATTATACAAATGAATATGCTGTTATGAATTATAATGTTATTGTAAAAAGAATAAAAAATGCTTTTATTTTACACAATATTTATAAAAAGGATGATCTAATAAATGAAATTAATTCACAACGGATATATCCAACTGACCAAATACTTTATGTTTTATCTCAAATGATTGACCACAAAAGCGAATTAATAAATGACAGTTTTGGTAGAACTGGAACAATTATAAATAAAGATAAGTATTACGCATTTCAACCCCTGGAAATAAATGATGAAAGTATATCAATACTAGACCGAACTAAACCGATTGATTATAAACACTCAAAAATCATTTTCAAAGACAAACTTATTGAAGAACCCAAAAAAATAGACGCATCCATCAAAACATATAAAAATATACTTGAAAACATCCAAAATATTGTGGGAAAAATAAATAATCTAAGCGATAAAAAGCCAAAGTCAAATGATAATTTTTATATACACGCTGAAAATAGCAAAATTTATCATATTTGTGTTAATATTTTAAAAATCCCGAAAAATAGTTATAAAAAATTTATTATATTCCACTTCATTGATGAATGTAACGTTAATGATAAATTAATTATATTAAAAGAAATATATTTTACAAAACGTAAGTTGAATGATACTGAAAAAATATTTGTTGACTATTTTGACAATAAAATGATATATTTGAAAAAGAAAAAATGCGTCCTCTTGTATCATCTCAAAAAAAATTACTTATATGAAATAAATGATGACAATTTAAAAGAAGTCCCGATTAATGAATCAAATAAGCAATTATTTGAAGAAGAAAAAGCCAAATATAAAGTGATTGACAAAAGCATCTATTATTCCATGATTGGTTTCCTTCATAAAGATAAAAATGATAATTTAATTATTAAAATCAAGGATATTATATCCAAAACATATGTTAATTATGGTGTAAATGCTACTTCATTAAACAAAGAAGATATTATCAAACGCATTTCTTGTATATTAGACCCCGTCTATTGTAAAACTATATTGAATCCATCTACTTCAAATGAAATTGTAAATGATTTTAATGCATTTTTAGATAGTAAAAGTGGAAGTGATACTATTAAAAGTGCTATTGTTGTAAAAGGTTTTTGTGTTATTTTAGAACTCATATGTCGTTATAAAGACATAAATTCTTCGGATGGAAAAAGGTACTTTTTTGATTTAGAAACCTCGTATATTAATAACGTTTTGAATGTATAAATTATAATATGTAACCATATATTATAATATATGTTAAGATTTGGTAACACAAAGACAAAAACGCCTACAAAGACAAAGACAAAAACATCTACAAAGACAAAAACGCCGTCTACACGAAAAAGAACACCAAAAAGTGCATCCAAACGAACTACAATAAAAAGACACAAAGAAAATACATTTTTAGTGGGCTTTTCAAAAAAAGTGGGTCTTCCCCATAATATTGTTGTTGCGCTATTATCTATTTCTGCTGGTGTTATGCACAAAAGCATAAATAGTAAAAAAATTAAACAATTGGGCAAAGTAAAAAGTGACGATGAATTTTTCTATAAACTTGCGGAAATGTTTATTAAAAATAGTAATCCGAAAATGCGCAAACAAGCAAAATTCTTAGATAATATATTAACTGGATTATACGGACAGAAAGGAGGAAATGGAGAACTCGATGTGAAAACTATTGGTGAATATAGGGGTTTTAATTATACTTTATTGGGTATGATGATATTTTTTGGAATGCAGTTATTTGTTTTATTATATTCCACCAACAATATGATTGACATTGCTAGTGACGCCGATATGCCTCTCAGTTATATTAAAGACATTGGTGCAAGTGTATATACAGAAGGCAAGGATGTTTATGATATTGCGAAAATATGTGCAAATTCCAGTTCAACTACATCATTTGGTCTAATTGGCAAAGTATTACCAGAGGGTAGTACTATCAAATACGCCACAAATGTTGCTAATTATTACACTTGCTTCACCGAAAAGAAAGATGACCTTCAATTTAAAAGATGGTTTGAAACTGAATATGGTAATAAAGATGGACAACACGATTTCGGAAAAGAACATTATGAAATGCAAAATTCTATGGCTCTTGTTGTTAGTCAAACAATGACCAAAGGTGGAAATCAACTTGCATTACCTGCTCCTGGCGCAGAAGACAAAATTACTGATGTGCTTTTATCAACAGTTGACCAATCGAAACAACTTCAAATAATCACAATCGATGCTATTACAAAGAAATTAGACGATGCTCTACCTAAGCGCCCTAGTCGTTCAACCACCGTACCTGAATACAAAGAGTTTTTAGAAGTTAAATTATTAAAACTCGATGAAATCATTGATATGTTAGACGAAAAAGAAAAAATAGAAGAACTGGTTGATAAACATTTAAAAGAAGAATTAGAAAAAGCAGAAAAAGATGAAAAAACAAATGAGGAAATCACCATATTAGGTACATTATATGGTGTATTTGAAAGAAATAAACAAGGTATAATGCAAATGGTCACTAGTGCATTGTTTTCCACAAATCCAGTAACAATTGCTGCATATAATATGAAAGTTGGTCTAATTAAACATAAATTGTCTATTGCACACGCTCTTAATAATTTACGAGGTACTGAAATAGAAATAGGAGCACAAATAGATTTGTTGGTTACTCAATCAGAAACCCTTTTCCAAACATTTAGCTCATTATTTAAACAAACTATTTATTTAATTTCGGTTGGAAGTGCCATTGTGTTAATGTATAAAAAACGTAAAACAAGGGTCATTGAAAAAGATGGTAAAATTATTGGATTAGATTTGCGTGATGGTGAACCTACAGGATATTTAGAATTAACAAATGGTAATCTAATAAAAAAAGAATAATCTATAAAAATTGATTAATAATATAAAAATATATTATTAATATATTGTAATAATGAGTTCAAACGATAGAGAACAGAAGATCTTTGGTATATACGTTCTCTCTGTATTAGAGAGAAAGGTGCGTTTACATATTAATGAAGTTGGGAAAACGGTTAAGCAAAATCTAGAAAGTAAACTGAAATCAATGCTACAAAATAAATGTATTCCCGAAGGTATTATCAAAAATAATAGTATTAAAATTATTAGTTACACAAGTGGAAATGTTGAAGGTGAATCTATTGTATTTAATTGTAGTTTTGAATGTTATATTTGTAATCCAGTTGAGGGAACTCTTATCGAGTGTAATGTTAAAACCGTTACAAAGGCAGGAATTCACGCAGAATATTTTGACACTGAATCTAATAGTGTTCCTCTTCATATATTTGTTGCCCGCGATCATCATTTTAATGATGACACTTTTAATAAACTTAAGGAAAACGACAATATTACCGTAAAAGTAATCGGTACACGATATGAATTAAACGACCCTTATATTTGTGCAATTGCTAATATTTCAAAAGTTAAGTAAAATGGATATAAAAGCAATAAAAGCGTATTATATATAAATGGAGGGTTTGAAAGAAAGTATTGAAAAGTTGGATAAACTATATCATATAGAAGTTTTAAAGATTTTTTTAAAGCATAACATAAACGTTAATGAGAATAAAAATGGGATATTTATAAATCTTACTACTATTAATAATGATGTACTTTTTAGTGAAATAAACGATTATTTGAAAAACTTTCATATGCAAGAAAAACATTTTCAAAAAAATGAAGACATCAAAAAGCATTTAGAAACTGCATATTTTTGTTAATATACTTATTAAATACATATAAAGGTTAGTATATAATATTAATTATATGAAACAAATTAATATTATATTGGACCATGTGTATAAACGCAACAAAATTAGTAATAATCAACATATTACTAATTTAAGACCCTATTTTTTTACAAATGCAAAAAAAAATCATTTTAATAATTGTATAAACGTTAAGAGTATTATAAAACTGCACAAGAAAAATATTAAAAATGTACTAGAAGAAACATGTGTATATAATTTTAAAGATACTGTGGTAGAAAAACACACACCTGAAAATAAACATACACCTACACCTATTCAAAAAAATACACGTACTACTACGTATGATGATTATAGATTACACAAGCATTGTAAAGACACGCTATATTGGAATATGTACATTTTAAATTATGGATATTTAGAGTATGTCAATATTCATCATCGTTATGGAAATGTCATGTTAGACGATAAAATCAATATTTCCAATTTTATTAAGAGCAATGTTTCTCTTATGAAAATGTGTAATTACAAAATGTCAAAAGCATATATTAATGAAATGGCAAGCTCTCTTGTATGTGAAAATAGTACTAATATTAATACATTATATGCATATGTTGTTTATTATAAATGTAATATAATTGTTTTACATCATACTGGTAAATTTTTCATTTCATTTACAAATGAAAATAACAGCAAAACACACATTGTTAAATACACTGACAAAAAAACATACACGATTGTAGAAGAAAACTGTAAAAATGTAGATGCATTCACAAACAACAAAATAAAATTTGTCAATTATAATAAACCCCTTAATGGTATGAGCAGTTATAAAATGGACATATTGCGTAATTATGGTCAAATAATGGATGTTGATATTAATAAAAAGAAGGAAGATTTATACAATTCTGTTTATTCAAAACTGTTGTGGTAAAAAAAACTATTTTTTATGCTTTATACATAAAAAAATTGAATTAAATAGTTATTATGTATAATTACTATATATGGAATCGAAATCATCAATGACATTAGATCATTTGGTAAAACTTTATTTAGAAAGCCAACCAATCATAAAAGATAATTATAAGGAAAAGGAATTCGAAATACGCTTTGGTTCTAATCCTAAATTACAAAAACCATTGAATCGTGTTGACTATGAAAATGTGGTAAAACATTTATTATCTTGTGGTTTCACTTCGGAAAATTTAAATGGATTCCAAATGCTTCGCATTAATAACGAATTTATTGATAAGCGTTCCGGTATGACAAAATTATCCACAATACGCGTCGAACTAAACGGTGAAGACATGATTAATGCTTATTGTCTTCATAATGATTTGCAGAAACTTATTGATTTACACTCCACTACCGGTAGTAAAATAAAGTTTACACAGAAAAATTATGCATTAAACAAAGATGACCAACAAATTAGACCCATTGATATGCCTAATTTTAATATACGCGCTGCTTTCCAAACCGAACAAGATTTCAAACATTATTCAAATATTTCAAAATCTATTGTTCGCAGTTGGAACGATTCTAAAAAAATATTCCGCTTGATTAATCGTGTACGTTTTTCACACCCTGATTATCCTATTTTCGTGGATATTAGTATTGTCAAATCGTCATCTCGCGTAAATAAACGTCTTGCGCCCCAATACACTATTCAAGAATCCAATACATTTTCAAATAGTGAACACTATGAAGTTGAATTAGAAATGAATAATATGAAAGTAGGCACTGGAACACAATATCAAGACCCGAATGCGTTGACTTCAAAAATAAAACAAATGATACGTTTGGTTTTAAGTGGATTACAAAATACAAAATATCCCGTATCATACGACACCCAAAAAGAAGTCGCCAATAATTATCTTGAGCTTATACACGGAAAACAAATACCATCATATATACAAACAAAACACTTTATCGGTCCTTCATCTTATACTCTTCAAATGGAAAACATATGTAAAAATCCACAAGATTCTGTTGTTCCAAACATTACAAAGAACTTTTGCGTTACTGAAAAGGCGGATGGAGAACGTCGCTTATTATTTATTGATAAAGACGGGAAAATGTACAATATAAACACAAATATGCAAATTATATTTACTGGTGCAAAAACAGAAGAAAAACTATTGTTTAATACCTTACTGGATGGTGAATATATAAAAACAAATAAAGTCAATGACAATATTAATCTATATGCCGCTTTTGATATTTATTACTTAAATGGTAAAGATATACGCTCACTTCCCTTTGTTAATGAAACCGATGAAAATCACAATTTCCGATTGTTTTATTTGCAAGATGTTATCAAAAATCTAAAACATACTTCCATCATACCAGGAAAAAAAAGTGATTATCACGTAAAAGCAAAATCATTTTATATTTCCAATGCAAATACAAATATTTTCAATTGTTGCAGTCGCATTTTATCGAATATCGACGATGACTTATTTGACTATGAAACAGATGGTTTGATTTTTACACCCAATCTTCTTCCTGTCGGTTGTAATACCACAAAAGATACTCCCGCCAATTATAAAATATCGTGGACGCATTCATTTAAATGGAAACCCCCCGAATTCAACACCATTGATTTTCTTGTACATATCAAGAAAACAAAGTCGGGTGAAGATGAAATACATCACGTATACGAAGACGGACAAGACCTTAGTTCACACACAATGTTAAATAAATACAAAACACTTATATTAAATTGTGGTTTTGATGAAACGAAACACGGTTATCTAAACCCGTGCGAAAATATTTATCAAAATAATATTGTACGATTGAAAAACAAAGACGACAATTCAAATTATAAACCAATGCCATTTATACCCACCGACCCATATGACGATAAAGCGTACATCTGTAATTTATATACTAAAACTGACGGTAAAAATGACATATTATTTACAGAAGAAGGAGAACCCTTCGAAAATAATATGATTGTCGAATTTAAATATAATACGGAAGCAAAAAGTGGTTGGAATTGGATTCCACTTCGTGTACGTTATGATAAGACAACCGAACTTAGAAACGGTAATAAAAATTACGGAAATGGTTATCACGTTGCAAACAGTAATTGGCGTTCTATTCATTACCCTATAACCGATTTGATTTTACGTACAGGAGAAAATATCCCATCCTATTCCGAAAACAGCGATATATATTACAATAGAACTACTAATGTCAGTGAAACCCGTTCATTACGTGATTTTCATAATTTATATGTCAAACAACGTTTATTGACAAATGTAGCCAAAGAAGACGATATTTTAATTGATTATAGTGTCGGAAAAGGAGGTGATCTTCCAAAATGGTTACATAGTAAATTAAAATTCGTATTTGGCGTTGACATATCATCTGATAATATTCACAACCGGGCTGACGGAGCTTGTGTACGATATATTAAAAAAGTACTTGACAATCGTAGTATATTTGATGCATTATTTGTTGTTGGTGACAGTTCTAAAAATATTAAGAAGACAATTGCATATAGCAATGACAAAGACAAAAATGTATCAAATGCTGTATTTGGTGTAGGTCCCAAAGATAAAACACTTATTGGTGATGGTGTTTATAAAAACTTCGGTATTGGAGCAAATGGATTTAATGTCGGTTCTTGTCAGTTTGCTTTGCATTATTTCTTTGAAAATAAACGCACATTACATAATTTCATTTGCAATTTGAGTGAAACCATTGCATTAAATGGTCATTTTATTGGTACTTGTTATGACGGTAACTCGGTATTCCGATTGCTTCAAAACAAAAGTAAAGATGAAAGTGTGTCTGTATTTAAAAATGAAAAGAAAATATTCGAACTTATTAAAGAATATGACGAAACTGGATTTCCTAATGACGATGAATCTCTCGGATACCCCATCAAAGTTTTCCAGGAAACAATTAATTTGTATTTTAGAGAATATTTGGTAAATTTCCCATATTTTGAAAGTGTCATGGAAGATTATGGATTTATACCTATTAGTAGTGAAGAATCTATGTCAATGGGGTTCACTTCTTATAGTGGTTTGTTTTCAGATTTATTTTCGAAAATGGAAAGTGAAACCGACATATTTTCCGGAAAAGCAAAATCAATGAGCGAAGAAGAGAAAAAAATATCCTTTTTAAACCGCTATTTCATTTTTAAAAAGGTTCGAAATGTCGACGCATCCACCATTATGAAAACTGCATTAAGTAAAATAGAATTACCCGAGGACAAAGTAATCGATTCAGTAGAACCCGAAACTAATACAAATATTGAAACTGTTACTGAAGCCGTTCCAAAAGGTAAGAAAACAAAGAAAAAAACACTTATAAAACAAATAGAAGAAGAATAAATAATCAATATAAAAGTAATTTTTTAATATATAATAATACACTTATGACTTATTATATGTTACCAAAAACCCCACAAAATATATGTGAACACATAAATATTGATTTTATTGAAGAAGAACCTGAGACAATTATATCTTTTTCTTTATCTAATTATTTATCTAATGTAAAAGAAAAAATAACAAATGTTGAAAAGGATTGGAGTACTTATAAAAAATATACGAATCCGTATGAATTTATACATACTGTTATACCCGGGAAACACAAGGCAATCAGTAAATACAAACCATTGTCACGTTCATATTTTAAAATGCACGAAATATTACATATTTTTAATCTACACGTTGACCCAGAACCAATTAAAAGTTTCCATTTGGCAGAAGGACCAGGAGGATTTATCGAATCATTATTACATATTCGCAAAAATAGTAAAGATACTTATTATGGTATGACCATTATTGACGAAAATGAAAATGATTATAATATTCCATCATGGAAAAAAAGCAGATCATTCTTGAAAAACAACCCAAACGTTAAAATCGAATATGGTGCGACTCAAACTGGGGATTTATTGAATATTGATAATTTTTCACATTGTTATGATAAATACAAGGGTTCAATGAGTATTATTACCGGTGATGGTGGATTCGATTTTTCAGAAAATTTTAATAATCAGGAAAATCAAATTGTAAAACTATTATTCGGACAGATTTGTTACGCATTAATTATGCAAAAAAAAGGAGGTTCATTCGTATTGAAAATTTTCGATTGTTTTCTACAACACAGTATTGATTTATTGTATTTACTTACTGCGTTTTACAGTAAAGTTTATATTGTTAAGCCACACACCAGTAGATACGCTAATTCAGAGAAATATATCGTATGCAAAAACTTTAATTTTACTGGTAATGTTTATGATTTACTATATGAACCATTCAAATCTACATTGAATAATAACAAAAATATTAGACGATTTTTAGATATTGATATTTCTTCCTATTTCTTAAATAAATTTCAAGAATATAATGCGATTTTTGGACAACAACAATTGGAAAATATTGCCCAAACGTTGTATTTAATATATGATCAAGATAGCAAAAGTGAAAAGATTATTAATTATGTAAAAAATAACATCATTAAATGTATTCAATGGTGTAATAAATATAATGTGGAAACAAATATTATTCCTGGTGTTTTACCTATTCATACCACTTCATGACCACATATTTTACAATACGTAAATGTCATACCATACATTCCTTGTTCTATTTCTTCTATGTAGATATGACCCGTTTCACTTTTTTCACACACGTCTTTTATTAAGCTTTCTATTTTTATTAATTTACGCTGCATTACGTTATATTCCCTAAGTAATTCTTCTTTTTTCTCAACTAATTCTCTTTTCTCTTTTTGCAATTCTTCCATTATAATATATTTACAAATATATTAGAATTTTATATCATATTTCGTATTGTTCGCACATAACAACAACGTTTTTGATTTTCTCCTAAAACGAATACCGGTGTTCGTTTGATTGGATAACCGATCTTATCCTTTTCGGTATAACCTGGACTAGGTACGCCATACGCCAATGCATTTGCCACCGCTGGGCCATATGCTGTATTATATGCAACACTCGAATTCGTTATTGAATTGTATTTCAAACGAGCAATTCGAGAACTTGATGATACTGCTCCCTGTGAACCATATTGAGGATTATTTGGTTTGTAATGTACTTCCATATATTTAGGTTTCAATCCAGGATTCAATGAAGACAAATACGTGGTTTCACTTGTAAAATTACTACCAGAAATAATGTTTGCTGGATAATTACCAGTTAATCCAAGAGCACTATTTAAAAATCCATTTGGTATATTTATTCCAAGAGTATAATAACCTACTGCTGAATTTGTAGGTAGTACCCACGACGTTATTACATTACCCGTCTCATCTTTTGGTAATTCATACCCATTTACTTCACTATAAACATTTGCAAATGAACCGTTTGGTATTGTTGTGCGAAATTCTATTTTTTGTTGAGCACGATTATAAGCAAAATCCATAAATGTTACTTTTGTATTTCCATTTTTCTTAACTACATAATGATAGTTTTGTATCATCGTATTTTGAAATATTGAATTTATTGTTTGAATATCATACTCACCTCTTGGTATGGTTACTGTATTACTGCTTTGTGATGGAGCATTTGGGTCAGTTGTATTCCACCAATAATAAACAAATGTTTCATCCTGATGAAAACCCAATTTACACTTTGTCACTCCATAAGACGAATAAATATTCTGCTGTGCCGCTCCTGTTCCCGGAACAGCGCTCGCATCACCTTGTCGAACCACCGCATATTGGTTCTGTTTAAATGTTTTCGCCCTCTTTTCTAAATATTGATTTGTATTTGTAAAATATGTATTTTTTGGCATACCACTACTACGAACACGACGCTTTGCATCATTTGCCTTTGAAAAACAAACACCACCAGAATTTAATCCACCGTTTTCGCTTTTTAATTCTACATAATTAAAATCTTTGGTTCCTTGTAATCCATTGCACGTTGCTGAACTCGAATTAATACTTGTAAAACCTGGGACTTCCATTGTATTTGTCGAAGCGGACGTACGTTCTCCACAACCAGATAAATCTAATTCACGTCGATATAATTTTAATGGATTTGCTTTAAATATACTTCCTGAATGTCCTGGATTCTTCCTTTTAACACTAACTACTTCATTAAATGTTCTCCCCTTCCAGGATATTATTATATTTGGTTCTGCTATCATTATATTATATGATTATATATTATAATGAATAAATTTATTTTAGAATTAGATTTTATTATTTATCTGTTTTTAATTTCTGTATTTCTATTTATTTTCATAAATAATTGTTCAACCCTTGAAAATTATAATAATTTTTCACAACCAAACAAAGATGACGAAATTCTAAAAGAAATCAATTCACTTAAAACCGAAATACACAATGTTAAAAAAGATGTCGAATCAAGTACTTCAAAAACATTAAATAAATCTAGACAAGTTTTTTGCACAACTAATTACGACGACAGTAAAGACCCAAAAACAAATCGACAAAAAATGTTAAATAAAACATGTCAACAATATGCAAAACATTATAAATGGGATAAAAAACTATTACAAACTTCTTCGTAATATGTATATGGTTCCTAATTTCATTATTATTATTCCTTATAGAGACCGCCCAATTGATAAACACATTTATTTAAATTATATGAAATATATACTCGAAGACGAATCCAATTATGAAATTTATTTTATACATCAAGACAATGATTTGCCTTTTAACAGAGGCGCGATGAAAAATCTAGGATTTATTAAAATAAAAGAAAATTATCCGGATAATTATAAACACATCACTATTGTTTTTCAAGATGTTGACACAATTCCCTACAAAAAAGATTTAGTTTCATTTACCACATCTAAGGGTATTGTAAAACATTTTTTTGGTTTTGATTTTGCTCTCGGTGGTATGTTTTGCATAAATGCAGAGGATTTCGAAAGTATTGGAGGTTTTCCCAATTTTTGGTCTTGGGGTTTTGAAGATACATTATTAAATAATCGTTGTGTATATAACAAAATACACATAGATAGAAATGTTTTTTTTAAATCAGGGTCAAACGAATTTATGCAGTTCAGTATCGCAAATCAACCACAGTTGAATTTAAAAAACCTAGAAAAAACAACAAATAATAGTGGCGATACATATAATGATATTATTAATATCAATAATAAAAATCAAGAAGATTATTTACAACCAATAAAACACCGTATTTATTATTTTGATTTTAATACAACACAAAAATATAATGTCAACAACGAAGGTCTTACTGATATGTCCAGAAAAAAGTTCTTCTTTGATAAAGGTAATAATGTTAAAGTTATGGCAAGAAAAAAACTAGTTTTTTTTTAAATAATTAAAAACACAAGTATATAAACAGTATACTTGTGTTTAATATAACTTATGAATATTGTACTATATATGGATTCATTTAATGATGATTATATTAATTTTTTAGAAACAAAAGAGAATATGATAACAAATGGTCATTTTACCAAAATCATTTATTCAAATTCTTTCTTTTCAATGAATGGTCTTTACTTCTTTTTCCCAATTAATATAAAAGATATTAACCATAATTACAATAAAACATTTGTAAAATTCGATATACATCAAGAGATTAATGAAAAAATCATTTCATATTTAAGTAATATTGAATTATCATTGCTAAGATTGTATGACTCTGACAAAAATAAAGTACATAAACCAATATTTAATCAACAACTCAAATCTGGATACGTTAAAATACATACAAAGAGTATTATTAATAAAAATAGTCGATTTATAGTGAAACTATCCGGATTATGGGAAAATAATAATGAAATTGGTATTACATATAAAATTATAAACGTATCCAAGGATTATTCCTTATAATATTTCACCAGTATTGATTTCGGTATTAACGTACCTTTATTTTCATATAATTTTTTTGCACATTTATTTATCGTCACCTCACTCACTCCACATATAGTTTTGATGTCTTTTTTACAAATACTTATATCTACTATTTGTGATACGAAGAAAATAATTCCAGCTGCTATTGCATGAGGTATATTGTTCGAAATTATATTTGTTACCTCTATTTTCTTTGCCACAAACTTACAAAGCATTAAATTCTCTTTTGAAAAATTCAGTTTACTACAAAAACGTTCGATAAATGACATTGGTGTGATATTTTGTAAGGTCGTTTGCTCACACGGTAACATATTGCGTTCTATATTATTCAAAATATTCACTGCCATTGAACACCCACTTGTTGCTGCTGCATTGTCCAATTTAAATATATTCGCAATTTCATGAGCATTTCGAGGACATCCATTTAATCTACACGAAATATACAACGACGCCGCCTTTATACCATCACGATTCAATCCCCTAAACATTTTTTGTTCAGAAATATCTTTGTGAATTACCATGGCACAATCAATAAATATCTTCGGTATTCCCGCATTATGTGCCATTATAGTAATAAATTGGAATTCGTTATATAATGCCTTTTCGCGATGAGGCATACATTGCCACGATGCCCACTTGCCAATCTTTCTCATTTCAAAAGAGGATTTGTTATTTGTCATTACTTTACATCCAAATGAGGATTCCACTAAAAGAGGATTTATTGGATTACCACAACGCGCGGGATCTTTTCCATTTCTATCGTCACTTCCATAATATGACCACTCTGGTGAAAAATCCAACACATCCTTATAAACGATTCTACATTGGGGATTTACGCACGTCGGAAAATCATGATCCATTACCATTAACTCTGAATTACACTTCATACATAGATTGTCTGTCTTACTATTGTATACACACTCCGCCTCCGTTTCATTTTCCGGCAAAATCGTTTCACTTTTATCACTATCAAATATATTCCATAAACGCGATTTTTCAAAATCTGTATAATTCTTTTTCACACGTTTAGTTTTATTAAATGTCGTTTGTGGTGGCGCTATTTCTACTTGCATTTAATATACTATTATAAATCTAATAGTATATTTAAACTAATTCAATTTTTTATTTGAAACTCACTTTCTTTTCTAATTTATCAAACATTGACTGATTATATATTAACTTTCCTGTTGGTTTATAATCCTTCGTTGATGTAAAATCATTTGCTACTTTCTTATTTTCTTCCGTATTTTGTTCCAATTCTTCTTCTTCTTGACTTGGTCCATCGTTTACTAGTTCACCTAAGTGATTTATCTTCTGACCAGTCGTTTTCTTGAATTCCTCACGAACATATGCAGGTATCCATTTTTTCCAAGATATAAACAAATTATTGGGGTGTAGATAATTTACAAAAAAACCATTCGATTCTAACTCTTTTACCAAGTAAGATAAACACTCCGCTTTGTCATATATTGGTTCTCCAAATATATATTCAGGAACATTAAACCATATATATTTATCTGCACTTTTGTTTCTACTTGTTATCTTTATTTTTTTATGAATACGATTTAATATTTTATTAAATATTGATAATTGTTTTAGATTTTTTTGATGATTCATTTCAAATAATTCATCTATGTCAATTTTTTTATTTTCGTCTTTTTCATCGGGAAATATAAATGACATTAATTATTTATCTATAATTAGTTGCTACAAAATAAACATAAACATATAAACTTATTTTTTTATAATTAAATGACCATAAAACACATTGTTATTTCGGGAGGGGGGACCCACGGATTTACTTTTTGGGGTATGTTAAAACAATGCATAAAACATAATGTTATTAATTATGATAATATTGAAACCATTACATCTACTTCTATCGGAAGTTTTATTGCTATTATACTTGCTTTAAAATATGATATTAATGCTATTGATGATTATTTAATTAAACGCCCATGGCACCAAAGTATTCCATTAGGGGTTTATGAATATATCGAATCATTTAATAAATGCGGCATTTTTGATAGAACCGTTGTTGATACCATTATGAAACCTATTTTTGGTGGGAGAAATATATCACTCGATATTACATTAAAAGAATTTTATGAGTTCTCAAATATAGAATGTAATTTTTTATGTACAAGTGCTAGTAATCTAAAACCAATTTTAATGAATCATAATAACTTTCCAAATGAAAAACTTTTAGATGTTATTTATTGTTGTTGTAGTATTCCCGTTATTTTTCAACCCATTGAAATACAAAATAATCATTATATTGATGGCGGTGTTATTGCTAATTATCCCATTGACTTTCTTATTGAAAAATATGAAAATATTAATACCGATGAAATTTTAGGCATTCATAATAAATTGACATCCAAACCTATATTAGATTATACTAATTTAATGTCATATGTTTCATCTCTTATTTTTACTATATTTGAAAATACCATTACAAAACCTGTTGTTGCTAAAATTAAATATGAAATTACTATTGCTCCTACTGTTCAAGAAACATTTGATTTTGCTTCACTATTGTATAACGAACATAATAGACAACAATTTGTTAATAATGGCACTTCTCTGGCAGAAAATCTAATCACATTATATAATGGAACTTACCCCCACAGAAACGACCCCTCCTATTGTGCCACCGATCCCTCCTACTGTTCCATTGAAAAAACGCCCATCGATTATTGAACAATACAATGAACTCAGTAAAGACCAAGATTTTCAGCAAAAAATGACCGTTACCACTACACTCATTCTCGAAGTTTATAGAGTTTTAATGGGTGCTATGTTAATATTATTTGTTCCTCAAAATTGTGACGGAGAAATATGTTCTCTATCCGGAAATTTTTACAGAGCCGATAATGGTTTAACTAAATCTGCTTTTGCTTTGAATTTATTTACTGTTGCTTCCTTTTTAGTACTTTACAAAATAGAAGTCACTCGCGAAAATAAAATGATTAATTATTTAAATGTTAATCCAGAACTTCCTCGCGATGATGATGCCGTTAAAGATGCGTTGGAACACTTGGAAATTTCAAAAAAAGAAGAAATTTGGACTCTCGATAAACACTACCAACAAGCTGGTTATTTTTCTATGGGTGCATTCTCTATTAACTCTGCTTTAAGTTCATATGTTATTCTTACTAATTTTTTGAACGACAAAACCCTTACTGTATTACTTACTAATTTATTATTTATGGGTTTGAAAATCAATGACGTCTTCACAGTTGTCAAAACCGACAAGAATATATTCTTATCCGCATATCTTACACGTAAAATTCAATACAATGATATTGACCCTGACCATTGCCCTAAAGAAGAAAAAGATATTGAATCTGCTACTTCTATCGAGAACGAAGTTTCTGACCAAACTATCGTAGAAGCTTAAATACATTATTATTATCTAAATAATAATTTATTCTTTTATTCGCTCGTAAATGAGTTCACGAATTCTTCTAAATTATTACGTGTTATGCGCGCTTCATAATCTATTATTTTTCCCTCACGGTTCATTTTCATGGTTGGGAATGAATCAATATCATATTTATTTATCATTTGAGTTATCTTGCTATTACCTTCCTCCGTGCAATCCACATCCAAACATATTATATTGTATCCATTTAACTGTTTTCCCTCGAATGCTGATTTAAAACTGTCCCATTCTGGTTTCGCTGTTTTGCAATGAGGACACCAATCTACATGAAAGAATAAGATTTCTAAATCTACACCTTTTGTATTCGTATTTGCCACATCCTTAAATTGTTTTTCTTTTAATTCTTTCTTTACATATTTATTATATGCGTACAAACCTGCCAATACAAATACTATAAATATCACAAATGCTATTATATAAAACATATATGGTTTAAAATATCTATTTACTGTTTCATAAAAACTACCCATTCTATATAATTAGTATTTATTAAATAAATGCCAATAAAACTAATTTTTAACGTGCACTTCTCTTACTATATGTTTCATTATTTTCGTTAAATATATAGAATCTTTGTTACTATCGGCTCCGCCAAGCGCTTCTGTCGCTATTTTCATATAATGTTCGCTATCTCTTGAATCACATTGTAGAGAACCTGGATGGTCCTTTTGCCA